CCAAGCCATTAGCGTAAGAGATACCGTCTGACTGTAGGTTGTTGTCAGCTATCCTGTTTGCCTCATCCTTGGTACAAGCCTCATATTTACCAGCGATTTGCTTATAACTGATAGTCTTAGGAGTACAGTTGCTAGGACAGTTCGTAGCCTTGACATTTCCCCATCGGTCATCATTGCCAACCTTAGAAGGGCATATCCTAGCATTAACAAGAATCTGAAGAGCCTCCTTAGTGCTAGAATAAGCATCATAAGCGGCGCTAGACGCATCTTGAGCCGTGCTCCTGCAATATTCTCCGGCAGAAACAACCTTCATAGGGCTACTAGGAACGCATATATCACCACATTCGCCCGAACATCCCTTACATACCTCATTGGTATAGATAGTGTAGTCATATGGATTACAACAATGCTCACCGCCATTCTGCCAATATCCCGTAGGATCACACTCGCTAGAATAATGCTCCTCGCTATTACCATTATTACACCTGCTATTATCCATATGATATGTATTATCACACCCGCATCCACAAGATCTTGAATCGGACTCAACCAACTCATCTTGATCTGAGGCTGAAGAACAAGGATTGGTCTGATTCCTACTCCTACGATAATCGCATCCACTACAATAATAATTCCAATCATCATAAGATGGGGTATCATCGTCATCGGCGCAATCACCATTCTTATTAGCGTAAGCTTGAGCGGCGGCTCTGGTAGCTGAATTGCTTCTGAATGCCTCTTGAACCTTGTTATTGGCGTCAGCCTGAGATACGGTAGATGTCAACGCTGACAATCCTAAGGCACTATAAGGAACGGATAGAGCGACACCATGTTTACATGTACCACAATTATCCTTATAGAACGTAGCGCTTCCAGTACCGGTCCACACACAAGTGCCATGCTGGTTAGCGTAATCTTGTCCTTTCTGATCTAGGATCTGCTCAGCCTTGCTTCTGGCATCCGCCAAAGAAACCTTGCTGGTGATAGCCGTGCCGCCGTTGGCTTGTGTGGAGGTCACCGTTATCCTCTGGCCTACCCCGCCTTCGGCGCAGTTGTTCTTATAGAAGTCACGGCTTGCCACGTAAGTCCATGTACATCCTCCATTCTTATTGGCGTAAGCCTGACCATCAGATCCACGAACGGCATTCTCAGCTTTCTTATTGGCGTCAGCCAAGGAAACGGTGGAAGTGTACGGGTGTCCCGGAAGCTTGCTGCTACTTACGGATACCATGTCTCCCACGCCGCCGTCAGCGCAATTGTTCTTCCTAACCTGTCCGGTATAGCTTCCTGTCCAAGTACAAGTACCCCTGGAGTTGGCAACGCTCTGACCTTGAGCCGTAACAGCGGCCAATGCCTTGGCGTTAGCGTCAGCTTGGGATACGCATGATTTGAACTTGCCGCCTGTCGTAGGATTAGGATCGGTAACGTCATTCTGAGTGACAGTAACAGAACTACCCACACCTCCGTCAGCGCATTGACGGGTAAAGGCCTTGGATGCCGTACCCCACCAGAAACAAGTCTTATTACCACCAGCTATATACCGTTCCTGATTACTTGGATTAGTATAACAGGTATTGGTATTACGTTGATGCAATTGAGAGATACAGTCCTTACATACGGTCTCTATAGTCTCCCATACCGGTTGCTCGGTCTTCGTATGGCACGTATCATCATAGTTCTTGTTGACGAACGCCTGACCCATTCTGTCGATATAGGCCTTAGCCAAAGCGTCTGCCTCTTCCTGAGAACGGGTTGAGGTAAAGAACTGTCCCATAAGATCCGGAGTTACGGTGATAGGATCTGCATACTGACAAGTAGGACACTTAGGAGTGAACTCCTTGCTATAATTACCTACATATATCTTCAGTTCGTCGCAAGTACCACGATCGTTGGCTATAGCCTGACCTTGCGCCTTGACAGCGGCCTTGGCAAGCTCATCGGCGGCGAACTGGCTCTCATAAGAATAGAACGGACCACCAGTGACATCAGCCTCCGTAACGTTAACAGATGAAGGTATCAATCCGGATGGACAATTATTCTTCTCGAACACCTCACTATAATGACCGGTGTACTTAGGAGCCTCATGGCAAGTACCACGCTCATCGGCAACCCTCTGTCCTTGATTCATGACAGCGGTCATAGCGACTAAGTTAGCCTCATCCTGTGATACGCAAGACTGGAACGGATGACCTTCCACCATATCTTGTGTCACGGTGAACGGATCTCCTACCTGATTAGCGCCACAATTACTCTTCGTGAACTCGAAGCTAGCCTTACCGGTATACATAGTAGCGTCAGAACAAGTACCCTTGGTGTTAGCCAAAGCCTGTCCTTGGGCCTGTACGGCGGTCATGGCCATAGCGTCAGCGGCGGTCTGGGAGTCGTTAGACTGGAATGGGTGTCCTTCTACCATATCTTGGGTGATTGTCACCTTAGATCCGATCTTACACTCACCACAGTTGTTTCTCGTGAACTCCAAGGAAGCACGGCCGGTGTACGTACAAAGAGCGTGGATATTGGCAAGAGCCTGTCCTTGGGCGTCAACGGCGGCCTTGGCCTTGTTGTTGGCATCCTCCTGTGATACGGTAGACGTGAACGGATAACCGTCAACCATCCTATCATTTACCGTATAAGTACCACCAGTGCCAGTACCACAATTGTTACGGGTAAACGTACGTGTATAAACACCGGTATATACGGGGACTTTCTCACACTTACCTTTTACATTAGCCACATCCTGACCTTGAGCCTCTACAGCGGCCTTAGCCTTGTTGTTGGCGTCTGTCTGGGATACGGTAGACCTGAAATCTCCTGTCACCATAGTCTCATCCACGACAACCTTAGTACCGTATTGAGTCTCATCACAGTTATTACGAGTGAACTCCTTATTATACCTACCGTAGTAGATCGTCTTCTCCTTACACTCACCTTCTAGGTTGGCTTGTTGCTGGGCGTTAGCCTCCAAATCAGCCTTAGCCTTATCATCAGCGTCTTTCTGAGACAATATAGAGAAGTACTTGCCGGCAGCTACCACATAAGTGTAAGGTTGACCGATATGGAACTCATCACAATTATTTCTCGTGACTGTCTTCTCCATCCTTACGTTATAGTAGACGTTAGTCTGACAGTCGCCACGCTCGTTGGTGATAGCCTGACCTTGCGCCTCCACAGCGTCCTGCGCCAGCTTATTGGCGGCATCCTGCGATACCGTAGAAGTGAACGGATATCCAGAACACATCTTCTCGTCCACAGTGAAGTCAACAGGAGTAGAACCCTCAGGGCAGTTGGTTCTCTGGAATACCTTGGAGTACGATCCGGTAAATACCGGTATCTTCTCACAGTTACCCTTGATATTCGCTATATCCTGACCTTGAGCCTCGACAGCAGCCCTTGCTAGGCTATTAGCGTCTTCTTGAGATACGATGGATCTGAAGTCCCCTGTAACCATCGTCTCATCGACAACCACATCCGTACCGTATTGTGTGGAGTCGCAGTTGTTACGGGTAAAGGTCTTGCTAAACTTACCATAATAGATATTCTCCTTAGGCTTACACTCACCCTCCAAATTGGCTTGTTGTTGACCGTTCTTCTCAATATCCTCAAGAGCCTTCCTATCGGCGTCCTCCTGAGAGATGGAAGATACGTACTTGCCCTCAGGAATGATATAAACATATTCCTGACCGTCACTGAACTTATCGCAATTATTACGTATAAACGTCTTTCTCTGCTCCTCGTTATACCAGATATCGGTTATACACTCACCATGCTCGTTGGCGTATTTCTGACCGTTCAGGGCTATATCCTCCATAGCCTTGGCGTCTGCGTCCTCCTGCGAGATAAACGACTTGTAAGTCCTTTCCTCGACCGTATACAACACCACCGATCCATGCTGGTTGGCCAGACAGTCGTCCTTGGTGAACGGCTGAACCATCTTGATATTATAATAAACGGGCTTGGCGTCCTGAGCTATCATATACTCCTTGACAATATTACCGTCCTTTGACGTTATACGGAACTTAGCCGTACAGATCTGACCGGTATAATTAGCCTTGTATACGATATTAAGCTTATTATCGCCTACCCCATGGCTCTTGTCGTTAATGGCAAAGCAATTACCCTCGACACAATTCTTATCTATTTCCCTTGCCATATTATCCTTCAGTTATTCTCCATGAAACATCATCTCCGGCCTCTACCCTCACGATTTGGGTATCACCATCCTTATTAAGCGTCAACCTTTGCGGATCCACGTTGAAGGGTGGTTCCGGTTCCGGCTCACTACCATCACCGCAAGTGCAACATACCAGCTCGATATCATACTCGGTATTGGACTTGATATCGATGACAACCTGACCGTTCTCGCTAGTCACGTTATCGAAGTCATGATCAAGTATGATATAAGGTATATCATTAGGCTGTTGATTGATATTAACAACCTTACCGTTCAAGACAAACATCTCATGATGCTGTTCGTTATCCATATTCTTAGGCATAGCTATGACAAAGCTAGCCTCATACAAATCAGTGGCTCCGGGATCCTCAGGATCGGCATACACTATATATCTGCTATCCTCTTCCGGGACTTTCATGGATAAACCGTTCACGTTCATGGATACTATATAGGACTTGCTCACCGAGCCACCAAGGGTAAGGCAGGAAGCCTTGACCGAGGCGGAGTTGAGCTTGGCGTTGATGGTCGCCGTCCCGCCCTCCATGTCGAACATGATATTGGTCGGATCCACGCTTACCCGCTCTATACCCTTCTGGGTTATAGTAGCGAGCTTCGTAACCTTGCCTTTCTCGACCGCCACGTAAGTCTCCCTAGGCAACCTACCCATCCATCCCGGCTCTACCTTAATAGCGACCTTGTCTGGCCCGGTACCGGAAATCTTGTCGTAGGACACCCATGAGGAACCTTGCTCGATCTTAGCAAGAATATCTTTTAAATTATTCATATCATTCCGCTTGAGTTATAGTCCATTTATCACTCTTACCTACGATAATCTCCAGAATCTGCTCGCCACCCTCAGGAGGATACTCGAAGTTAGTAGGCTTAATCTCAAACACGCTGGCGCCACCACAACCAAGATCGCAGATCATGTCCGGCAACCATCCCTCCTCGAAAAACCGTTCTATAAGCTCCCTGACAGCCTCTGAAAAAGAGTCAAGCTCTAACCTGTCTACGGGAAGAGATCCCTTCTTGAGGGTCTCACCACATACCCAGCCGTCACACTCGGAAGCCAAGACCGTATCGTACACTCTTTTAGCCATAACATGAGGTATTTAAAATATTACTATTCAATGTAGTATATACGATATTAACATCAGTGAACTCATCACCCATGCAATATTTCTTCTTAAACTTAACGGACCTGCCAGAAACGACATATCCGTCATTAGGGACGATAGTACCACAATAGGTAACACTGAGCACATTCAACGGCTCGTATCTTAATCTGACAGCTTGAACGCCCTTGAACGAGTCACGCTGGATGGACGCCGTGGCGCCAGATACGGCAACCAGCTTCCTTACCAGAGACTCGATTACGCTATTCATGCTATCACCATTCCTGATATCTGCCTCAGGGAACGACTGACCGTCATATATGATCTGGGAACTGTAGACGCTACACTCGTTCCCCGGTCTATATTCCGGCTTACATGGATTACAATTACTTCTCATATCAAATCAATTTGTTGATCATTCTTCTTAATTCAAGTATCTCGGCATCCCTATCCCGTATAGCCTTTATCATAGCGTTAAGGGTATCGGACATATCGCAATTAGGGGATAATCCTAATGATTCCACACGTACCTTATCACCGGGGTAAATACAATCGGTACTCATGTACGTAGAACACGGTACTTTCGTGTCGTCTACAGTAGGCCTATATTGTTTTTTGTTGCAACCATTCATTACCACGTCTCCTCTTCCGTATCGTTATCCCCGCCGCTACCACCGGCGTTGACAAGCTCGTTTATAATCTTCTTCAAATCCAGAACCTCACGATGGTATAAATCTATCTGCTTATCCCTAGACGCTATAATACGCCTCAATGAGTCTATAACGACAGAAATGTCATTACCTTTCTCTATACCATCCGTCACCAACTCATCGCCTGAGTATAAGACACATTTATCATACAAGGTTATAGGACATCCATAACCAACACAAGGTTCGTCCTGACAATCCCGATCGCAAGGATCACAAGGATCGTTAGGGCATTTGTTAAGAAACCTGTCTATCTTAACGCCATGACAACACTCTTCGGGACGTTCCCTTGAATGATCATGGCAACAACCATTTGTACTACACATATTAATAATGTTATTGTTTTCAACAAAGATACAGATTTGATTTAATAACAAGATAACACACTCCATTAAACAATATAGGGAATACGACATTCGTATCCCCTATATCTGCGAATTATAACAACGAAATAAAATCAAGACTTCAATTTAAGAACAGGATTACCCCATCTTTCTTTCCATTGCCTTCCCAAATCATTTATAACACCATTGTAATCTTTTATATATCCAGCCTTAATAGCATAAGATATATTCCTTTCTATTGATACTATCATATCCAATTCTTCAAAAGAAGCTCTATTCCTTATCCCTTCCTCATGCACGCCAAACACGACGAAATTTATACCCTTGGCTATCCTTGATAACAACTCCTTTAAATTACTTTTATCACTTATAAGTGAAGATACACTACTGCACATCTCTATATAAGCATCACCAGCGGCATTTCTTGTCCCTACAACATTATCAACAAACCACATTACAACATCAGCGCAAACCTCAGGACTCATCTCCATGGCTACCACGAGAAAAAGATATGGATTCATATACCACATTTGACCATCCCCCTTACCTTTTCGACATGCTAATCCCATTTTATTTAAATCGCTAAGATTTAGAGCCTTATTTTGTAGGCTGATATTTATCCGCTTACATAAATCCCTGTTTTCCAGCCTACTAATTATCTCCCTGCATTTTTCCTGAAACCCATCATACTTAATGATATCATTAAGCTTCTTGGGAGACAGCCCCTTTTTAAGCCTATCATCAGACAAAACCTTCATAGCTAAAGTGATGTTAACAAAACCATTATCACTGAGCGCAGGTATAACAACGCCCATCAATCTCCTATCAGAAGATTTGATTTCAACCCGACTTTTCATAACTTTGAACAATATTTTAAATTAAACATAATACCTATCGGTTCGAGATGAATAGATAGGTATGCAAATATAAAACATATTCAACATACAAACAACTGTATTGCAGTATATAAACTTATCACCATTGATATATATACAAAAAATGGAGGAGATATACAATCCCCTCCAAACACTAAATCAACTATTATGGAAAACTAAATGCGCATCATCACCAATAACATTGATCCTCTTGATCAATATTCTCAATCCATTTCTCGCACTCAAGATTAAGATCAGCATGTTCCTGTCCCTCTACCATCAAGACCTCACGAGCCTTGGCGTTGGCATCCTCTACTGATATCCATGATCTAAACCTATTGGCTTTGATAGAATAATATACCCTACCTGATTTATATCCAAACGGACATACCTTCTCAAACCAATCACCGATCATAGTATTATAGAATACAGGTGAGCAACTACCCTCGGCATTAGCCTTCTCCTGACCTTCTTTCATGAACTTCCTATAGGCTAGCGTATCGGCGTCTATCTGGGAGATATCGGATATGACAGCTCCGGCTGGTAATTCATATACAATACCTTCCTTGCCTGATGTGCCAGCCTCGCAATCGTTCTTGTAAAACAAGCCACGAAAAGGCTGTGAGGCCCAGTCCTCGCAGCAAGCCCCGACGGAGTTGGCCTCCCCCTGCCCGATCCGTCCAAGCTCCACCCTGGCCTTATCATTGGCATCTTTCTTGGATACGTAAGAGACAAACCTACCTTCCTCTATACATACCTGCTCCTTGGATCCCTTACCGCTTACGCAATTATTCTTGATAAACTCATCGCATACCTGATCATTATACCATACAGCCGGTATTATGTCGGCATATGTATTGGCGTAGTCCTGACCGTTGGCTTTGATATCATCCTCAGCATTGTTGTCAGCCTCCTCCTGCGTATCGCCAAAATAGACGTTGGCCGGGACCCTGTAGTCAACAGAGCCGCCCACGTACCCGGCAGGTAGGTTGTTTCTGGTGAACGTCCGTACTATTTCTTTATTGCCGTATATCATCGTAATTCACTTTGTCACAAAGATAAATATTTTACCGATATGAGACACATAACCGTAGATGCAAATACGCAGTTACCTGATTATCAAGTTTTGGGCAAAAATGGAATTAATTATCCCAGTGATTAAACGATTCCGATCCGGCGAACACCCCATAGTCCCTAAACATACCTCCACACAATATGAAATCACTTTTCTTGCTACCATTTATAGACGACAATATATGTTTGTGAACTACCGCTAAGCTAAAGACTTAGCGGCTTCGGAGATACCAATACCTCCTCTCTTTTCCTGCTTCTTCCTGCCGTTGCTTTTTAGGACACGAGGTCGGTCATCCACAAGAGGACAGTCCACAGGCTTGACTTTCCCACGCTCCGTGGGTAGGGCTTTCAAGCCAAATTCTTTGATATTGCAGGCTGCGTTGAAGTCCCGGTCGTGATGTGCGCCACATTCCGGGCAAGTCCAACTGCGCTCGCTAAGTTTCAATCCTTTGTACACGCAGCCACATTTGCGGCAAGTTTTCGAGCTTGGAGCGAAACGGTCTATCTTGACAAGGTTCACGCCATACCACCTGCACTTGTATTCAAGCAACGTGAGGAACATCCCGAAAGACGCGTCCCCTACGGATCCGGCCAAATGATGGTTACGTTGCATTCCCTTCACGTTCAAGTCCTCCATGCAGATGGTACGCACTTGGTTGTCGTGCGTGAGCGCATGGGTGATTTTGTGGAGGTTATCTCTACGGCAGTTGGCAATGCGCTCTTGTAACCGCGCTACTTTCACACGGGCCTTGTTGCGGTTTTCAGAGCCTTTCCGCTTGCGGCTCAGACGTTTCTGAAGCACGGCAAGACGGTCAAGATTTTTCTGCAAGTTCTTCGGATTTTCAAAGGTGCGACCATCGGAGCATACCGCAAGGGACTTGATGCCGAGGTCTATTCCCAATGATGTCCTAAGTACGGGTTCAAGAGGTTGTATTTCCTGCATGGAAGTGTCCACCAACACCGAGGCATAATATTTTCCGGAAGGAGTCATGCTGACCGTAACGGTTTTTACCGTTCCCTTGAATTTGCGATGCAGCACGGCCGGAATATCCTTTGCCTTGGGGACGGTAATCGTACCATCGGTAAAATCTACACGGCAATGCTGCGGACAAAGGAAACTCTGTCTGTCCTTTCGTGACTTGAAACGTGGAAAGCCGACCGCCGTTGTGTTGCGGAAAAAGTTGGTATAGGCAGTGTCGAGATTGCGCAACGCGCTCTGCAAGGACTGGGAATTGACCTCGGAGAGCCACTCGTGTTCCGCTTTCAACTCACTTTTCATCAGATTGGTCAGATACACGTTGCCAAGTGTTTCCTTACGTTCCTTGTATGCCGTGATTTTAAGGTTCAATGCCCAATTATAGACAAAACGACAGCAACCGAAAGTCTTTGCGAACAAAACTTTCTGTTCATCGGTCGGATAGATTCTATATTTGTATGCTCTCAACATACGGCAAATTTAATGATTTAAAACGAGACCATGATACAGAAAGAATACATTTCAAAAAATCACTCGAAGTTTCTCATCAAGTACCATGTGATATTCGTGTGCAAATACAGGAAAAAGCTGCTTGTCGGGGCAGTGGAATATGACATGAAGCAAATCATGCAGCACATATCAGACTTGTCCGACTTTGACATTGAAGTTATGGAAACCGACAAGGACCATATACACATGATGATACGCAGCGAACCCAAACTCTCGCCGCTGCAAATTGTTAGAAGGCTCAAGCAAATGTCTACAACTGCCATTTGGAAAAGGCATGAGAACTACCTCAGGCATATGTTTTACAGAGAGAATACCTTTTGGACTGATGGCTACTTTGTGTCATCAGTCGGGAATGTCAGTCATGAGACTATCAGAAGATATATTGAAAACCAAGGATAGCTCCGCTATCCCGCATTTTTCATCCCCTAAACTGAAGATTTAGGGGTTTTCAAATGCGATTTCCTATAAATAATCATTTGGTCTCTTTTTAAACGGCTTCGCCATTTCGGTAGCATTCACATAAGTGATACCGTTCTCTGTTTTGAAAGTTATATCATTACCATTGTAGCTAAATATTGTAGATAATCCGTTTTCGTTGGATTTAGACGCCAAAATCCTACTACTATTATTCATAGAATCATTGGAAATAATTATATTTGCACTCATAATAAATAACCTATGTCCATTACATCGTGAGATATGATGGACATGCAAAAATAGCCAATCGAATCGTCTATGACAAATCAATTGGCTATTTTTTATATCTAACACATAAAGATATCTTACAACTTACAAGAGTATCTATCTAACCTACTTATTTAGAAGACTCCTTACAAATTGGATACTTGATTTACAGTAGCTTAACATCTAGCAATACATCATAAATCAATATCTATACATCTGATTATCACCAATGTCGATTTTTCTCCATTGGCTTATCATCCATTGCAAATCTTATCCTCAATAGCATAAAGAACTTTCGCTACGGTCTTATCGCCACTTACCTTCACGCAAGACTCACCAAGATCCCGGACATCTATAGCCTCCCTAATACGGGTAAGCTCGTCATATATCTCCTCTATCACGTCAGAGATCATAACGCACTCATCAGAGTCCTTATGCTTTGACCACTCTGGTAGATCACCCTCATAAGGTACGCAAGTGGTCGGAGTTATATGTGAACAATTATACTTTCTCATGCCAGCAACTTATTAACACGTTCCTTTAACGATCTTACCTCATCCGGACATAACCCGCAATCATTATCACATAATGACCTTTGCAGACGAATTATCTTACCCCAATAGGATATATCGGGCTTGTCACCGATCCTGTACCTATGATATCTCATGTATCTACCCCATTGACAAGACAGCCATTCGTCTACGACCTTACATAGATCTATTCTATCAAGGTTTGATATGCTCTGCGCGCCCATCGAGAATCTCCTTTCTCATTTCCTGTACCTCCTCGTCAGGCGGGCATCCATATGGCAGGTTCTTGATCCACTCACGGATCTTTTTCTGCATATTAAGATAAGATACACCCACGCCATCACCCTTGGTACGAACTTGCTTATATATACTAACCACGTCACGCTCCATGGTCTGCAACGGATCTTGCATAACCATACAACCAGCGGTGCTTCTAGAAGCGTACTCCATATCGCTAACAACGGTAGAAGAAGGACGATTCATCATGCTTCTCTCAATCCTTTCTCTCTCGGCCTTTAACGCCTTTTCCTTACAAGTATTACAACCCATAATTATATCTTTAAAATTCAACAATCCACGCAATTAGTAGCCATCTCAAGAAGCTCTCCTACACGATCAATGATCTCATGAGCCGCCTCTATATTATCCAGCCTGACGTTAGCCTCCGCTACAGCCATAAGCGTCTCCATCTCCTGTATCTTGCCTATAAGATCCTTATCCTTATCCTCGCATAGGATATCAGTCTTAATCCATAGCCGATCAAGACGTCTGCGTATAAGATCCGTCTTAAGATACTTGCGACTGAAGTTGTAAGTAGAAGGGCTGCCTATGATCTTGATATCATATATACCATCAGGTAGATCAAGGTACTTGACATTACAACCATCGTAATTAAAGCAATTGAGGCCTAATGTTAGGCTAGTAAAGGTATTGACCTGATTCTTGCCAAGGAACAACGTAACGGGGTCGGACATGCCCGGCGTAGTGATCTCGATGATCGCCTTCCTGTCCTCCAGTAGCCCCCACTCGGACTCATCCAATACCTGCAATACCTTTGGATCACGTGTCTCTAGCACCTGAAATGACAGCCGAATATCATTCATATTAACCTTCTTATCGTACCGGCATAAGCTATCGTCATAACGAGCTTGCATATCAAGATCCGGGACATCGGTATAATATGTCTTAACCTCATGACCGTTGATAAACACCGATGTTATCTGACAAACATGAGACCTAGCGACATCAAAAAACACCATCCTTACATTATCCTCATAATCAACGCCAGATGTCGGGTATGTCAATATCTGGGTATTATACTCACCATCGTTACGTCTAGCCACGACAGTAATTACGATAGGTTTCTCTATATCGTAATCATCCATAATAATCCTAGCGGCGAACTTATCATGGATTATCTTCGGTATGATATTTATCTGGTTCATGTTAATATCTTTTTCGCAAAGATAGCACATGTCATGTCAAAAATGAAATCTATCCAACCCCAAAGATGTCATCAAGATCGTCCATGGTTTTTATAAACCCGCGGTCAAACATAAAAATCAATGACCTCATCAGACCAACGCATCTCCCTATGTTTATTGTCATCGTGTCAATGATAAACCTAAACACAGGGGAGTTAGGATTGCTAAACAAAACGGTGTTTACGAAACGGGTGGATAAATCAACAATGCTAGACACGGCCTCGCCTGTATCATCACCATCTTCCCCATAATCATGAAGAAGCTCATCGCGATTATCACGAAAAACAAAAAATGGCTCCAAATCCTCATCCAAAAAAGCCGCTATTGAATGAGAAATGTAGCATGAAGCGCAATCAAAAACAAGCCTCTTGATATCATCCCCGTCATAATCGCCCAAAAACAAGGCGATAGCCGGCATATCGATCCAAAAGGATCTTTTGGTTATAAGACACCTAAGATCTTTTCTTGAACCCAGCAAGTCCCTCAAGGCGTCCTCGCCACCATCAAGCTGGTCGAAAAGCATAGAGGCGTTAAACAGCCTGTTCTTTTCATTAAACATAATCTTAAAATCACCGGACCTGACTATTTTCATGACAAAAATATTTTAGTTAAAACACAAACAATCACTAAGCGGCTCAGAAGAACAGACATAACCGTCAAGGAACGGGGTGCTATTATCAGGAATCCACACATCATCAGACAACGCGGCCATACCAAACTCATCAACTATCTCATCTCCAGACACATAATCATAAGCCTTGACGCCAAAGATCTTAATCCTTTTAACCTTGCCAAAAGCGGACTTGACTTCCTTTATCTTCCTATCCAACTTCCTCACCCCATCGACGAACTCAGAGAAAGTGACACCACGCTCATCTAAATAGCTCTTTATAGCCCTCTCTATGGTCTTGATACTAACATTACCAAAGCCCTTCTTCCTGACCTTGTTCTGAACCTTTTCCTTAAAAGAAATGCTCACCCCGTTGTTCTTGGAGGACACAAAATCCTTAAGGTCACGTTTCCTGATCGAATCCATGGAGTCATAAACAACACGCTTGATATCCTCTGCGCGCTTCCTATTGCACTCATGAGCCTTATAAGTAGGATTGTTCATGTTTCGCTCATCCTCTAGCTTGCGATGCTTAGGAGGGCAATTGTCCCAATAATAATACCTCGCCTTGTTACTATGTACAAAAAGGTCAGGATGCTCTTTCTTCACCTTCCTCACCATAGCATAATAACCGTGGACAACAGCCACGTTAACATAACTGATCAAAAGCCACCTAACTAACTTTATCTGATAAGCGAGATTATCACCACCAAGACGATGATGCTTGATATAGTAATTAACTATTTCATTAACAAAGTAATAGAACCACTTGATGTTGTATTGGATCCCCAGCGTCCTAAACCTTATAGGGTCAAGGCATATGATAAGAATGCCTATCAGTGTCTCCGATATCGGCTTCTCAAGTATCTCTGACTTGGATGATGATTTACGCTTTATCCTAGGGTTATCGCAACAAGGATTAGCATTGTCATTAAACAAATAAGGTAGGATGACCTTGCCGGAATCCCTCCTCAAGGCCCTATTTTCTTCTGACATCCTCTTTTTTTCTGAGGAAGAGACGAATTGATCAAATATAAGCATTATCTTTGCCATAATTAGATTTTATTTTACCACAAAGGTACTAAAAACTTTGTCATTTCAAAATGAGTGCTTGTGAAAGTACTCATTTTTTTGTTTATGATCACGGCTTTTTACGGCGATCGCTATGGTCGAAATCCAACTTGGACATTGCGTAGGGAGACTATCGTAGGGATAGTTAAGAAAAGAGATGAATTTATTTATCCACCTTCTTTTATAAACACAGTTGTCTATTTTGTGACATGTGATATAAGAAACTTTCGCCCCCTTAAGAAGGGAGTCTCATTATAAAGATTTTCTTTATTTATCTCATAAGTTGATTGATTAAAAAGAGTTAGCTAACGCTTTGTTATTATCTAAAGTATATAACTTAATTACATTAACATGAAAATATGTAGTAGATTGAAAAATCAAGATCTCAACAATAACTTATATCAATAATTTAGTTTAGTGTATTTTTGACATCTACTTATGTTGTCTATGGATCTTTAATCGACAAACAACTACCTACATCAAACGTTAATGCATTGATATGTTTACTTCTTTCCAACGCTTAAGCGTAATATGCCAAGGGGAAAAGGGAGGTGGGCTACGAGTCGCTCCGCTCCTGGCCGGCCGTGTGGGGATACCTCCTGCCCTGCCTCACGGAGCCGCCACATTTCCTTTTGGTGTCAATAAGTGTAGACCTTGAAAAGACATTTCCTCAAACAGTATACTAGATAAGGGATTCTCTTTAAGGGATATTCTAGTTGAGTAAAAATTTGGTCAAAGAGGTTGTTTGGTCAAAGACAAAATTATATATTCGCGATACGGTCGGTTGGATGAGTTGGTTTAGTCGGTGGTCTGCAAAACTATATACCCCGGTTCGAATCCGGGACTGACCTCATTTTAGTTTTGGTTGATACGTGGGTAAGGATGAATGTAGGGGATTATGGTAGATCATAATCCCTTTCTTTTTGGAGGTTCAAAATCTGACTCCCATCTAGCTATATCACTTATCCTGAAATCGTCCATCATAAAATTTCCGTTATCCATACCATCACCTCGTGTATTAATACCTAGGTTATAAGACCTAAGGGAAAGCGTATTATTGGTTTTCGTATTAACAATAAGTATACCATTAACAAAACATCTTAATATGTCATATTCATTACTGCTTCTGACTATAGCTATATGATACCATTTGTTTGCCTCAACTCTATCAACATGCCAACCATCTTGTTGAGTTTGAAATAAAAAATAAAAACCAGTACCTGTTGAAACTACACCAAAATAAAAATACCGTTAGGATATTCATGCTCAACCAAACAACTTGTAACAAGATTGGTTGACTTATACCAAAAGTCTATAGTAAATGGATGACCGTCATAAAACAGCTCAGGCAATAACGATTCTTTGGTGTTTATGATAGTATAAAGAAAAGGATCCGTTTTGTTATATTGGACACATTGTATTGAGCCATCGGTGATAAGATTGCCATTATTGGATATAAAGAGATTGCCAGAGGGAGTAGGATTCCCCTCTACCTTAAAATTACCATTGAATCTCATTAAGAATCTAGTATGACCGTCAATCACCCCTCCCCCACTAGTACATTCAATCATTCTTCGTCTCATAAAACCTTCATTTTTTTTAGTAAATATATTAAAACCAATAATATCAACAACACACTAATTGATGTGATAGCTATTGGCCATCTTGATTCTTTCTTATCATCTACATCCTCATGTTCAATGTCTGTCTTCTTATCAATATCCTCAATACCGGTAATCGTCTTATCAATACCAAGGGAATCAGCCGTCACCGTGCTATCCCGCCGGCCAATGACGATATGGGTATCTGTCTGCGAGGACACCGGCCGTTCCCCCGTGGCAGGATCAACATCCTTGTCCGTATCGAACTTCCTCTCCGTTATAATGATATCGGCATTAAGATCAGATGTCTTGATCTCTACGATCCTCCGATCCATGGCCTCATCTATCATCGTCTCTATCCTGCTTATTAGCCGGCTATCAATAGACGTGTCGCTAACCTGCCTCCTGCTTCCACAAGAGGACAGGAATAGCGACAGACCTAAACAAAAAACAGCCTTAAGACTTATCCTTAACCTTATCATCAGCAATCTTCTTTATATCGTCAAACATCTCGTCAGGTATGTTTTTAGAGAAGCCAAACATCTTGAATACGTTTATTCTCTTGAATACAGCCTTGAACACCTTAACCAGATAAGCGTCAGCGAAAGCATCCCCTATCGTATTCAGGAAAAGCATCACATATCCAACAAGGGCTATATACACCCCATATTTGGTAACGGTAAGTATCATGCTAGCCTCCTCCTCGATCGGGTATAACGTCTTATATATAACACATAATGTCATTACTATAAAACAGGACAAAGCGAACTCCTTAAGAATATCAGTAAACCTGACCTCCCTAAACCATCTCTTGAAACTAAACCTCCTCCTACGGCTTCTACGGAGCTTCCAGCCCCTTATGCTTTGCGCTAACCTAGCTAAAAAATTAGCTATTAATACTATAAGTAATACAATCAATAAATGATGTACCGGCTGGAAATAAGCCCAACAAGAGGCACCATACGCAAGCGCAATATTCCACAAAGCCCCCACTCGCTCTATCATGTCTTTGTCTTTCATTTTATACCTTACTCGCAAAGTTAACTACTATACCGTTAAGTCCCTAAAACACCACAGCGTGTATACCGTTCCTCGTATCAAGACTATCAAAATGCAACCAATTCACCTTACCCTCAAGCCTAAAAGGATATGGTAACATATCTTGATGATCCAAGATCAAGCCTCTAGCCTGTTCCGCCGTCATCGACTTGACATCGAAATCACCGGCCTTACCCAATACATGAGCGGATAGATAAACATCCTTCTTATCCTTGACGATCTGGCACATGTTGCATCTAAGGCCACGCTGGGAAAACTGTCCTTGCTTATCCCAGTTATTACAATACATAGGCTGTTTGATTATATCCCTACGCAATACAAGGAGATTATGGAGAAAAGCGGTATCGAGAAACTGCCACGACCGGTCCTTCCACTTATTGTATGTATGAGGACATACTAACTCCACTATGTCAAAATACGAACCTAGTTCTTTTATTATATTATTTCTATCCATATTAAACTGGTTTTATCGTCCATTTCTGGGCGTAATTATTTTTTAATACATATATTTTCTCCATAGGCGTAGCGGGAGATCCATTCGACGAACCTTTCACGAATCCCTCTGGGGCCTGCTCCGTGCCGGAAGGACGCTGGTTTTCGGTTGGATAAGCAGCAACATACATGCTTACCGAAAGACTATAGAACTGGTTCCTCTTCCCATCCTTAGCCACGGATGTCATAGTTATCTGATCCCATTCTGTAACCAACCTATAAAAAGAATCCACGAAATCATCTGATCGCTTCTGGCTATGAGTGGATGCACTCACGTCAAACTGTGTAATAGCCCTCATCTCATAAATATAATCCGGAAGCTTATCCATTCTAAGACTATTGCTATGAGCTGCAACGAAACTAGTAAGATGATCCAATCCTCTACCCGACATATTATCATCATTCCAACCCGTCCTCCTTTCTCCACTTGCCCAGTCTTTTAAAAAATCAAAATTAGTAATGTTAGGATTTATCTTATCTACCTCGAAAAAAGGGAGGGTATTTATATCAAAATAATTCCACATATCAGAAGGGCCAGGATGCATTTCCAACGAAGTTAATTTAGGAAGATCATTAAACTCCTTTATATACCTATCCAAATAACATGAAGACAAATCAAGGGTTTGAAGATTTTTCATATTCTTTATATTCCTTATCCCGCTAGATTCTATATCCCTAAGATCAAGCATATTAAACATATTTAAATAATATACCTCTGTCTTACTGGTTATAGCCTCAGGAATTACGGTCATTCTTTGCCCTATATTTTGAAGATCGATATAAATTAACTTTTTGGATCTTGACAACTTGTCTACAGGTATACCGTCATTAACATACAGCGTATGGGATACGATCAAAAACTCAAGTCCTGGTATATCCACAATCGGGAAAGATGTCATCTTGCAAATTTGGATATTGGCATAATAAATATCACAAGTAAAATCTATCGACACAGCCCGTTGTACGTCCCTCCTCCCATCAGCGTAAGCATGATTATCCACAGGTACGTATTGCGATCCATCCTCCTTCCTGAACCACCACGTAGTATTGGGATTTTTCTTGTGTTGTATTGCCAAAGAACGGAATATGATACGATAATTATCCTGCCCTTGTACCTTGGTCATAGGAAACTGTTCCTTTATTCCATCCCCCCAATCCACATTAGCCATACCGGGCTTTCTGGATCTAAACTCAACAAACGTATTATAAGGATTATCAACGACAGGTTCAGGTACATAATTATAATCATCGGTATAATAATTTCTAAGTGCCCTATCCCATGTAGTGAACCACACGAACTTATTTGATGAAGCCTCATATTTATATAATGTCTTAGCCATTACCTATCTTGTTAAAATATTCTACAATAACATTCCTATCCAATCCCATAGAATCACATAAATACTCTCCTTCTGGTTGGCCCCCAAACGATAATACCTTATCCGTATCATGAGCTAAAACATCTCCATTGCCTACAAAGGTACGCCCATCGTCAAATACGATAAGCTTATATGGCTTATATGACCTCGTGTCAATATCAGAAGATCGTATTGACCTTAACACCGAAGCCTCTGGCGCCATACTAAACCTCCATCCATAATTATTCATAAGCACATAAACCATCTCCATAGGAGTAGACGGAGATCCATTAGACTGACCCTTTATAAAACCAGAAGGTGCCTGTAATACGCCACTAGGCCTTTTATCAACAGGCTTGGCATCCATATATATACTTAGATACAATCCATAAAACTGATTTCTTTTGCCATCGGAAGCAGAGGAAGACATAGTGAGATAATCAAACCCCATCACCTTCTCATATAATGTTGATATAAACGTATCACATCGACTTTGGGTCAACAAGGAGATCTGCATATAAAAACTACTCATAGATCTCATCTCATATATATAATCCGGTAGATTACTTACATCTATATTACTATAGCCATATGAGGCGGTAAGGCTAGTGATATTTTCCAGCCCCTTGCCGATCATATACGGATACCAGCTCACGACAGACCCATACCATCTGTTTATATGATCGAAGGTCCTTAAGCTAGGATTTATCTTATCCACCTCATCCATAGCCGGGCATGTATTAGGATCAAACGATGGCATAGCCACTCCCGGGGATATATATAATTCTCTTAGCTTGCTAAAAGACAGCCATTCCCTTGGATATACCCTAACCCTGCAACCTGCCAAAGATAATGTTACAAGATTAGGCCACATAGAGGGGAATTTCCTTATATTAGAAGACTCCGTATCATTAAAATCAGCCGTTCGACTTAAATTAATGCCTTTTAATTTAGTCAACCTATCCCAATCGTCTGGTATGGATGTCAATGTCCCCACACCTAATTCGTTAAGTGTTATATACTCTATATTTACCGATCTACGTATCCTATCTTTAGGAATATCGGTTATATTCCCATCGCCGGTAATGGATAAGATTAAGTTGATAATACTTGGGGCGTCTAATATCGGGAATCCTACCATCATTATCCTTGTTGTTTGAACGTATGTAATATCATTCGTAAAAGTCATGGTAATGACCCGCTCTTTATCTAGCCCATCAGCGTAAGCATGATTAGGCGCAGGGATATACTCACTCCCATCTTCCTTATAAAACCACCATGGATGGCTATTCGGATTCTTACGATAACTTATATCCCTTCTCCTGAACATCAACCTATATCGCCCATATATGGATTCGCTCCTATCCTTCACGAAAGGGAATTGCTCTTTATTCCCGTCACCCCAATCGACCTCACACATTCCTGGGGTCTTGGAATAAAACTGTATACTCTCATTGTAATTATTAACATCCAATATAGGATCAGGCACGTCATCAGTGGTATCATTCCTGTTAACGCCCCTAAAAGCATATTCGCCTTTAGTAAAAAAGGTTATAGACCCTTTATTCGTATCCTTACATATCAACTTCATACCTCTCCCTCCTCTATTCTTCTAAAATACTCGACAACAGGTGAACTATCAAGCCCTAGATTACTACATATATCTATAGCCTCGTATTTATCGGCAAAACTATACTTGGACATGCTTTCATCTAACACGTCTCCGCTGAACACGGATACATGCCCATCCTTTACGCCAAGAACGAACGGGGTGATCCTAGCCTTCCCAGCCCGCCGTGCCCTCGTAAGGGCAGCCTTAGAAGCTGGGGCAGGTGCCAAGGTCCACGTCTGCCCGTAGTTGTTGGTAAGCACATACACCTTCTCCATAGGCGTCGTAGGATTACCGTTACTAACGCCCTTGACGAACCCATCAGGAGCCTGATAAACGCCAGATGGTCTCTTATTGGTAGGAGCTACGGCAGCATATAAATCTAAGGTAAGTTTATAAAACTGATTCCTGTTACCGTCAGAAGCCGTCTGCGACATCGTTATATAACTCCACGACATTATCTTATCATAAAACGTGTTAACGAACGTATCAGCCCTCTCCTGCGTATTTATAAATCTACCATCACACAAAGTCCATATCCTAAATTCCCTTACCTCATACAACCAATCCGGAAGATCATCTACCGGCACCGTGTCTGAATTACAATACGTGCTCTGAATCTTATTCAACTTACCTCCTACCAGATCTTGTTTCCATGAGCTACCACCACCCACAAAGGTAACGCCTGTCTTATCATCCCCTACCTTATCCACCTCATCAAATACAGGTATATTATTCCTATCACTTATAATATTTATATCTTTTGCCGGAATAGAATTAAAAGCCGGATCATAAGAAGGAATATTACACCAGTTGAAGTTAAAAACAGTAAGATTCTTCCATTCAGAGAATCTTCTCCAATTAGAATCAGAGTTATCAGCGAATTTGAAAATGGAGTTACATCCAAAACGCTTCAGATTTTTTATATTTAAAAAACCTTCCGGCCAATTGCCCCAAACACCAGGATGAGAAAAAGACCCCATCTGTATATCACGAAGATTAACGCTCTTACTTATCCTGTCATATGGGATATCGCCATTTTTAAGAACGGATCTGACCATAGCCAAATAAGTTATATCAGGTAGATTAACCACAGGGAACTCATGAAGGACAATACCATCCATATTAAATTCCCCATCAATTACGTTAGAGAACCTCATCGTAACCTCTCTACGCCTGATATCGCTATACTTATGTGGAGGGACCGGTATGTATTGTGAACCATCCTCTTTCTTATACCACCATACGGTATCATCCGGATTCTTCTTATACTCAATGTCAAGAGACCTGAATACAATCCTATAACTACCATCAGATATCTTAACTAAAGGATATTGATCCTTTGTCCCGTCCCCCCAATCAACGTCCACGAATCCCGGTTTAGATGTCGAGAACCTAAGATTGCGATTAAAAGCATTCGCTAATATTATCGGATCGGGTATATGATCAGCGCCCTTGCCATCAAAACAAGGGAACCTATCCTCATTCACTATAAACGTGACATAGGATGCTACCGTATCGTATCCTGCTAAAAAAGCCATACTCTTAATTTATTGATATTATATCATAAGACACCCATTCCTTGTACCCGTTAACCATCTCATATACTTTGTTGATGGTCTTGCATACGACAGCGAACCCGATATCCACGTTAGGGAACTTCTCGTTAAGCTCATCAATAGTAAGTTCCCTGACAATACTCTCATCCCATTTCCTCATCTCCTTTACCTCCATAAGGATCGGTTTTCCGGTTACGCCTACGCTCATCACCCATTCTCCCTCACGGTTGGCATCCGCCAGATCCGGGAAGATAGTAACGCCAAACAACTCCGTGAGCACGAACTCATCGCCGTTCCGGGTAAACGACACCGCCGCTCCGGGGGTCAAGACTACCTCGTTCACCGCCAGCATACTCACCAGCTTCTTGGCTCCCCCTGATACAGTACCATTCAACACGACAGTCACGTTACCCGTAGCGCTATTAACAAACTTGATATCATTCTTATCGCTATTTATAGCCTGTAACCTAGACCCAGATACGATATTTACGATCTCATAATTCTTGTCGTAAGTGCTCTGTAGCGTCACATTACCGTATTTAGTATCGATAAGGGTAATCCACTTAGCCTTACCACCTACTATCTCTACAAGCTTATAAAACACATTATTCCCGTCAGCGTCAATCCACCTAGCTATAGCTCCCGGAGCGAAATTAGTTACCTCCCGATCTTGGGTATAACTTATAGTGCTTTCCGTAGGCTTGTTAGACAAAGTAACGTAAAGACATTGCTCTACGTCAGCCTCCATCTTGACTATCCCAGCACCATCGTAATAATAATCAGGTACGTTTTTATCTCGTATCAACAAGATGGTACCTTCCTTAAGCTTATCGGCGTTAGTTGGATCATCCACGAAAGACTTCATCTGGATATAAGTATCGAAGATAATAGGCGTACTCTTATCCTCTATCTTCTGATTGATATCATTGACAATATTATTAATCTCGTCTTTCGTATAATAAGGAGATAAATCAACCTTCGGACCTTCCTGCTCTAAAGCCTGAGTTCCATCCCACCAATAATCAGGTACCTCCTGCTCCCTGATCCAGAAGCTGTCCCCCACACGGAGCTTAGCCGTGTTCTCCGGGACCGCCAGCCACTCATTCATGGCATCGACCGTATCAAAGATATACGCCGTGTTCTTGCCCTCAGCTATACGTCTTACGACAGCCAACTCGCTCTCGACATCGCTAAGTCTTTCCTTTATATTATTGATCTCTCGCTCTAACTTATCATAATTATCCTCCTGATCTATAGCGTCACCGATGGACATATAAACCTCGTTAGTGAGCTTATTGTAGGTAACACGAGCCACCTTCTCGTAGGATGTCTTATACGTAGATGAACCCTTACCGGTATGACAAACAAAATCATACGTATTTTGATACACCACAGATCCACCGGTATTGATGAAATTATATCCGTCTTGGCTCATAGTACCACCCTTGTAACCCACAAGCTCAAAAGAACATTTACCTGTACCTATAGAAGCAAACCATGTAGCATAAGCCATGAATTGCGTCTCATCCGGCAATGTGGAATAATACTGCGCCCTTAAATCCTTTACCGACATCCAAACGCACTCCTTACCAGACCCGGTGTTATCACCACCCCATTTAAGCACGCTCCTTACGGACTCATCACCGTTACCGGGGCCATTATAACCAACACCAAGATTATCGATAGTCGGGACATTCGAGTTGAGAGCCTCCGTCATCGTATCCAAGTCCCTTCCCGAACTCTCATCCCATAAATACCTGAAAGTAACATAATCAACATCCCCGATCTTAATGCCTCCGGTATTACTAGGATATGTTTTTGTGACTAACTCATAATACCATTTACCATCACGGAAAGTAACCCTTATCCTCTCTACTTGCTTGGGGGATATAGAGACATATGATCCGCCAACAGAAACGTTATCGCCATCAACCGCACGGGAAGTCCCATCCTTTGGATCCTCAGGGTCCACGGGGGTGTAGATCGTAGCCTGCTTATCTCCGGCATTGATAACAACTATATAATAGCTGTCCCCATCAAGACCCTCATCATGAGCCATGGTTACAAAGCCCTGCTCGCTATCCGGCCTCCATTCAACGACAACCATATGCTTATCCATAGGTATACCGGAAACGCTGTTAACGTAATTGGTTGACGACATGAAAATAGCATGGTCATCATAAGCCTCATCCACACGCTGATGCTTAGTAGCCAGTCCATCAAGACGAGATATTTCTGTGGGGTCGGAAACCTCGACCCCATTATAATCATACCACTTATATCCTATCATCGTATTCTCACGACGATATTTCCTTTTTCTTATGACCTGACCTCCAGCTAAGGCGTCAATCATAAAATAATCATTACATACTTTAACCATAGCCATTCAGATTAACAGGTTTGACATAAACAAGCCACGATAGTAGCGCCAACAGGAATGGCGGTCAGCGTAGTCCCCACCGGGTAGGTAGGAGAGGATGACTCCATCACCATCAACGACGTCCGCTCTACGACCATATTGTTATCAATCAACCGGCTCCCCTCCACATAGAACCGGCCATCGGCCACCTCATAGCACTCTCGCACCGGAACCATATGTCTTTGGCTCTTATCCGCGTAATCGCAGATCGTCACCTTAGCCCCATCCGGTATAGACGTAAGCTCATCACCTACATTATAATCAGGATGATCAGAGTACACGACATACAATATAGACTTAATATCCTGCAATGCCGGATTGACTGTCCTGAATCCCTTCAAATGTATCTTATGACCACCGATCTCATAACAATCATCCACGTCCATGATATTAAGATCACAACTGATAACCGTCCAGCCGTTAATAACCGTCTGCGTAGGGGTAGTATTGATAGGATGATCGGGGTCGGTAGACTCAACGATCTTATAGTCGAAAGTCTTTACATCCAGATTTCCGTTCAACGACTCCTGTCTCCTGATCTTCACCGTACCCTTTCCGGTATCATAACAAGTCTCAGTGGTATCTATAAGTCGATCCATATAATCCGGCTCCTCGCATTCGATACGAGTGAAATTAGATGGCAAAGAGGTATATTGAGTACCAACATGGATATCATTGTCTGTAGAACTCAATACATGATGATTATACGACCTAACATGATTTAAAGGGTTGATAACGTAAGTGGATTTAATCCTTACCGATCCTCCCTGTGTCGAGTAACATTCTACCGCATTTCTGGTAATACGATCATCCAACCTTTCTAGAGCACACCTTTCACGGATAAAATCCGCAGGGATATTATTTATCCTATTTCCTAGCCCATACCTATTATCAGACGAGTCCACAATCTCCCAGAACTGGTTTCTTTTCCCAAGATCACCGTCATAAGACACCACATGTCTCATACGCACGCTTCCGGCTGATGTCTTGTAACACTCCTCGATATCAATAGGCATCCTATCTTCCATATCCGTGAAATCACAAGACACCAAAGAGAATCCGTCCGGGAGGGTAGCCAGTTCGGCCCCCGGAACGAAGCCGGCGTCATCCGATTCAAGCACCTCGAAGCGGACGTATCTTGCCTTTATCTTGGAGTCATAAGAAACCAACCTACGAAGCTTGACATTGCCATTGCCTCCGTCATAACACTCGACATAAGACCGGATGTCACGCTCCTCCATATCGTCGAAATCACAGACAGTCCTTACCCACGTATCTGGCAAGGAACTGAAGCTGGCGCCCTCAGGTTGTGACGGATCGGTAGTCTCCAGGACTTTATAGCTCTTATCCCTAACTCCTATATTCCCGTCCCATGACGTGAGAACCTCCAGCTTCACCTTACCGGCCGGTGTCTTATAACATTCTATAGTTACCTCAATATCCCGGTCCTCCATATCCGTGAAGTCACAAACGACCTCAACCCAGTCATCGCTTATACTGGTGATAAACTTACCTACCGGATTCTCAGGATCGGTACTTTGCTTGACTCGATACCATTCCTTTCTGGTACCCATCTCGTAATCAAATATCTTATACCCCTCTATCTGTACCCTTCCGGTCCCGGTATCAAAGCATTTAAGCACCGGTATTATCTCCCTTTGGGTCATGTCCGGGAAATCACATACTATACGACTCCATGTGTCGGGTATCTTATCATACTCCGTACCGATAGGATTGCTATCGTCAGTCGTATTCACCACCTCATAATGGGATACCTCCGGGTTCAGGCGGGGGTCTACTGACTCAACGCCCTCGATCTGGACCTTGCCCCCTTCCGTGGCGTAACATTTACTTACGAATATCAACTCCCGATCGGTCATCTCCGCTATGCTACAATCTATAGCTACCCACTCGGCAGGAACTTTGTCCAATTCCGTACCAATAGGCGTATCAACATCTGAAGAGTTGATGATAAATATCTTCTCGGCCAATATCTCACCCTTATTATTCATATAGGTATGGATACGAGCCTCTACCTGACCACCCGGCGTACGATAGCATTGGTTGACGATCGACACACGGGCGTCCTTAATGTTAATGAACTGATAATCCTTTCTAGGGACATCGCTTACAAGTCTCTTTACTCCTTTATCATCGAAGTAAACGTAACACCCGTCATTCCTCATCATGACCGGATACGTCTTTCCGTCTATGACAACCCCTGAGAAGTCATCTGGCGGAACGGAGAAACCCATGCTTCCGAATATAGAAGCTAGTCTCTTTAGATACTCATTAATGCCTGACATATTATAACATTTTAGTTCTTATGCTTCAAAGGTAATAAAAAAGGGGAAAGAATTGAATCTCTCCCCTTTAGGAAATATATGAACGCAAAAAAGGTTCTTTATTTCGGCTCGGTTACGATAGCCGGACCAAGACCAGCAGCAGCACCGATCATATTAATCATCTCCTGAACGCCCTCATGAGCGCCGTAACGTACACGTAAGATCAAGTTGATAGGATCATCAGCGATAACCTTTCCGAATCCCTGAGCGTATCTATGAGGATTGAGCGTAATCTGGAAGTCAACGTACTGAGCCGTTTGCTCTACACGGCTATATTCGTTCATGAACGTCCGCCCCATGAAATCCTGATGTTTCGGGAAGCCGTTGAAATGAGCGTAACCCTTCAACTCATCATCCATCATATTGCCGCCAACATGAGTACGCGGGGCTTTGCTAGACAGTCTCTCGAAATGAAGTTGATCCCACCAGATAGGAGAACCCTCATCCAAAGAATCGGGGTAACCGCCACTAGCTCCAACGATCTCTACGCTATCCTCGATATAAGTCATTTTATCCATCAAGCACTCTGATGGAGATAACAACATTTCCTTGCCACGGAAACGGATACCGCACTTGCAGTTAGTACCAAGCTCTTGTGCTGATTCCAATTTCTTCCACATACGGTTACGATAGGAAGCCGGAGCATTGCTGGTGAAGAATCCTTCAAATACCTTGTCACACTCATCACACAACATATTGGTATATACCTCTGTCTGGAAGCTATGCTGGCAAGCAGCAGGAGTACCGTAATCCGTGATCTCAAGTTCCGGGAACGCCTGCTTGATTTCCTCCAAAGCGCTTTCGCCACACTCGTTATCCGGGATCGTGATATAATACTTCTCCTTAGATACTTTGCAAGATCCGCAAGCTGACCAAGAAGCGGTACGAATCGTAGGATTCTCGCACATATCGGATGTCTTAGCCACATAGTAGATAATAGCCGTAGGATTGGCCTCCACGAAAGTAGAGATCTCCTCATCCGTCAATTTCTTGGAAGTAGCGGCAATATACAAACCTGATCCCTTGATCTGACTCATCTTGTTAACCGTATCGGCTACAACGTTAGGCAATGACTCCACCGTAGTAGACATATCGACACCGTCATCCTCCAAGGAGATAGAATACAGATAACCACCCTTAACCTCAGTATAGCTAGGCGGGCATTCCTCGCATCCTTTCATGATAGAGATCAGACGTTGAGTATAATCATCCGGTTTAGCGCCTTTCTTCATCACCTTATAACGTGACATGCTACCCTCGATAGTCTCACGAACGATCTTCAATCCCGGGTATTGGGCGCGAACCTCAGCCAAGGCCAGATCATCACCAGTATCGCATACCTCCATACAATAGAAGTTCACGTCCTCCGTCTCAGGCTCCGTAGCCTCGTTGGTGCATCTTGTAACAGGAGTAATATCGATATAATCAGATAACTTACCACCACCAGCAATAGGTTGATTCTTCATCCGCTCAATACACTTCAATACGGCGGGTAACAAATCAACCTCCTCGCAAGGATCGCACTCCTCGCATTGATTTGGCGTATTATCACAATCATCCAAAAGGATAGCGTCATTGATCTCAACACGACCTCCCTCGTAGCCAAGAAGCTCGAAGGCACGACCAGCGAGGACCAAGCGAATAGCGATACGGTCTCCTTTGGAAACGGAGAACGCAGTGTCATCAGAAACACCATTGTATCCTAAGATAACATCATCGACATAAGCGTGATCTTTCTTCGGCCAAGAAGCGTAGATCTCCGTGATCTCGTTCAAGGAGAATAACGGCGTGGAAAAATCCTTATCATAGATAGAGCGGGAAGCCGCTTGTTCATTACGACCGATACGGATCTCATAACGCTTGTCGTTACGAGGCTTACCGGTAAAATCAGTCACGGCCTTACAACCGTTCTCGGAAGTATCTTTAGTATCGTAAATACCGATCTGTCCTTCCTTCAAGAAGATGGAATCAACATCCACCATCTTAGCGTGTGGGGATACGAAAAGTACCCGGTCTTGCGGTCTGTGCAACATATTATCAATATTTAGTTTAAAAAAATTATTTACCTAACGCAAACATAATAATAAAGACGATCACGACAATAAAGTACAGCCATGAGTATATAAATATTAATACGGATTACATTTTTTGTAAAGCTACTCTATTAAAACAAATCCATATTCATTTATAATATTATCAACATCATTAGATGACAATGAAAACCACTCTCCTGAAATCCTCTTGTCGGAAAACTTATCATGCAAACATCTCTCTATATCACCTTTTACACAAGCTATGATACTTAACCTTGGATTAGCGCATCTTAAATCCCTCTCTCTCTTCTTTACATTAAACGTCTTACCTATTTTAATATCCTTACTTAAACCATCGACAGCCAAATAGGTGAATATATTACAATCATGATCATCATCTACATCATTTACCAATATATCAATTATATCATCGACAGATTCGAATATACCCATTTTTATAAACTTACATATATCCTTTTGAATACAAACAATCCTTTCCGATTCTTGCTTGGTGTATAAAAACTTATCACATTCACCGGTAACAGTCTTATTTATAGCAAAAATTATTCTCTCAATATCATCGGAGCTAAAAAATGAAGACAGATACCTATACATATCACTATACTCGTTTCCTCCCCTTATATATATAATAGCGTCATTGCTTATATCTGATCTTCCAAACATTTTTATACATTCATTATATATAGATGGATGTAATTCCATGGCGACCATCATCCATATCTCTTTAGCACACATAACCAACCTATTCGATCCTCTACCGGTAGATTTATACACCCCAAGCGATTTTAATGTCTTGACAAGAGAGGTATTGTTTACGTCATTAATAAAACTTGATAAAGACATACCTCTTATATACTTGTCTTTTATAACATAATATATACGCTCAGAACTATTCCTATTGGATAAAATTCCCTCTATCCTCTTATCACTCCATCCTTCTACGATCCTCTTTCTTAAATAAGCCTCTTGCAAGTCAGTCAAAGACATAAATGATGTTTCTTCATCACATCTAATAGGTACACCGAATAAAATTTTACTACTTGAAATCATATCATAATATTTTACACAATTAAATATTATGCAAATATAGGAATAAAAAAGCAAAAGCACACATACCATGAAATAAAAAAAGACCCGCCTATTTCTAGGCAGGTCTTTCTATCAAACTAACGTTGTTTATTTAAAAGAAGCCACATTATCCTTATCCATTCTATATCTATACAATTCATTCTCATTAAGGTTGAATTGTTTAGCGACCATATCCAGAATCTCCTCCACCAAAGGATCGGGCAGCTCCGGGTCGATGTCCGTGGATTGGATACCGGCGGCGTTGATATACCCCGATAGGTCTACCCTGACAGGACGGCGGTAGTACGTCATCTTAACCTCCTCGGTACGGAAGCCTGACTCGTAGACCACGACCTTCCCGTTCCCTATGGAGTAGAATGTCTCACGGTAGTCGTAAGAAGGACGGTTATTCTCGTCTCCAAGAAGCTCATGGATATTCTCGTTCTTAGCCTCCCACATAACGAAATCAGTGGCCTCACACCCTTTGTATGAGAAAACACCTTTTATGTTAGAGAACCATAGATAGTCGTCAGGTAAGTTAAAGGACGTAGACTCAGGGTCATCCATCCTACCCGCATTATCCAACGACATCCAATAAACAAGAAGGTTTTGGATGGAGCGTATAGTCTCGTCATCCTTCCTATTTAGATAGTACTTAACTAACCGGTCTTGGGCCTCGTTAAACAACAACACGAACCTTCCCGGATCAAGCTTAATCCCGCCATTGGCAAGATTCTGCTCGTTCTTCTGCAAAGACCTTAGATACGCTTCTTGGATCGTCATCGTTATTCCTCCTTATCACCTTCCCCTACGTCTTCCTTCTTCTTGACATCCTTAACCTTCTTGGTCTTGGTCTTATCGTCTATATTAGAAATAGACATAAGTTCCTCGTACTCATCCAAGACATTAGCCTTTACACTGATAAGATCTTTCTTGGTAGCCAAAAACTCGGCGGACGTACGGGTGTCAGGGCCTATGATCTGACCATTATATTGCAAGCCGGATGGAGTCATGTTAATACGACCGTTACGTTGAAGGACGTTTATGATACGATAGAACTCAAGAACTTCCTTGAAATCACCCTCCAATGAACGATCCCAAATATCAAGCAGATAATCGATGTTGGTCTTCTTCTCGTTCATCCAGTTTGATAGTGATCCGGTGTAATAATCATCCTCCGTGAAATCAGGACGGGTCACGATGCCGATGTACAGAAGAAGGTCGATGACAGCTTGACGTTCCTTGCCACCTTTCTTAAGGGCGTTGATGAACTTATAGCTGATATTCATCTTATTGATCTCACGCTGCTGAACGAAATCCTTCATATTGTCTTTCTCCACGAAACAGAACATGGAGTTCATGAAGACAGGATCGCCATCCATTTCCTGAGGAGTCAACATGCCGGAAAATACAGCCAGATATAAATAAAATAGATCTACGGTATTAGCCGTATTATAAACCTTACCCATATAGATCTTGTCTTTAGCATCATCCCAAAACTCGAAATTGGTCTGGGAAAGATCCTTCTGGGAAATATTCTCAAAAGGCTTCATTATATTATTGACACGCTGATCAACCAACTTATCAACCTCATCCTTATCCATGCCATTATAACATCTTGATCTTGGATAAAAACCGGTATTGTAAACTTCTGAGAAATCATCCCACGGGCAACATACGTGAGTAGCATTCTCCGGGAACGGAGCCTTGGCTATATTGGCATCTTGGAAGGCCTGCGGAGCGCTTCCGTCGTGTTTACCTACTACCTCATACAAGGTATCTGACATGATATTGAAGCCGTTTACCTCGACCAATACCTCCTTTGATTTTAAAATATCTTTCATTTCCTTTTTGCGTTACTTAAAAAAGAGGAGAGGAATATCCTCCCCTCTAAAAAACCAAATTACATATATGAAAAAAACTTAGCCGAAGTAGTTCGGTTGAAGCTCGATGATCAAGAACTTGCTGTTATCCATAACCCAAGCCGCTGAAGCTGAGTGGCACCAGAATTGCTCTTTCATGCCCGGCAAGGATGATACAATCTCATTACCGTTAGCTTTGTGCGCCCAACGACCGTATTCATAACCCCACCACATGCTTACGCCTTCTGGTTTGATATAGAATACGTTGTTATTCATATTACCCAACTTAGCGTTAGCCGTATTAGGAATAGCGGAATACGCGTTAGTCGATCCAGCGTCAGTGATATTCTCGATAATACAAGAATAAGAGGATCTAGGATACATACCATTCACCAACTCGCTACGATCTGTCATGTCAGCGTAATCCAAAGAAGGATCGTGCTCGAACTCTACATTTCCGATGCCAGGAAGGAAAGCGCCCTTAACCTGAACTGGGCCTAAGATCATAGCATCATTAGTACCGGATATAGGATTAGAAGGCAACATACGGTCGCTACCCATACCCCAGCTTAAATTATTCAACGTAGTGAAGAAAACTTCTCTAATCAACTTCTCTAAATTGATCATAGCCATAGCTCCTACCTTGAACTTAATCCTACGTTCCGTAATAGGAAGATCCTGACGTCCACGGAAAATATAAGAGGCAGCAGCCATAAGAGTATCCTTAGTAATACCCATCGGGCGACTATAGTAGATAGTATAACCACGGCGAAGCTGACGGTAGATACCCTCATTCAAATGGATAGGACCATTTTGATCCATAATAATACCACCTTCTTGCCACATCAACTGTCTAGCTTCCAGCTTAACCAACTCAGCCATACAGAATACCTCCAGCGTGGACGCTACCTTAGCCGTACGTAAGTCAAGTCTACCATTGACAGTCTTACCGATAATAGCAAGATCAGGAATATTACCCTCATACTCACTTCTCATAGCATTCATTCTCCGTAATGCCGTCTCAACAAACTCAGACGTACTATTCTGCGCTGCCTGCATGGACTTCATACCGGCATACATAGTAGCCTCGCCCTCAACACCACGATGGTTTCCTAAACGGAACTCGCAGGTCATGGAACCGGCCTTGTCAGCTCCAGATACCTTAGAGAACTGGGTACTGTACTCACCAAGAGCATGACCGATCTTCCAATAACGGATACCCGGACGCAATTTCTCTTTAGGGAAGTATTTAGCCTTACCGCCAATAACACGACCCCAATAACGTGTCAAGTCTCCTTCCGTCTTAGACGGGATCTCACCTGAGATAAGGATATTACAGCCATTAGCTGCGTCATAGGTAATGACATCATAAGCCGTAAACTCAGAGGTATTCAAAACGATATCAAACAAACTACCGTCAATACCCGGTTTTAGATGATGACCTGAAGTATCCTCAGCCGTAACGACAGCGAATGTCTTTGTAACAGGTAAATCATAACGAAAAGAAGCTCCAATACCGTTAACGGAGATCGTAGCACCGTTATTAATCATACCCATATACATCGGAACAGGGTAGTTGGCGATATTAGAGAACAAGTTCAACAGACCTAGATGATTCTTGTCCGGATCCTCATAATACCAGCTCGCCAATGAGCCTAAGTTATGCTCTACGAGCGAAGTCTTATAGTTCTTGGCATCGGTGAAGGCGATAACGTTATCACCATTCACGGTAGCCGGAAAACTTTTTGTCAAAAAAGGGTTCATAATTATCTATCTTTTAATGTTATACACTCTTTGATCCACTCAGATCAAGGAAGTTAGCCTCTATAGTATCATTATCGATATTATTTTTATTCTGCTTTCCTCCCTTATTGCCAGAAAGAAGAGTGATGGTCTTCTTATTGACCTCCATCTTAACCTTGTTAGTTTTCTGTTTAAGGAACTCGTCCTTATTCATCAAGAACAAAGCCAGATCAGCGGCCATGTCCGGATTCTTGATAGCCTCCGAATAAGCTTTATCTATAGCCGTATGACCTTGATTGTCTATCGGCTTGGTAACGAAATCGACAGCCTTACCTATCATCGTGTCAGTCAACTGGAACCCTGAGCTTATAGACGTCTTAAGACCTTTCTTATAGATCTTCATCTGCTCAATCAACTCCTGTTTCCTTTTCTCGGATTTTTTCTTCTCCTCCTCGATAAGGTTATCCATCTCCTTTTTCAGGATATCATGGAACTTATTGGCCTTGGACTCAATAAACTCATCGCCCTTGCCGATCATCATCTCCATATTATCCTTTATCTCGTCTTCCGGCATACCCAACATCTTATAATAATGCTGGATGACCGCAAGCTGATCATTCTTGTTGCTCATATCAAGGTTGTCCAAAGGCGCCTGAATGTTCTGATATTGGTTTAGAAGCTGACCTACGTTACCTCCAGCCTTATCCACCTCTATCATCTTCTTCATGAAATCAGACATAGAACCGGTATCAACCTTATCCTTCAACAACTCATCAGCCTTATCCTTGATCAATCCCTCCACTATATCGAGTAAATCATCCTCTTTAGTGATAGTAGAAAGATCGACTGGCTTATCATCTACCATAATATCAAGGTTATCGATACTGTCGATGATACCTCTGGCAGCCATCTTCTCCAAGAAAGATTTCCCGTTAAACACTGATACCACGTTATTATTATCAGTACCGCCTTCGCCAAAGGAATCAGGGTCTGGGTTGGTAGCATCGCCGCCCTTATCCCCGCCACCGTCAGCCGCTCCGCCGTCGGCAGGCTCTTCCTTGGAATCACCTATAGGATTGCCATCCTTATCATATTTACCCTCGATATTATTCTTATCGCCATCACCGTCACCACGGTAAAAAAGTTCCTCGACACTCATGGTCTTAAAACCCTTAGCGAAATCACCCATGTCATTCATACAATTTCCTTTTTTGCTTTTTACAAAAGTATTATTAATCCAATTACCAATTAAATCAAACCCATTATAGTATATGACAGAATTTTACGCCAAAATGATTACAGATTTTGTAAAAATATTTACAAAACTTGTAATCAATTCTTGTTTATTATCGACGTAAACCTATCTGTATCAGAACGTTTGTTTCTAGCGTCTATCTCCTTTTCTTTTAATTCCAACTTCTTTTTCTCTATCTCCTCACGAGATCTTCGCTCAGCCTCGGCGTTAGCCTGTCTGGTTCTCATCTCCTCTTCCTTGATATCAAGATCCCTTTCCTTTAAAGCCCTATCAGCCATAGCCTCGACATAATCCATGCCTTCAGAGTTGTTCTCGGTCCTAGCCGCTTGACCGGCGGCCATTATGCTCTTACCCCTTAAGTCGAAGTTGCCCTTGATATAAGCCAGCTCCTTATCCTTCTCATGCTCATCATTACGAGCCTGTTGATCGGCCTCAGCTTGCTGCTGGACAAGTCGCTGTTGATTCTGGTATTCTTCCTGCCTTACACGATCGGCGTAAGATCTAGCATCCCTTCCGATCTGATTCATCTCAGCCGTCGAGTTGGCATTCATCATTCTAGTGATATCAAGTAAGTCATTGCCCAAAGTATTCGTCTGTAATATATATTGCTTCAAATTCTCCAATTCCAGACGTTTCTTGGAATTAGATACAGCCATAACATTAAGATGACGTAACGACAAGCTATTATCCGTAAGACTGATGTAAGCCAAGGACAGATCGCTGTTCCTGTACATCACGGTCCAATCGTATCCTTCCTTCTGGCATACTTGAGCCACGGCTAGATGAATATCCAATGTCCGTTTCTTGAAGTCATCGAAATCATTAAAGTAAGTCTGGGTCTGTAGCATAGTAGCGTTAACTCCCTGTTTTACGCCCGTAGAACTCTCGTATCTAGTTGACTGACCCATCGCTTGCTCGGATATACCTATCATCCTATAAGCCATCATATAGGCGTAAGACGCCATTTCCATACGGGATCTTATCTGATCCGTATTAGTAAGATCATATACACCGAACTGATTATATATGCTGCTCATCTGCGGATTCTGGTAAGGATTGTTTGTGTCATTACCACCTACACCCATAAATGAGACGGACTTAACGATCTGCATAAAAGTAGCCAAAGCTCCCTTCTTGTCCATCATATCCTTATATTCCGTAGGCAGGAATCCTAAGTCGCCTAAGAAGAACTTACCGATCTCCTTCTCGGCGTTATTGTATAGCTGGTTCATAGCAAGGTTATACATCATCTGGAACGGCTGTATGCGATCAGCGAGACTAGCCCCTATAAATCCAGAAACCGGAATGACATAATCATACAGACTGCTATCACCATGTATCTGATGAGGTATTGGATCCCCACCAATATATATAGGCTTATCCATTAAATTACCTCCGGTGATCTTAACGCCAAACCTAACCTCAGGGACATACTCCAAGATATAGGTGTTCACCTCAGGATCACTGACGGCTTCTGCCATGACCCTCTTTACTTTCTTTATGCCATTCTTCTCCAAGAATTCCGGGAGCAACTCATCGGTTACAAGTTCCTGATCAACCATCCCGGTCTCTGTCATATAAGTTATTAAGAATACCGGTTTCATGGATACCCAATATCCTTCCATAACCCTAAAAAGGCGAGAGTCTATCTCATATCTCTTACCATCGGCCATACCGGAGTTGAAATATCCAAAGGGATGGAAGCGGGGCAAGAAGCGGGGTTGGGTGTGTTCCTCCCCGTCAGGTCCGAAGGTATGGTACTCTCCCATCGGCACACCATAATAGTCCTCAGCGGCGACTATAGACTCATAGTCATGGTATCCTTTCCATGGAATAACCTCATTCTCATACATACCGGTAATAGACGGTTTCTTTTTCTTCCAATCATACCTAGCACCGTCATTAGATACCCATCCCTCATAATCATCGTCACCTCCCATAATCCGACGCTTGTCTTTGGCCGTCATCTTATGGCCGTATCTTGATATCAACTCAACACCCTCGTAATAATGAAGACGGCCTACATAAGATCCATATTGCGGGTATTTCACATCAGGATGGAAAACCTCCATCGGACTCCATACCTCCGGACGATAATAGTCGAAGCCAACGAAATGGTTCCGGAACATCTTTCCGCTAAGAAGACGATCCCGGTAATTCTCCCTGTCAAGCTCATCCATATAAAACCGGCTACGGTCAGCCTCGATCGTATGATCCCCCCATACCGCCGCCTGCGTCTTCCATCTGGTACTCATGAACCTCTGGATATCATCAGGGGTCATAGACGTCTTGGCCTGTTGGATTTGCTGAACATAAGCCTGACGCTCCTCCTCAGAGTTAAACTCATTGTACGTAGGATCAAGACCAGCCTCCACAAGACGCTGATTGACGATAATATCCCACTGTTCTTGTATATGACGATGAAGTAAGTTTGACATCGTATCCTCATACTCACTTATAGCCATATCACCTACCTCATTAACCGTATACTTATCCTGTAGGTTTGTCAGCCATCCCTCAAAGGCGTTTACGATACCACCTATGATATCATAATGTTTCAAGAAAGAAGGTATCCTTATATCGCTCCTTAGCTTCTGCACGTTCCTTAACTGAGGGATAACATCCGCCATCTCCATAAAAGATAACTTACCATCCGCCATCAGATAATAGTCACGGTACATCTGGTTACGATCATACTGTTTCAACCCTATCGTCTCAAGAGCGTCCATACAATCCTCCTTCCATTTCCTGTTCTTTTTCTTCGTGGAAATAGCCTGAGGAGGTAATCCTAATAACGCTCCTTTTGCTGGAAACGAATGATCTCTATTAAACACTTCCATGATTATTCAATTTTATTTACAACAAAGATAGGCGTTTAATTGACATTCATTTACCTAAAAGCTCCTATAGATACCGATCCAAATGCAGAGGCATATATCTCATGGTGTTTATAAGCATCTTCCTTACGGGCGTTATTCATCTCATCTATCTTCGATTTAGGCATGTAATTGTTATCATCAAAATACCTAGCGAGAACCAACGCATGCCCGAAGGATATTATCCTATCGACGTTCAATCCGGGCTTATACTGTATTATCTCATCCAAAAGAGCTATATCATCAATCAACTCAATACCTTTAACCGTTATATCAAGACCGGTACTATCATCATAACCAATAACGAAATCCTGCCAGCAATAATCCACCACACAGGAGAAGAGCAAGTTCTGGTTGCCGGGGGTAGGATATAGCCCCAGCTTGCTATTCTGCCGGGAGCCGGCCTTCACATACTTATTGGCTATAGCCTCACCAGCGAATAAGAAGAAAGATGCCGGCATACCGCTCTTCCGATTAAGATACTGCTCATACATCTGGTCAGCGTTCTCCATAAGGCATATAGCACCATATCCCTTCTGAAGCACCTCGCACGTACGGCAGAATTGGTCTATAGATGATGGGCGGGATACGTAAGAGGCAACTATTCTATAGGCATAAGGATCTCGGATACCAACACGCCTTTTGAATATATAAAAGGATCCCAATGAAGGAGTATCAGACTTGGCCTGCTTATACGGATCTTGGCCCGCCACATAAATAAAATCATCAAACCTATTGGATTGAGGCATCTCGAATATCTGGACAGGAGCGTCAATAACACCGCCGCTAAACGGGAATCCAGCCAGCTGCTTATTCGATTTAGTAGTCCCCAGTTTATTACCTGACTCAAGAAAGACATCACACAGCATACCGCTATATTGCCCCGACTCAAGGAGATCATTCTTATGCTTGATAGCGTACTCGACCGGAAATAGGTTCTGGGATGAGCTTAAAAAACAGTCATCGATCGTAAATGGATAGAACATAGTATGAGAAGTGTACGCAACCCTATCTTTTGTAGATAGTTTCTTCCGTTCCTCATTAAGTTTATTGGTACTAGCATCGAAATCAGTAGCGTCGATCTTGATCTTATTAAGCTTCTTGTCATCAGGCTTACCAAGATAATCGCCCAATCCTATAGTTCTCTTAACACCGGAGTTAGCCATCTGACCGGGAACGAACATCGCCCATTTCCGTTCTTTCCATGTTTTCCCTTTCATGGCTCTACGATTTAAAATATCCCAGTCCATAACCAGAAGATTGTAGGTCTCAGGATCAGAAAACATTTCTTGAGCGTCCTTGGATAATTCTACCTCACCACCAGTACCAGCCAAGATAGGGCTAAGACGCCAGCCGTAAGGCGTGTCGTAGGACGGCATGGCGGCCGTGTAAGGCTTCTTGATAGGTCCCTTACCAACCTCGTCGAAAATAGCCGTAGCCGGTGTCAAACCAGCCGTCTTCTGAGTGGAGGTCTTCCTACCCATGTTGATGTTGGCTATAGAGATAATGGCATGGATATCACGTACGCCATTGGACATCCTCTTGCCTAATGTAACGCCCGAACTCCAGTCGGTCTTGGTCCTGTTGATCCTGAAAAAAGGATGCACATGATCAAGACCATACTCACAATACTCACCTATATTAGATAAATCGCTATCGCTGAAACCTACCACGGAATGACTAAGCCCGATCGTCATGGTAGCGTTCATCTGAAGAAGGGATGACATGATAGTCGTATTATGGGATACGACAAAATTGGTAGTAAGAAACTGATGAGATTTATTATCTACCTCAATACAAGTAGCCTTATACTTCCCGTAATAATCTATATCGGATATCCTAAGTCTGTTATGGGTCTTGGATATATACATATCATCACCATCCATGACGCAATAATATCCCATAGACCAGAATATTCTTCTTACGAAGGATATAATATACTCACTTTTGTAAACAACCTTAAAACGATCGTCACCAGTACTTATGCCGCAAGCTATCTTCATGAATGAGCTTATAAACAACTCTTTCTGTTTTTGGGATGAATAAATAATATCATCCATCTCCTTATTGCTTAACTCAAAGATCCTGTCGGTAGATCCACAAAGGAAAGAGGCGGTCAGAGACCCAAGGAGATGGGGCGACATCAGCCACCGCCGCTCGGGGAAATCCACGGCCTCCCCTATGTCTATGGTCATCTTATGGAAGTCAGAGTGGATGATACCCATGGTGCTCATGACTTTATAATCACCATGATATTTAACCTTCCACTGATGTTGACCGCAACATACTATACTGCGCCCGTCCTCAAACGTAACCTTATACATATCAACGAACCCTTGAGGATATACGCCTACTACAGTCGTAAGCTTACCATCATCGCCATATATGATATCCCCGATATCAGCGAACCCTATCTTCTTAGGCCCATAAGGAGTATATATCAGCTCCGAGTCCAGAAGGGCCTTCCCAAAACGACGGGTACCGAACATCCCTAACCCTTTCTTCTCCTGACGGGCACGTTGATACATCTCGGCGAAAAACCATTCATTATCACGTAACCGGCTGATAGCCGGAACACGCTCTCCATTTGGAAGGTCTTGAAATACGGGAAAGAAATTAACATGCCAATAAAGCCATGGAGGGATGAACGTACCGTTGATAGTTATCCCGTTCTTGACCTTATAAGCCTCCTCCGTGAAGAACTGCTTAACATCATCATCCTGATCCTCCCATCCGAACAGATCGTTCCATACAGGGGGATTCTTCATATTTACATAAAATTCTGGACTCGTGCTTAAACTCATGATCGCATATTTTTTAATACGGACTCTATACCTCCAGACACTTGTCCCTTACGTTCCTTCTTCTGGACATTGCTGACACTCCTGTATACATCCATGATCCCACTCTTCTCCATATACGAGTCATTCCATACGTTGATCTTATCGATCAGCTTGGATATGAAATCGAACGCCCTAGCCATATCCTCAGGCTTCTCCTTATCCCATGGATGCTTGGCGATATACGTCTTGGCGTCATCCACGGCCTTGGATATGACCTCAAGATTATCGTTTACCCGATCGACGTCCCTACTCGTCGGCTTTCGTCTTCCCTGTGGCATTTTCTTTTAATTCCTTAAATTCATTATACTGCTTCATAAGAAGCTCATAAGATTGAACAACCCCGATCTTACTTACTTCCGTCACGCTCATGTCATGGAACATATCCTCAAGCTCCTTGTCAGCATATCTAAGACGTTCCTTGTCATCATAAAACACGAATCCAGACGTTCTGTCTTCTATAATGCTCTTGGCGGTGGACGCATATGTCGTATCTAAATCCAGATCCATACCGAAGCTGGTAGCCAACTGGATTATGAACATCAACCTAGAATTGACTTTTACAGCCTCTATATTCAACATCTGTATCTTATGGGTCATCTCATGAAGAACGACAAAATCCTCCTCTTTTATCAACGAAGATGATTTAAGGGCTATCTTCTTAGTCCTATCCTCAATATCGCTATACAGACGCTTGCTCTCACGTTTTATGGCTATCCAATGCCTTATATGGGTATCCGCCTCTTCTTTAAGATAATCCCTGATCTCTTTTTTGATATCCTTATCCTCTTCCATTATAATCACACGTTATAATCATTATTATTTAATTCAATCTCATCACTGATGCTTTGGTCTATAGACCTCAATAAATCCCTGGTACTAACATCCCGCAAGAAGCGGACATTACCACCATTAGCCCTAGCTATCCTCCTTAAAGCGGAGTAAAGTATATCACCCAATGAATATTCAGGTAACTCACGGCATCCGACTTCCATGACAATAAGGGCATGGATACGATCATCTATCTTACTTCTTACGGGACTTCGCATAGTATTTACTTATAAGCTTCCCCTATAATACGTAGCGGGAAATGTTTGAAATTACGTTCAGGATCATCCTTCGTATAACCCATAAGAGATAGATGTTTCTCAAAATGACCTTCCGTATATTTTGAGGTATCCAATGTCATCCTAAATATAGTTCTATTCTCATTGTCAGGATGTTTGTTATATGAAACGTCTCCCATACATCCACATCCAAGATGATGCTCCTTGACATGGAAACCATCTTTATGGGTGATAAATAACACGATTTCTATCTTATCACCTATTTTCTGATCAAAAATATTTAGATAAAACTCGCTCTCGTCATCCGTAAGTCCTATATCAAAGGAATCGTTAGGGCTCTCGATATTAAAATCGTTATGATCGGCCGTTATCACCTCCATAGCATTCCATTTGGCTTTCTCACCCTCCACGAACTTTAACGGGCATACCTCTGTCTTCATCCAAGCCTTTTCCTTGATAAAGCAACCGCACAACGAGCACGCCTGTCTTCCCATCAATCTTTGCAGCAATACCTTAGCTGGTAACTTAAAGAACCTAATATTAGAAGAGTTCTTAGGACATTTCTTGCATAATTCAAGACGATTCTTATACCATTCGGGATAATCTTTCTTATCCTTAGGAATCCTACCCAATAAACTGTCTTCCCAAGCTTGGGCTATTACTTGGGCTTTACCAATTGTTTGCACGATAATTATTTTTTAAACTGTTTTTGTTGAAAATCCTGTAATTGTTCCCATGTCATTCCATACCGACATTGATACATGGCCTCATGGTTATCACGTATAAGAGGATCTCCGTTCTTCAACCCCTCCATATCCTCTATCGCATTAATCTTCTTATCAAGACAATCAAGCTCAATAGGCATCCTTTCATCCGGATAACGATTACCTTCCTTGACAAATATCCGGCGTATCTTATCACGCCTTACCCGCATCTCTCGGAGATTGCATATAACGTATCCGATAAACGGGATTCTGATAGATATATTGTCAGTATACCTAGCTAGGTGGTGGACGTAAGATACGGATGCTTTCATGCACCACTCTACCTGTTGTTTGGTAAACTTCCCATCAGATCTTCTTACCACCTCATCCACGATATCCCTATCGAATGAAATAAGATTCCTACCCATCAATATCCAATTTGTTTCTCTTGAACACAAACCCCATTACACGGGTATCATCACCCTCCCCGTCAAGAATAAAATAGTTACGTAAGCTTCTCATCTCAATAGACAGCTCACGGGTACGGAAGTTCCCGTTCTTCTTGTCCACCAGAAAACCCCCACGTTTAAGCTCGTTGTTCAGGACAGCGACGTAAGATTCCTTCTGTCCATGACAATCCATGTACTTAGCCCTGGTATCATCCGAGTATCCGTAGTTGATGTAGAAAGAAAGTAAGTTTATCGTCCTTTCGGTAATCAAGCTCTTACCCTTAGAATCCAGATAGCCGTTGTATATCCTTAAGAATTGCTGGATCATATCCAGTCTAGTATCATAAGGCAACGCAAATACGAAAGCTTTCCTTTGCTCAGCCATATAAAATTAGTTTTCAGCAAAACTACTTAAAAAAAATATCGTTGTCAAGAAATTATGCCATAATCAACATAATATATGCTGATTAGCATGTACTTACGAATATCCAAAGGGAAAAGGTGGTGGAAATGGCGGAGGAAGGCCGAATGAGTCCACCGTAAGCCACGGCAACGAGGCCAGTTGAGCACCGGCCATACATGCCTCCGAGCGGCGGTGGACAGCCCTATCCTGCCTCACGGGACATGACCACACCTTTTCCCTTTGGATTCCTTCCTACCATGTTATGGGATATAAAGCCAAGGGGAAATGGGAGGCCTTGGGGCATGGAGCCTGCCGTAGAAGATACGGACGGCCGGAGCGTGAGCGATCGCACAAGACCTCACTTTTTTTCTTTGGCTTCTGCTCCACCCGATCCCCCTACCGGGGTACCGGCTTCCGGTATAGGATACGGCTTCTACCATGTTTAGCCTGCGGTATCCTGCCTGACGGCACCATACCTTGGCGGTAAAAAGCAATGTTTTATTAAATAGAGACTTTAAGTGGAGTACACAGGAACTCGACGTCAGGAGAGGTTCTGTGTACGGATAGAGATATTAGAAGGTAGTATATGTTTATAGAGTTAATTATATTTAATAAATATACCTATTAACGCGCGCGTAACAAGTGTTGTGTCAAAAATGATCTTCCACAAACACAGTGATTTACCCTCTCTAATTTATTACGACAATTTCGTATAAACAACAAATGGGTGACCTTCACAGGCTACCCATCCATCCGAATAACTTGTTTTGTATTGATAAAACTTGTATATTCGCAGCAAATAAAATCTACTATGGGAACAAAGATAGGAATTTTACATATAATGAAATCAAATTTCGATAAGATTCTTACCGAAAGATATACTCCACGTAATATTCAGTCCAAAAAAGATGAGCTAGGATGCGTAAAACTTCCAGCCGGGTCACTTATATGCCCAGTCGATTTCAAACCTGTTACCAATAAAGAAGGCAAAAAAGTGACAGCCATAAAATATTCATTGAAACATGAGGAGTATCATGGATCAGGTATTCAGATCAGTGATGAATGTAAGATGGCAATGATATATCTTATTATCATAAACGTATTCAAACATGTGTTTCTAAGAAATAGAATGCATGGTGGGAATAGAGATCAGATAGAGATCAATACCAAAGATTTTATTGATATCCTATCAGATGGATGCGCTTATTTCTGCTACCGTCATGTGTTAAGGGATTCTCATGAGGATATGAACTACCAGCTTATAAGCTTAAAGGCTTGGGCTGAAGGAGAGATTATGATAGCTTTATCAGATATCATAAAATACAAGCATAAGGCTAGTAAGACCCCAAGGATAAAGGATATGTTTGTAAAGAAAGGAGAATCTGTATATACCTGCCTTGATAAAAATCTTGATTCGAATACCAGAAGAAGGATGGCTAACAAAAGTCGTAAATTAAATAGAGTCAAGATGTTATCAAAAATAATATTCTCAGCTAGAAACAAAAATATAAATAAGATATATAAGGTAACTAAAAAAAGAACTGTCAAATTCAATGTGTCATATCTTATGGATAGATTGAATATAAAGCTATCAAAAGAAGGTATGATGCTAATATCCCAAAGAACGGTATATCGGATGATAAAAGAAGTTCTTAGTATGTGCTGTAAGACTATATCCGATTTATATGATGAGGTAAAGAAAAACAATGGAATAGTCAATACCAAAGATAGGAAAAACGTAAATATAGGACACCTAAGACTATCATACCGAGGAACGATAATGCATATAATCATCGCAGAAGATTATATAAGAGACGTTTTCTTAGGGGTAAAAGGGCTCGAGATGAGTAAAGCTGGATGATTTGAATATCAGATATAAAATTTAATATTTACATATTATTCACATTTATTTTTATTAGTTAATTATAACTATTCGTATCTTTGTACCATAAACTTAAAAAGATATGGTTCAAGAAGATTTTAGAAATGAAAACGACCTCCTTCGTCATATTATGACGGTGGATCAAAACGTGGAGCAAGGTCGTGCCTTGAAAAAGATTTTCACCACTAGGGAAAATCTGTTTATTACCGGTAGAGCTGGTAGTGGTAAAAGTACGTTCATGAGACGTATCGTAAAGTTCTTGGGTAAATGTGTTATAGTAGCCCCTACTGGGGTTGCGGCCTTGAATGCCGGAGGACAAACCATTCATTCTTTCTTCGCTATAAAAAACGATCCTTACATCCCCTCAGTAGAGAGGAATATGTTATCAAATAAGGTTGATGTAAGTCCGTTCATGAAAAGTAAGGTCAAGAATCTTGATACTATCGTTATCGATGAGATTAGTATGGTAAGACCCGATTTGCTTGATGAGGTTGCCGATATACTTAGACAATGTAAACGAAGTAGGGAACCTTTTGGTGGGGTTAGGCTGATCATGTTCGGCGATCTGTCGCAATTACCTCCTGTCGTGACTGCGGATGATTTTATTGATAAATATTATGAAAGCCGATTCTTTTTCTCGTCAAAAGCATTAAGAGCCTCAGGGTTCTCTGTAATTACCTTCGATAAGGTATTCCGTCAAAAAGATTCACAACTTTTGTCTGTGTTGGAGGATATAAGATGTGGGGTTATTACCGATGAATCTAGATCTATCCTAAAATCGAGGGTGATATGCCCTGAGAATATGAATGATACTATAGTAATATGCTCAACCAATAAGGAGGCTTATGAGATAAACAAATCTAATCTTGATAAGATAGATAATAAGGTATTTAAATTCGAGGCTAAGATATTCGGTGAAAAACCTATAGCTCCATGCGAGGATGAACTTATAATAAAAGTAGGAGCTAAGGTTATAATAACGAGGAACGGTAATGGGTATGTGAATGGTTCTATGGGTGTAGTAACAGATATAGATCCATATGAGGACGCTATATCCGTACAGCTTACCGACGGCAGTGAGGTTTATATAACTAAAGAAAAATGGGATAAGATAAAATACAGGCAAGTAGATGGATCTTTAGAAGGAACGTCTTGTGGTTATATCATTCAATATCCGTTAAGATTAGGATACGCTATTACTTCTCATAAAGTTCAGGGGATGACATTAGACAATATATTCGTTGATATGAGCAAGGCTTTTGAGATCGGGCAGATATATACCGCTCTTTCAAGATGTAGATCGATTGATGGTCTTTATCTAAAATCAGTTCCTAAGGAAGATATGGTACTGCTAAGCGATAAGATATCTGACTTTATGGATAAGGTAGATGAGAATGAGGGTGTTTTGAACCCAGAAAAGATATCTGATATCGGGAAGGATATGATCAAAAAACAACAAGATTTATTTGACTTCGAACAATACGGATTATAATGGCTAAGAAAGAACTTTTTTCAGACGTAGATGAGTTAGTATCATCTTTAAATAAAGAGCTTGGAGAAGGCTCGATAATGAACTTCGGTGACGATAAGCCTATAATATCCATACCAAGGGAAAGCACTGGTTCTCTGGTGGTGGACAAGGCCCTCGGCGGCGGATGGGCGGTAGGCCGGATCCATGAGCTGGTCGGGATGGAATCTTGTGGCAAGACCATGATGTGTACGTTAAGTATGATCGAGTTCCAGAAAAAACATCCCGATAAGCTGGTAGCTATAATAGACGTGGAGAACGCTTTTGATATTGAATACGCTAAGAAGATGGGATTGGACGTTAACCGGTTCCTTATTTCCCAGCCAAGCTACGGGGAGTTGGCTATCGATATCACGGCCAAGCTGGTGGAGTCCGGCAGGGTAGGCTTCATTGTCGTGGATTCCGTGGCGAACTTGGTCCCGAAGAAGGAGATCGAGGGTGATATGGAAGACAGCAACATGGGATTACAAGCCCGGTTGATGTCAAAAGCTATGAGAGTTCTTACCGGGATCGTAAACAAAAGCGATTGTGTTCTGGTGTTCATCAACCAGTATCGGGAGAAGATCGGTGTAATATACGGTGATCCGAAGGTAACAACTGGTGGTAACGCTCTTAAATTCTACGCCTCTATTCGTATGGAAATGTCAAGGAAGAAGGTTATTGTAGGAGAAGATGGCTCTTCTATCGGTCATGAGGTTCGGATAAAGGTATTGAAGAACAAGACAGCTATACCTTTCCAGATAGCAGAGACAGCCTTGTATTATGGCGTAGGATTTGACAAGGAGCTTGAACTTTTGAAGTTATGTGAAGAAACCGGTATCTTTACCCGTAAAGGATCATGGTACTGGTACGGAGAGGTCCGGGTAGGCAATGGAGTGGATAATACGTTAAGTATTATGAGAGATAATCAAGAATTGTGTCAAGAATTAAGAACTAAATTAAATATTTGATTATATGGCAATCGGAGTAAAATTTGTAGACGTAATACCATCCAGTGTAGAGAACGCTGTCGAGGTTAAGAAAGGGGATGTGAAAAACTATTTGTTCGTAGGTATTCCCATGAGTAAGTTTATCGGGAAGAGATATGAGTATGAGGGATTCATATACATGTGCCTACAGGGTGTCACTGGTGGTACGGAACTTGGCGGAGATATAGCCATAGCCGTATTGAGACCGATTCGCCCCGCCGTCGGGCAGGCATCTTATCATTTGGTATCGTATACACCTCTTACGTATACGAGATCTGATGTGGCGATATTCCTTCGCAATGGTGATTTTAAGGTTGTTAAACGTGACGATTGTAATCTTATCTGATCATGGGGACATATATATCGATAAAATCAACGGTAAACGCATTCAGGTACGGGATTGATCCTATACCTGAATGGTTCGACAAGATATCCCAAAGAACCAAGGAACTTGATGTGATGGTTGATGGTAGCAAGGTAAAGACTTTGGATATAAGACTAGAAAACGGCATTCTACGGGCTTTTTACGGTTATTATATAGGTATGTATCCGGATAACTCGATACAGGTGTTTAGACCTGAGGATTTTCATTCATTATATACCTTAAAAATATGAATATAGCGATAGGAATAGATCCGGGTATAGATACCGGAGGATTGTCCATGATCCCAGAAAATGGCGAGGTTAAGGTAATTATGACTCCAAGGATATCGGTTAAGGGGGATATAGATCTTAGGGCTATATCAAGCTTCTTCCTCGATGCCGCTGACAAGATCCAAGAAAAGGGAGGCGGGACGCTGGCGATCGCCGTCGAGGACGTCCATAGCATCCACAACAGCTCGGCAGCCAGCAACTTCGCCTTTGGCGGGAGACGTCGGGAACCAAACGCGCTTTTTGCGATGATGGTGGAGATGATGGAACGATACGGATCGCACCCTGATGTCAGGTTCATGTTCGAGGAGGTACAGCCAAAGACATGGCAGAAGGAGATCCATACGACTGCCGATCGGGTGTATGCTGCGGCTAAGCTAGACACGAAGGCTACCTCCATCCGATGCGCCATGCGCCTTTTCCCTTTGGTCTCTTTCGTGAAACCATGGTCAGGGAAAGGAGTGCAACCTACTAAGATACAAGACGGAATGTGTGACGCCACGCTTATAGCCGAGTATATTAGACGTAAGTTTAAACTATTTTAATACTATTAAGTATTTATTGTATTTATATTAATATAATTATGATTATATTTGCGATGTAATAAAAAGTTGTTCGTTATGCTTATAAGATGCTTGTCGAAGTCATTAAATGAGAAGTTGGGTAAACTGGATACGGTGGTTAAGAACGCCGGTTCCAACTCCCTTTATAAGGATCTTAAGATAGATGTTGTCAATAATCTGGCTTATATCACTTCCGTAAATGCCAAGGTATGTGTTATAGAGCGATTGGAGGTCGAGGCTGACTCTAACTTCTCTTTCTTGGTAGAGGCAAGCTCTTTTATTAAGTTCATGAAAAAACAGAAGAATTGCGAGATTACGATACTGCTTTCAGATAAAAAAGATCAGATAACGATCCGCTATGCTTCTGGTGAGTATAGTTGTCCGGCTTTTGATATCAATACATTCCCGCATGTACATAAGATACTTGATGGAGGAATTAAGGTTAAGATGAGCGATTATGTTTCGGTTCTTAACAAAGCCAGCGATTATACGGAGGTAGATGACTTTTATCCATGCATCGAGAATGTGGTAATTGATATTGATGATATTAATATTAATATAGTAAGTACGGATAGAAATACTATTTACAGGTATTTTGTCCCTAATCAGGATAAGGTAGAGAAGATGTTTATTCCGGTATCGAACGAATCCGCGATATTGCTTGATAAGCATATCAATAAGTCATCGGATATGTTGTCTATAAAAGTGGACGATACTAAGACTTATTTCTCTACGCCTGATATGGATATGTATGAGACCCATTTTGAGGGTAATTATCCAAATTGGAGGTTCGTGGACGAGCATTTCGTCAAAACAAGTACCTATGTCTTTGATAAGGATCTACTCGTCCAAGCCCTCCAAAACAATCTTAAGGTAAATGAGTTCGATCATTGCAAGTTGATATTTACCGATAAAGGATGCGGTATTATGTCAGAGAACCCGTCTTCCGGCAAATCATGTAAGGAGAGACTTGCTTCTTTGTCTTATCATGGTGAAGATATTATATGTAACGTATTATGTGGAAGATATCTTGGTATCATAAAAAGCATATCGTGTAATAGGGTGGTTATCGAACATGACCATAAATCTCATTTCAATAAGATTTATGGGGAGGATAATAAGAACGAGTATTTCTTGTCATCATCAGTTATTGTTTAATATTTAAAAATATATGGTGATTATATATAATTTTACACTAAAAAATAGTATATAAATAGGAATTTATAAATATTCTATTTATATTTACGCTATGTATTTGGTGGAACAACATATAATTACTATTAACGATAAGAGATATAAGGATTTAGATCGAATATGTTTCTTATCCAAAAACCTATACAATGCAGCTTTGTATATAATAAAACAAGAGTTTCTTAGTACAGGTAAATGGATAAGAGCTGTAGAGCTTAATAAGAAGATGGTAGCAGAAAATAACATAGATTATAGAGCAATGAGTGGATCATCCTCTCAGCAGATTCTTATGGCTTTAGATAAGAACCTAAAATCTTATTTCTCTGCTATTAAGGCATGGAAACGTGATAATAAGAAATTTACCGGATGCCCTAAATTCCCAAAATATAAGCATAAAACAAAAGGCAGGAATGTATTTTCTTATTCTTACGCACAGTTTAAACATAGAGGAGATTTTATCTATTTCCCTAAAAAGGAAGGATTATCTCCTTTAAAGACTAATTGCAAGGAGGGGACCGTAAAGCAGGTTAGATTTGTTCCTAAATATGATTGTTATGTCATAGAAATTGTATATGAGTCAATTGCGAAAAAACAATTTGATGATAATAACAGGATTATGTCTATTGATCTAGGTGTAAATAACCTCGCTTCTATTGTAACCAACGTAAGCAATAGATCTATTTTGATAGATGGTAGGAGGCTTAAATCTATTAATCAGTATTACAATAAGAAAAGGTCAGATATTCAACAACAATTAAAGAAAGTAAATGGGAAAGAAAATTCGAGACGGTTGATGTCCTTAACAAAAAGGAGAAACAACAAGGTGAAAGATTATCTTCATAAGGCAAGCAAGGAGATAATAAATACTTGCTTGAAGGAAGATATAACAACATTGATAGTAGGTCATAATGATGGATGGAAGCAAAATGTGAACCTTGGTAAAAGAAACAATCAGAATTTTGTTTCAATTCCATTTGAGATGTTTATATCAATGTTAAGGTATAAATCAGAAAGACAAGGGCTAAGGTTTGTTGAAGTAAATGAATCTCACACGTCAAAATGCAGTTCTTTCGATTTAGAGCCAGTAGGTCATCATGATACTTATGTTGGTAGAAGGGTAAGAAGAGGCCTTTTTAGGACAAGAGAAGGTATTCTTATTAATGCTGACATCAACGGAAGTTATAATATCATGAGAAAAGTAAAGGGGGATGCAGTAATGCCACTCCATACAGGGTTTGGGTATAACCCAGTTAAGAAATTTATTAACTAATTATACAGGTGTAAACTTGTATATAATTACCAAATATATAAAATGGGAGTTAGAGAAAATTCATCAGGTGGTAATAACCATTACTTTAAAGTAAGTGGTAGCGGACTATTATATCAGTCATCAAGAGAGCCAAAGGAAGGTTTCGAGGAGCATATAAACGAGAAGACCGGAGCCGTTTCTTATTGGAGGGTATTCTGGAACGGTATCGAAGGTTATTTGTCTGATATCAATGTGCGAGAAGTGGAGTTCAATGGGATAAAAGCCAAATACGTGTCCATAAAGATAAGTGATGAGGATGGTAATTATTTCATAAACGTTCCTTTGATGACTCAAAAAGGAGGTATTAATAATTACGTGAAGTCACTGGTAAGGTACTTGCCTAATATTGACCTAAAACGTAAGGTGGTAATAAATCCTGCTCATACTAAGAAAGGAGATCAATATGCTCCCGGTAATTTTTTCATTTCATACGCTAGGGAAACTCCAGATGGAAAGGACGAGCTTATCCAGCAATATTATAAGAACGGACAGAACGGATGGCCTGATAGGGTAGAGAGCACGGATATAATGGGTAACAAGAAATTCGATTATACGGCTCAAGACACTTTCGCTTTTCAAGTATTTAAACAATATCTTGAAAAGTTTAAGGCTGAAAACGAAAAATCGGAACAGGATAGAAGCCAAAGCATGGGCGCTACGCCAACCGCACAGACGCCCCCACCGTCATATGCAACGCAGGCTCCGCAGCAAGCGCAAGCCTCTTTGTTTGGAGGTCAACAACAACCTCCTCAATATCCTCCTTTTGGAGACGACAGTGATCTTCCATTTTAATTAACTAATTAAAAATCAGAAAGTTAATGGAGAGTAATTTCAATATATCTACTAAAGTGAATCGTGTCTCGATGCCTACCCAAAATAAGGTAGATACGGTTATGAAGAACCTAGGGCATCGATCTTGTATAGCGTATTCCGAGGAAAAGGATATGTATTATAAGGATGGAGAATGGGTAGCGTCAGATCTTGACGCTACTATCTTACCTCTTAGGGAGATGTTCGAGAAGACATCTGATTTGAAGTTAGGATTGAAGATCGTTTATTTAATAATCAAATTATAATGGCCAGTATTGAGGATATTAAAAAGCCTCTGGAAAGCAAGTCGTTTACATCAGCCAGAGACCTTGATGAGCTTGAGGAGAAGCCGGATGATAAACAAAACGAGGTTAGATTGAATTGCGACCCTATGGTAGGGATGATGGAGGAAGAGGGGAAGATCTTCCTTAACTCCGTAAGATTCTCGAAAGCATGGAACTCGTTGGGTAAGGATATTCCTATCAAGCAGGGTAATGCTTTCCCATTAGGACAGGGTGATGTCCTTGATATAGACACAGGGGTATGGGCGTCGTTCCCGGATAATACCATAGGGGTGTTGATGATGCTGCCGTCGTTTACCGGAGATACGGGACTTACTTTGGTAGGATCACCGTTCGTCTCGTCTAATAACGGGAATATCATGATCAGGGTCACTAATGTCCGTAAGGATATGGCTATAGTCGAGAAAGACAAACATATAGCTGAGTTAATTATAGTCGGCAAGATAAAAGCCGATATTTTTAGAACTTATAAAAGTAATGAACATGTTCGGATTGAAGATAGTAAAGAGTAGCTATATAAATACTATAAAACAGGATCTTGATGAGGCTATTAGCTATTCAAGTAGATTAAAAAGAGATTATGAGGATTCCCGCAAGAAGATAACGGAATTAGAAGAGAAAGTAGGGTATCTTGAAACTCTTTCCGATTCCCTTAATATGGATATAGAACAAAAGGATTCTATTATAATTAAGATGGGTAATGAGCTTAGTAAATCAAGAGAGATATATAATGAGTCGGTAAAAGAGAAAGAAACTCTTAAACGGGCTTATATGGATATCGAGAAGAAACATAAACTATCATCTAAATTACTCGATGAGGCTAGAAGAAGATATAAGGAACTTGAGGACCAGAATAAAATCATGTCAGATCGTATCAAGTATCTGGAGGCAGAGATTTTAGACATCGATGTTCCTAATGAGGTTGTTGTTGATGAGGATAAGATGGATCCTAACTCAGGTCATATTGATATACCTGAAAATAACGCCCCTGAGGTCGCTGATGCCGGTATTGACGTAAATGTCGAGAATAAGGCGGAGGATAAGAAGAAATCTAAGAAACGTAAAAAATCTAAGAAAAGTGAATAAGATCTTGTTTTTCTTGTTAACGTTATTTACCTTAGCGGTTGTCGGATGCGGTACGTCAAGAACCTATTATACGGAATATGATACTACTGACATATCTTATGTAGTGGATTCCATAGTGTCTTCCGGGACCGTGATGGGCCAATGGAAGGAGTGGCGGTTTACGCTGGACGACGGCCGGGTCGATAACTTTGGCTTCACCGCCCTATACGACGCCAAGGGAAAGGCTAGAGGGTCTATACAGGTAAGGCAAAGATCCGATACGTTTAATATCAAGATAATTGATTACCATAAAAAAGATAAGTAATGGAATACGGACTAGGTTACATACCATCGCCAGCAGATGATAGGGACGCTATTATGAACATGCAGCATGAGGCTGTCCCTGATGAGTATAAGGTCAATAACGTTGATAGCGTAGTGGATCAAGGATCTTCTCCTATTTGCGCTGCGGTAAGCTTATCTGAGATACTTAACTGGAGAAAGAGTATAAGGGCTATTAAAAGACCGGCTAAGATCTCTCCCTACGATATATATGATCTGAGAGAGGATAAGGATCAAGACGGGATGGTTCTTCGTGACGCTATCAAGTCTATCAAGAACGTAGGCGTAGATGGGGAGAAAATAAACAGTTACGCTAGGATCATAGATCCGGTATCGGCTAAGGTAGCTTTGATGCTGAATGGGCCTTTGGTTATAGGTCTGTATTGCTATAATTATGGTAATCGATTCTGGCAAGGCCAAGGGCAGAACTTGGGAGGTCATGCCGTTATCCTCACCGGCTGGGACAAGGCCGGCTTCGTCCTACAGAACAGTTGGGGGACGGGATGGGGTAGGTCTGGCGTGGAGACGTTCCCGTTCGAGGATTGGTGCTATATGCTAGAATGTTGGACAATAGTTTCATAAAGTTACTATATAAACTTCGAGAAATTACTATCCACATCCTCTTGTGAAAGCCGATGTGGTGTATTTAGGACCCGTAGCTCAATTGGTAAGAGCAACTGGCTCATAACCAGAAGGTTGTCGGTTCAAGCCCGGCCGGGTCCACGCTATTTTTGGGGAAAAACTAGCATAGAGTTTTGTCATTAGGTTTTTTAAAGTTTAGACGTTTGATGTCCTGGTTCGTGAGAATAAGGACATATGCCCTAATAGTTCAATGGATAGAACACGTCGGTCCTAACGATGAAATTTCGGTTCGATTCCGGATTGGGGTACATGGTGTTTTCTTAAACATATTCCCGTAGGTCGGTAATTAACGATAACCGGTAGACAGCCTACGGGAATTAATAAAATCTTACGTGCTTAAGATCGCTTTCAGTTCTATTTTTCGTGTGTAATCTATAGGAGGGTAGCACGACCCTCCTTTTTATAAATACTATTTGCTATGGACATTAATCAGATAAAAACGTATCTACCATCAGGATGGGATGTGGTTGATCTAATAGATCACGGCATAATCGATCTTGATATCATGAATGGGAAGATGATTGGTGAGTATGTGGCTGTGTTGATGATAAAGTCTTATGATAAGATTACTGAATCACATAACTTAACTACTTTCTCGTTCCATGATAAGGATATGGGTGGATTACGGAGATCGGTATCGAACGCTATAATGGCGGTTGGGTTAAGGAATAATCCTCTGACAGGAGATGGGAACACGGCAATCAAATAAAGGTGCTGAATACACTGAAAGAGGGATATTGGATATCCTTAACAGACAGTTCTTGGTATCTCCTAGATGGATTATAAACAACTTGTATGTCTATAACTGGGAGTCCGATTATCTGGCTATAACCAGATCCATGTACGCTTATGAGGTTGAGGTGAAGATCTCGTTGGCTGACTATAACAAGGATTTCGAGAAAGAGGGTAAGCACCAAGTAATGCAAGGCTGGTTCGAGGCACGGAAGCAATCCCTATACGAGACCGGGGACTGGGTCAGGTACGGCCGCCCCAACTACTTCTACTACTGCGTGCCGGATGGGTTGGTTGATCCTAAGGACATACCTCCGTACGCTGGGCTTGCTTATGTTTGTGGCAGGAATTTGAGAAAGGTCAAGGATGCCCCTATCCTGCATCGTGATAAATTTGACCCCGAAGCTTATAAGATGGCAGACAAATTCTACTACAATTGGTGGAACGAGAGACGTAAGGCCAGACAGATAGAAGGGAAGGATATGAAAGATGAGTTCAGGAAGAGCATGAAAAAGGTGAAGGAGAAGATAACCGTCGATGCCAAGATCAAGGCGATGGAGGCGTTCTGGAGCGTCTGCGATTACGCCTACTGGCCGTACGGGGGAAGAGGGGTGCCCGGAATGAGACCCAACTGTTCCGCTTGTGGCGAGGAATGTAAATTACAATGTCCGAAAGGGAAGGAATTTAAAAACAAGATAAAATGAGTAAGATTAAAGATTTATTGGCAAGAGCCATTTCATTGGCGTCAGAACAACCAATGAGTTATAATGAGGTAGAATCATTACTTGAAGATATAGATACTTGTAAGGTCAAGATATGGCTGGAAGAAGGAGCGATATTGCCTAAGTACGCCCATAAGGAGGACGCTTGCATGGATCTGTTCGTTAAAAACATAGAACTTGACGGGGGTAGGATTATATACCATACTGGTGTGCATGTAGCTTTACCTGAGGATTATGAGATGGAAATCCGTCCACGTAGTAGCATCACCAAAACAAAGTCTGTTATCCAAAACGCCCCGGGAACCGTTGACGAAGGATATAGAGGCGAGATTATGGTAGTATGTAGACGTGTGGATTGTTATGATGATCCTTCTTATTCGGTTGGGGACAAGGTAGCTCAATTGCTTATCCGTAGGAGGGAACGTATCGTATGGGATCAGGTGAAGTCGTTGGATGACCTCGGATATACCGATAGAGGCGATGGTGGATTCGGAAGCACGGGGAGGTGATCATGAGCGGAAGGGTTAAGATAAAGATCAAGGATAAGAAACCTAAGATCGATGTATTTAAGGTAATAGAGAGCCGGTTTAAGAATATGAACGAGCTTCGGGATCTGATTGACATAGATCCAAGGAAAGGGCTGGTCAGGATCCGGGACGGGGCCGGCTTTAGGGAGGTGGAGCGGGGCGGGTGCCTGCACCGGAACTACCTTAACCTGTTGGAGGAAGAGCTGGGCGCTAAATTATCCATAGATCTTATAGAAAGGTATATCAAAAGATAATAATATATTAAATCGTAAAATTATGAATAGATATGTAAAGAAACCAATTGCGATAGAAGCCGTAAAATGGAAAGGCTTTAATAATGATGAGATCAAGGATTTCGCTGGTGATAGCGTTAAAATATAAGTTATTAGGGAAGGTGACGCTGATAATGGGATACCTCCTTCTGTTGATTGTAGTATAGAAACCCTTGAAGGTGTTATGAAAGCCAATGTAGGTGATTACATCATCAAGGGAGTAAACGGGGAGTTTTATCCTTGCAAGCAGGACATTTTTGAGAAAACATATTTACATGAAGATGATATGATGAGTAATATATCCGATGGGTATCATACATTTAACGAACTATATAGATATCGAATGCTTTACAATGCCGCTTTCTTCAATGAGCTTGCTAAGAAAGGCGATATAAAGATCTGTAAATCACATAAGCATTATGATGGAGAGGAATGCTTCGGCGGATTGTGGTTTATCGTAATGGCAGAACTGCCAACGGGACAGATATCCAATCATTATGAGAACCGGTATTGGGAGTTGTTTAATATCCCTGAACTTGATACGGCATGGGAATGGGATGAACATACGCCTAATGAGGCCGCTGATAGAATAGAATTGTATTTGAAGTCAAATTGATATTAATATCTGCCCTAGGAATTAACTAGGCAGGTTTGTTTTATATACCGAAGTATCTACCACGATCTGGCTATCCATATCCCCAATCTCCATTACGTCCTTGATCATATCTCCTCAACTTTAGTATGGTTTATTATCCTGCTGATATGACGGATGCTTAATCCAGTCCTGTCCTTTATCTTGCCATATACGTAGTTCCTTGACACGACAGTAGCCAAATCACCTAGCTCGTCCAGTATCTCGTTATACATCCTATGGATCTCGTCGTTGCGGATGACCGTACTGTCCCTTACATATATCTTCTCAACATCATCGTCGCAGAAGAAGATCTTAAGCTTATGAAGTATGTCTAACATGATTATAGTTTTGTCCCAAAGATATGAAATTTTGAGGATAAAACCAGAAGGAAGCCAAAAATAACGGGAGGCGGAGGGAGGACGGGGGATGCCCGGAAGGATGGGAACCAGCCCGTTCCCTTGGATTCGGCGACATGATTCGAGAATAAATCATATATTTGTATGTACAAAATGCATAATAATATGATATTAAATAAAATTAACTCAATGGGGGAGGGTATTTCCCGTCCTCTATAAAAACAATAGATTATGTTAAGAAGAAGAATGTTAAGTCAAATGCCATTTCCGCCGTCCGGTAACGTGAATGACGCTTATTTTTACGTGGAAGCTCCATGGATAAAAGATCTGTCAAAATATAATATGAATGTGGATGGATCTATGTATATGGATATTGATAAATATAATGGTAAATATGTATTTTCCATGGGAAGAGTAGGAGCCTACAATTCCTATATCAAATTTGATAATGACTCGAATATATTACCATGCCCTCAACTTAAATACACAACAGGAAGGAAGATATTATCTATTCGCTCCATATGGAACCCAATCAGCATATAACATGGGACTCCCTGGAATGTTTAGGTATGTAAGGATCTGGAATTATGCTAAGAACTTTGACTTGGATAAATTCGTGCCGGATACTTGATCATACGATATTAAGGTGGTGGTCGTGCCACTACCTATCTATTATTCCATAATAAAGATATATACCAAGGGAAGTAGCCGGCGCAAGACCCGATGGGTAGGCCCGGAGGGATGAAGGGAGGCTTCCCTCCCTTTGGTACTACATCCTCCTCACAAGATATTATGATGGCGCTACAATTATTATATTTACGTTATAGGTATTATTGTGAATGCCAGTCCCAACGGCAACAGATTGGCATCCCTCACAGGCATTGGCTGTTATACAATAACCACTTGTTATAAGATCACCACTTGTTATAAGATCACTTTGCCAAGTTATACGAGCTTTATCTGTAATCTGATTATAAAATTCAGACATGTAAGTGAAATTGATGATCTCCTCAGGATCGGTTATCTCCGTTATAGGAGTAAATTCAGCTATCCTATTCCCGTATAACTCCGTATCAGCTAAATCACAATGCACACCAGAATTATATAGATACGTGAGAGTCCCTTTTGAAACACCTCCAGATGTGCCTAATAAAACGTTGTACTCATATTGTTGATCCTTTGAAACTATCTGTCCACCTATTCTTATAACTTCTATCTTCTTATTGCGATATATATCAAGATAAGATCCGTTAAAATCAGATTGATATGTATCTCCATCAATATATATATCTACAGGATTAGGACACATGCTCTTGTCTATATTAATACGGTAGTGGATCTTACCGGAAGAAGAAGTCCTGCGCCTAAACATACCCCCTCCTTATCTGAGGGTTAAAATACCCCCCCCCCATTATATCGCAAATATAACAAATTAAATGAGATGGAAGGTGATATGGTTGTGAGGAAGTATGAGGGATATTCGGGGAGGATGATATGCGGGACATTATTGGAGAGATGGGGTGGGGTATGATGGGAGGGGGATATGCGGGACGGACCACCTCCCCGAAATCGGCCCGGCCGGGCTGCCGTTTTTGGACCAGCCCCCCCCAATCCACTAAGGACGGGAAACAAGAACGGTAAACGATCTGCAAGCCGAAAAAAGAATGCTTATTTTGTATTTAACTTGTTGATTATCAATCATATAAATCAATATTTTAATATACGTTTACATTTGATTAGATTTATTACATATAATCTTCGAATTTTTATTGCAAAATATTTGTTTGAAAATAAAACATATATTATATTTGCAATGTGAGATAACAATATTAACAAACAAGGCGTGCTAGATGCCTATACAAGTCCCTAGGGCAAGGGCAAATCTAATGACAAGTAAAGATCTTAACAAAGTACAAAACGAGGTAAAAAAAGCAAGTGAGAAAACATTAACAAGTGCAGTAAAAGCATGGTGCAACCTATTTAAATCCGGTAAAGAAATAAACGACATACTAAAAGAAAATGATATCAAAGTAGACAAATCGATTGTCCCCGCTTTAGTCAATTTAGCAAAGGACAAGGAAATTGTAATACAACTTTGCAAAGAAATATTACCACGAGTTAACAATACCTTTTGTTCCTATAAAGAAGTTGAACGCGAATACTATGATAAAAACGATCAGGATAAAAACAAAAAGCTTAAAATGAACGAAATAGAAGATGTAGCAATACTCGGTTCGTCTCATAAACGTTTTGGATACAACGAGCCTATAGAATTTGATTTTGGCATATATTATGAAACGTTCAATGGCGCTGACAAACGTATTGTAAAATGCGCCGTGCCAATAAAGCGGTACACATTTAGTCTTATAGCAAAATGTATCACATATTACTTAACTCACCCTAAAAATGATAGATAGTATCATTTGCCCCTATATCTCTATATATAGGGGCGTTATGGTTGCACGTGTTTGCCTTCTCGTGGCGCAACTGGACTAAGACTAAAAACACACGATATTTGACATATTGATATAAGCATACACAAGTGGGTAGGGGTATAGCCGTTGGCGTTCGATAGCTTGTGTAAATAGGCCGCCTCTTAGCAATGTGGTTTAAGTTCGTATTCAGTCGCAATACGAATAGTTATTCTTTGGGCTTGTATCAAGACGGGTAATACGTCCGGTTTCCGGATAGGCCGTGTAAAACACGGGGTATATTGGTGTATATACGCATGTATAGGGCGTATGTCCATGCGTTGTAAGAGTAGCACGCATGGAGTGCATAACGGTGTTATAACCGTGTCAATATATCAAAGCAATAGAGTTTAAGGTAGCTTAAATACTTATGCGCTATATGTAGTAGCAAAATAACAACCTTTACAAGGGTATTTAGTGCGGTTAAATTGACGGACGAAATACGCCTTGTCGGTACGTATCACGGGTAACGTATGTACGTATTTGGCTTCGTTCGTTCGGGGCAAAGGGACAAACCAAAGGGAGTCGGGCGGGTGTGGTGTGTCCGGCTAGCCGTGTCGATAACGGCAGCTTTGTGCCTTCATAGCCGTGATCGTTTCTTATTGGTGTAATTAAATGAATATATTATGTACAAAAAGAAATTCAATAATCTGAATAGAAAACTATCTATCCAAAAAGAAAAGGCTTTAGAAACTGCAAGAAAGTCTCAAATTGACTTTTATGTTGAGCTTACCAAAGAACTATACAATTCTAATAAATTAGATTGTAGTAGGGAGTCTGATAAATGTAGGCGGAAACGTGTTAGTTATATGGCAAACAAATTGCGGCAATAGTCGTTTGTTTTTATTTGATTTTAAAGTTTGTGCCTTTCCGTACTGTAGTGATATAGGGCGGAAGGGCTTTTTTGTGCCTATATTTTACAAAATGATAGTATATGTATATATTTGCTTACACATAAAAGTGTTGAGGCGGCAAATTTTAAGCCTTGATCTAAAATATGTAAGTAAAATGCTTTATTATGTATCATTTTGTATATATCTATATCCATACAGACGGGTATATTGTGCCCTTATGTATGGTTTTGCGCTTGAATCGATCCTAAAAGGTATATAATAGGCGGTACTTATTGTATATTTTTTATCTATATCTAGGCTTGTCTTTCTTTAGAGGTAGCTCTAGGGTTTGATATATATTATGTTGTTGATACTCAATTATTTGTATTATTTGGGTATTGTTTTTAAATTACGGTTACTTATTGTATATTTTTATGGGTGTATTTATATATTTGGTGCTTACCTTGTTTTGTGGGTATATGGCGTTTGAGCTGGGGCGGTATGTTATAGCTACTGGCGACGCCCTGCCTATAATCATAGTTTCTTTATTGGTTTTATTATCAATACATTGTATTAGGCAAGTATATAAGGCAATCAAGAACAAGGACCTCGATATCCTAGACTAATCGGGCGTTCCACGTGGAACAATCGGGAGGAAGGTCTCGGTTTTTGTGCTGGGAGTTGGTGGGTTGATTTGTTTTGCGGGAGGGGACACCTCCAAACAAGGGAAACAAGGGAAATCAAGGGAAACAGGGAAAACAAGGGAAAACAAGGGAAATCAAGGGAAACAGGGGAAATCAAGGGAAACAGGGGAATCCAAGGTGAGATAAGGAATCCCGGGGAAACAAGGGTATCTTTATAGTAAGGGAATCTTATGTGTATGAAGGTATGTCTATGTATGGGTGTATGTGTTTCTTTGGGTGATGGAGGGAGTGTAGGAAGCCAAGGGAAACGGGCGGCGGCGATGGCGTGGGGTCGGTCCCGCTGGTCGTCCGTTCCTGTTCCCCTTTGGCGTTAGTGTAATATTAAAAATCTGATAGTGATATGACGAAAGAGGAAGCGAGAGAAAGGTTCGGTGACAATATAATAAACAAACTATTGTCGCTTGGTGCTGAACCGACAAACGTATGCAGGAATGACGATATTGTGGAATGGTGCAGTGATGGATGCATAAAAGTGGGCGATATTGAAGTATGGGCTTACTATTACTTTTATGAAGGAGAGAACCCTGATTTATGTAATTGGGAGGATCGCATGGAGATAGAGGTAGAGGAATGTTGGATTTAAAATTGACTGATATGAGATTCATGTATTTAACGGAGCTTAGAGGAAAGGATATATGCGTAGGCGACAAAAAGTGCAAGAGGGTAAAAATATATGTAGGTAGGCCGTTGGCGGATACGCCTAAAACCTATAAAAAATAGGTGGATTTGTAGCAAAAGAACTATCCAACGCTTATAACAGCGGTTGTGTTTCCATCTATGAAGCAAAGGATAAAACGCTCAGATATTCGGTTTATCGAGACGGTTGTTTTTATCCTTATTACGGGAAATTAGAGGTGGCAGAATAATACCAAGGGGAACGGGCGGCGGTGTCACGGCATGGCAGGCTACGGGTGTCGACCGCCGTTCTTTTTGGCGTGGTAATATAAAATACTAATAGTATGGACGAGATTATGAAACTACAAGATGAAGCGCTGCTTTATCTACGGGATAATATTACGAGAGAAGAGGCGTATTATATCCTTACGACAGAGAATGAAATGACGGAGGTTTTAATAGCTAAGAAGGAGGATGGAGGTAAACGTATCAAGATTCTTGATATGGAATATACTATCGAAAAGGATGATATGTTGTTGTTATTCGATACAGATGGGATAATAGACGAATGTCTTTTAACATACAGCCACATAGGGATAAACATGTATTTCCGTCGGCAAGATATTCGGGATATACTATCCAAGAAATTGGAGGTCATGGAATACCGGTATATAAAGATCCAGGTCGATAATATACCGGTAGTAGAGAAACGTCGTGTTATTCTGGATCTAACCGGGCATAGGGTGGATCGTAATGACCGTGATAAGATAGATTTTATGTTTATTTATTATATGGCAAGATTATGCGAGTAAGAAGGGCGGTAAAAGAGAAAGATGTTATAAAGATATGGGTATTCGGGTACGATCGGAAGCTTATTAAATCGGCAACGGATTCTGGGTTTAGAAGCATGTCGGCGGTATTATCTTACGCCAATTGTATGGCAGGAGATAAGCCTGTAGATCATATTAGGGTCTCGAATGAGAATCGTGGCTGGTGTGGATCGTATACTATATATGGTAGGGAGATAGATTAGTTTAATAGTGAACAACAAAGGAGGTGCGTATGAATAATATTATAACAAACGCTAATGGTGTAAAAGTAAAAGTAAGGGTGTATGATTTTGGTGATAAAACGGCTGATAGATATACTATCGTGTGTGTAAGCGGTAAGAGTAATAATCATAATAATATCCCGTATTACCCGATATTTAGTTGTAGCTCGAACCCGTTCCATCCTCAAGGAATAGCGATGTATGTAGGGGATTATTATCCGTGGAAGAGAAAGACATACGATTTCGGTAAAAGAGTTAAGGATCTAGCATCCTTGCCAAAAGAGGTGATTAAGTACATAAAAATAATAACGACATGAACGAAATAGTTTACAATAATTATGATTTGGTTGCTTTTGAGCAAAACGGCGAGATAGTGGTGGCTGTGACGTTTTACAGATATTATAGAAAGAAAGCGCATAGCGAGGTAAATTACAGGTGGAAAACCAGATGCCCGGAGTTGGTGGATAAGATTGTAAGACACCGTACCAAGGTGTTTACCGGCCAGCTTATTCAGTTAGCGAAGGCGTATGGGGAGAAAAGGGTCATTAAATATCAAAAACAGGAGGAAGAGGTATGTCAAAATACGACAGGGACGCTATAGAAATATATATACTAGATCATATAGATACTGATAATTACAAAAAGCAGTTTAGATATGATAGGGAGTATCTGGCTTTTATGCTTAACGTGTTTAAGGATGAGTATAAAGAACATATCAAAAGGGATGGGATTAAGAAAGCTTTCGAGGACTACATAATGAGCGTTCCGTCTATATTCAGGATTCATATAGCGGATTGCGATATCAGGTATTTATTACGTTCATGGGAAGTGGAGTTCGATGATGATGATGATGAGATATACATCTTGTATAAAAAGATCATAAGGGAGGTCTTCTTTAAGATGTGTAATGATATGAACATTAGATTTTAGTTTGTTAATATTGTGACCATGACCTTGGCGGGGTGGAAGGATATATCATAATCGTACGTGTGCGGATATGATCCGGGGTCAGTTCCCGGCACCTTGGCATAACTTAAATGTAAGTAGTATGGAAGATAATATTTTAAAAAGAGCGGCAGCGGAATTAAAAGAAGCCGGTTGCAGGGTTTTCGCATGGCAGGATGATACTTATAATAGAGGTTGGAGTAAGGGTGATTATATAATGTTGTATTACGCCTTCCCTGATTCACCCAACATCGGGTATCTGAGTCATGGAGAATATGGAATGAGTGTAGCATATAGTAGAGCCTATATACCGAGTCGTGGAAGTGGATCGGGATGTGGTATCAAGGAGGAAGCTACGTTCGACCTTGCGACGGCACTGGACGTGCTAAACGAGCTATTACCTAGGTGGTGCAAGTCTTATGGGGTTTATCCAGAACAATATAAGGATATTGATAGATGGTACAATAGCGATAATTATAACAAAAAAATATTTAAGGAAATTTGATATGGAAGTAAAGGATTGGGAGAGTTTGGTTTTGAATACAGAAGTAGGAATGCACTGTTTTGTTACATTAGCTGACGATAAGGATATTAGTAGAGGATATGCGCAGATCAGACGTGCGGAGCATTTCGGATATAACATCTGCTTCACCCGGTTATATGGAAATAAGTTTTATTTTGAAAAAATAAAAGAAGGTCGTACACAACAATATATCAATAGGAGGAAATGATATGGTGATAGAGTTTGATTTTGAGATATACAAAAACGGAGATTACGATAAGGTATATCTCCGCAACGGGAAAGAGCCAAGAATATTATGTGATAATGGGAAGGGTAATAGCCCTATGGTCGTGATGATTGAGGATGATAAAGCGGATGATTATATTATTCTTCGTTATAACGAAACTGGCAGGAGGAATATCAATAGTCAATCGAGTCTCGATCTTATGTTATCGATAAAAGAACGGGAGCCAGAGTTGTGGGTTGTTGTTATATCTTACATAGATAATAAGGATAAGAGGCAAAAGATGATCTTACCTAATTTTTTCTCAAGGAATATAGGAGGAAATATATATCTTCAAGGAAGCTCTAAATCGAATGTATCATATTATGTTGGTAGGTTAGAAGAAGATGGGTGCTTCGATGAGCTGTGCGAGAAGATAAGGGTAAAAAGAGATCGTATTTATAACATGGAAATAATATCACTATCAGATGACAAGGCGACAGTTTAATCAGTTGATAAATGAGCTAGACGGCAAAAGCCCGTTTATCGTATTACATAGGGATGCCGTTGCGCCTAAATACGTGGGCGTGGAGGTGTCGAAGGATGGGATGGTATACAGATATGCGATAATAGGGATAAACGATGAGTATAAGGCTAAAAAAGCCCTTATTTCGAAAATATTAGGCATAGCTAGTTACCTAAATGGCAATAAGCCCTTAAAAAAGGGTTAATTAGATGTATTTATGACCTGCGGCATCATATACGATATAATGCCATAAATGACGTTGTATAGAGGATATGTATGATAATATGATAGATAACGCATTCGTGTCTTGATATCATAATATTATGCCATTATATCCTCTTTTTGTATAAAAAAGATAACAAATGATACAAACATCTTGAATATGGATGAAATTAAGATAGGAGCTGAAATTGTATTTAATATAACCGGCAACCATAATATAGGATATGCCAAAGGGGAAAAGTATATCGGGACGGTGTTAAGCAAGGATCACCGATCACGTCTTTATGTACGGACAATAGGAATGCCTAGGGCTTGTATTGATGAGCGGGATGTAGAGTGGTTTATTGATCCAGATGGGGATTTTGATATGGATGAGGCGATCCCGAATCCTATGGCAAGGGAGTTGTATAAGTTGATGGGTAGGTACGTTTATACGTTCGGTAGGTCTTATGAAAGTATCAATGGCTATATCGTGTACGAGTGTATGATGATGGACAGGGATTTAAGATATAATGTTATGTATGCGTTGCATGATCATGGATTCGAGGCACGGCATATTGATAGTTATTCTTGGTGGATGACCAATGAGAGGCTGATGTCAGAGGTAACATATACGGAGGGGGATATTCATATAATTGTTCATGAGTGTATGGAGGATTATGTGGATAACGTGAAATTTGGGGAGGAGTTTTATAAAAACAAGTAAACATGATAAGATGCTTACTTGTGATGGCGATGATAATATTAACACCGCCAAAAGGGAACGGAGGCATGCCCCTCTCCCCGAAGCCGGCAGTGATCGAGACACGGGTATGGGATAAGCTGGCGGCCGCCCTATCTTTCGTGGAGTCAAGGAACGACGATCGGGCGTATAACGCCTCATCCGGGGCCTTAGGGAGGTGGCAAATGAAAAGGATATACGTTGATGAGGTTAATAGGATATTACGCCTTAAAAGAGAGAAAAGGAGATATAGGTACGAAGATCGAACGAATCCTGTCAAGGCTAGGGAAATGTTCGAGATATATCAATCTCACCACAATCCTAAAAAGGATATAGATCGGGCTATAAGATTGCATAGGGGATTACATTCTCCCAAATATGTTAAGGAGGTTAAAAACAAATTGAGGAAATGATATGAATAAAGAAGTGCTGATAAGTATGGTCAATAGCGGTAAGATAAGATTCATTCCGTTAAGAAGATGTTCTTTATGTAATGAGTATATAGGATACAAATTCGTTAGAATGTATGATGGGAATACAATACCAGTGTTTTCTAGTGGATGTAGATGTTGTGGTATAAATATCGGGACGCTATCAGAAAGGACTTGGGATGAGGTGCTTGATCTTGTCAAAACGGTACAAAACAAGCCTATAGATGAGAGAACGGAGGAAGATGAATTTATATTAGATAGTTTAATATAAGGAGGTGTTGTATATGAAATGGGTAATAATAAAAGGGGTTAGATATCCCAGTTCCGTAATATCAGCATTTGCGGCATATAATATGGATAACCCCTTCTTGAAGGTCAGGATAAGAAACAAGTATCATATAGTGTCTTTTGATGATGTCAATAAGATGGCTAGTCAGATGGTGTATTTAATGAACAACTATCCTGATTTCGTTGAGATAGGGAGATGGTGGATATCCAAGAAGACGGTGATGTCTTGGGTTCCCAAGGGGAAGGCCGTGGACGGATCGGGCTGGGTCATATCCTTTACCCTGTCCTTTGGATTGGAGGGAGGGACGCAAATTAGATTTGATAAAGAAGATGAATACCTAAGTGAGATAGATAGGTTAAACGAGTTGTTTAATGTAATATTATAAGGGAGTATGTTGATAGATGTAAATAAATGGATTGATAAAAACGGGAGCTTCGATGAAGCCGGCGGATTGGATTTAGTGAGGCACGGATATGAGTGGATTAGACGGATGCGTAAATTCGAGAATAAGGCAGATCGTCATACTTTTCAGAAAGTGTTTGGCAATAAAAGAGGCAATGAGTTATGGGACTGTTTTTTAGAGGTAGGAAGATCTATCTTCATATTAGAAGATAGCTATTTCCTGATTAACGACAGGAACGTCTTCTCTTTATGTTTAGCAGAGTGTAGTGATTATGATCTATATGAGCTTGTTCATAATATTGAGACGGATAGTGATCAAGGCAAATGATGTTGTTTAATTAAAAAAAATAAATTGTTATGGAAATTAGAGAATGTTTATCGGTTTATCTAGAGAGTGGATATCTTTTTGACGATATGTCAGAAAGATTAAAGTGGTTTGAGATTGATAAGATCTTGATCAGTTTTACATATGGAGTAGTTAGATATGTAGGAACATGGGGAGGATGTAGGACTGAGAAGACATTAGATGGGAAATTATTTTATTCGTCCGAAGAATGTTTTAAAAAGGGCGAGAGCATTCCTGAGACAAGACTATCAATATATGATGTTTTTGAGTCATTATATGGGTTCATTCCAATAGGTGATGTGTGGAAATACAAAAACGGAAGAGCTGTCAAGGATAAGTTGGAATATTTTGATGTTGAAATAGATGATAAAGGAAAAATTTATTGTAAGGAAACATATTACAGAACACGTGAAGATGTGTATAAATTCAATGGCTTAACTGTAGTTGACAGGAATGGAAACATAAGGTTAGTGGAATCATCAAAAAGTAGATTAATGCTTAGTAATGATCAATTGGATGTCGTGGAGAGAATGAAAGGCATCATTGATGACATGGTTAGGTTAAAGATGATTATGTATATTGATCAAGACTATAATCTTTGTTTTCTGCCGGGAGATAAAATAGAAGATTTGACAATGGATGAAACAGATGGATTTGTGGATACCACCGGTATAGTGACATCTATAAAATCTAAGGATGTAGTGGAGTTTTATGTAGAAAACCCATTCGTAAAGATAAAGGATGAATGATATCTGAATCTGGATTGTGGTGGTTCGTGAGAATAGCCACGATCATCCCTAAGCGTGAACATAAGGAGGTACGTATGTCATTCGATTGACGTTAGGGATCTAATTATATTAAAAGAGGAGGGATTATGAAAAAGATTGTATTAAAACTGTATGAGTTTGATGAGCTGTCAAAAGACTCACAAGAAAGGATCATAGAGCGTGAGCGCTGGAATGTAATGGAGCAATGTATGGATGCTTATGGCATAGACTATAAAAAGTCAATGAAAGCCTTTGAGGATATGACAGATACTAGGGTTTATAATTGGGAAGTTGGATACGAGAGATATGATTTTAGTTATGAGTTTAAATACAAGGATCCTATTTATGAACACCCTACAGATTATCATCGTGATATATTCCCTGAGAATCTATGCGGTAAATTACTGTTCAGATATATCAACAACAATATTATGCCATATATTATCAAGGGCAAGTATTTCTCCACGTCAGGTAAATATATTGATGGGAAATACAAATACAGGCACAAGTATAGTAGGGTGATGTTTGACTATGGAGATAATTGCCCATTGACAGGGATGTGTTATGATTATTATCTCCTGAAACCTATAATTGATTATTACAATGCATGGTGTACTTACCCGGATGATTTCTCGTTTGAGGATCTGATAGGGCGATGTTACGATAGTTTCTTCAAGTCCTGGTATGAGGAGTATGAGTATTGGGCTGATAATGAAGATGCGATACGTGAGGAACTTCATCATAATCAATATGAAGATCGACTTTATTATGAGAATGGGGATATATATGAACATGTAAATTGATTAAGATATGTGTAATGTATTGATTTATGATATACCCTTTGGAATAAGGGTATTCATGCATAGGGACGGGGTAATCCGTGAAGCGAAATATTGTGGCATGATAGTAAAAGATCCAGGTATTTGTGGGAGAAATATGTATGTCGAATATATTTTTTGGTTTGGAAGCAAATTGGGAGAGGGTAAAATTAAGACAAGTACGTCTATATACAAAACTCTTGAAGATGCTAAGCGGGAAGTTAATCCTATACAACATAAGATATTAGATATAAAGTCTTTTTCTCTAAGATATCTATCATGTCTTATCTGGGATGGTATACAGTTTTATGGCTGGTTATGGGATGGATCAAGACCAATAAAAAGATCGACACGAGAATCTTTAAATGCCTGTGAGATATATAGAGATAAGATTGCTTTCATTGATTATCATGGGAATAAGTATGATGCCGAATATTTCCAGAGATTTACCCAAACCGCTGAGCAATGCCGGTCGGCAAACAAACCAAGAATTGTTATGCTGGATGAAGAAGAACCTCCATATAGCGTTAATCCAACTTACATCCGGAATCTTCAAGAGATGTCAGCGGAAGCTGTGGAGAGATTAACGGAGTTGAAATGTTATAGCAGAGAAGAAGCATTCGACATCATTCAAGACTGGGCCAAAGAGTTTACAAAAAGATATAACAACTACGTTTTTGATGGAAGTTACTATAAGATGATAGATACGTTTATTGAAGAGAAATTAAGAACTATTTAAAACATATCTTATGAAAACACAAGAAGAATATGCCCGTGAGATTGACGAGATTGTTCGCCGTGATGTAGAGAGTTGCCAGATTGACTGGTTTAAGATTGATAAGGAAATATTCATGCTTCCGGAAAACAAGAGCAAGACATTTATTCTCGGAACACGAAAGACAGGATGTGATTTGTTGATACTGGGAGGCACTAATTGTGATGAAAGTTATTTGGATGGGGTTTTTGGGTGTCTTGGTAATGAGAAATTCTATGTTTGCCAGCCAATATCTCTTTATAAGACAACACGAAATATCCATGAAAGACCTGCCTTGTACGCTTTTAAAATAGCGACCGAGTATTTCAGGGCGCATGGAATGGTTCCCGTATTTGAAAATTCACATTGTAAATTGATGAGATTATGAATATAGAGATAATAAGATATAGGCTTCCGATTTATTGGATTGGGGCTTTGATTAATGGTGACTACACTGGAATATCTAACAAGGAAGCGCAAGAAATTGATGACTTTGTAAAACATGCAGATGGTTGTCCAGTTGGTGTGGATTGGGGAACAGAAGGTTTTTATTCGTATAATGACGCTTATATTTCGACAATGGAGCTGCCAATCAAAATAATATTGAGAGATATAGATATGCCACTGAGGACGAAAAGCGAGATTTTATTAACGATCTTAAGGCAAGTGAAGAACCTAAAGCCAAAATGTGTTTGAAACAATTCTTTGGTATTGAGATAGAGCCAGAGTATAAGTTAAAACCATTTGACAAAGTATTGGCAAGAAATAGCCAAGATGATGCATGGAATATTAGTTTATTTGCTAGAGAAATAACGGGTGTAAATTCTCATGGATATGAATGTGTACATGGGACGGTTTGGACTTATTGTATCCCTTATGGGGGCAATGAGGATCTTTTATAGAATAAAAATGTATTAAAATGGAAAATAAAGAACAGGATTTTATCAATCGATATAAAGATGTGCAAGAATCCATCGTGAAGGCAATGGACAAGGCATTAGAACGGGCAATAGGGAACAAGGTAATAGATTTCGAAAAGTGTGAAGGCAATTATTTGGACGTCTATCCTCTTATCGGGGCGGTCTTACAAATGGAGCTAAGGAAGGTGCTTGGCGAAAATGTGAATAAGAATATATCCCGGAATATGAAAATAAAGGCGACCAAGTACAGAAATGATTACAGGGTATGGTTGGACTATGCAGGAGATTACAGAAACGAAAATATAGAATAACATGAAATATCAAAATTTTATATGTCCTTATGAGCTTGCGCTAAAGTTGCATGAGTTGGGCGTAAATTCGGAGTCGGAATTTTATTTTGTGAAAGAGATGAAAGGAGGGGAAACCCAGATAGATTCAGTTGTGCAAAATACAATGAGGTATTCATATAGAAAAGAAGGCGACCTCATACCGGCTTATATGAGTCATGAACTTGGAGAGATACTACCAAGTATGATAAATGTCAGTAAATCAAAAATATGGGATGACTGGTTGCAGTTGACACAATATTTCCCGAATAAGGATAGCGAATATTACGAAACTGCCTATGTTCGATACGATGTTTACGATTCACAAACAGAAGTGTATAGTGGATTTGGAGATACAGAGGTAGAGTCGAGAGCGATGCTACTTATTGATCTATTGGATAAAAAGGTATTAACATTAAGTGATTTAAACTTAAATTAGATTAGATGGGAAATCACTGAAATTAAATAGATATATAATTACATTACCTAAATTAAATAGGTAATTATATTAGAAGAAATGGAGGGAAAAGATCATGGAGAAAGCAGTTAAAACAGATATGGAATATAGGGAGATATTGGAGAAATCATTATCAGCTATTCAATATCTAAGGATACATGGATTCTCGACATACATGGAATCGGAGGGGATTGTAAATAGGATAATGATGTTCAAGGATAAGAATGAGATGAGAGATCAAAAGATCAGATCAATTCCATAGGATTAACTATGATAACAAAAGAATATAAGTGTGTTGACGCTTATGAGGAACCGGAGAATCCAATGGAATGGTTGCCGTGTCCACGATGCGGCCTCCGGCCTCTGGTCCGGGAGTTCGATAACGGGAGATCCACGGCGTGCGGATGCGGGACGGACTGTTATTGTCATTGGAGCGCGCAGGCAGAAAGCATTATGTCAGTTATAAATAGGTCTGACAATGGTCGTTCGGCTAAGGAGTACGACATTGATGAGCTTAAAAATAACTGGAATCATTGGGTGAATACAGGAGAGATCCTGTTTACACCAGAGAATGGGAAATGGTAATATAATTACCTATGATATATTGGATAATGACACCAATGATGTTGTATATCATAGCAATATAGAGGATGGATATATAGTTTTAGGAAGACAGTACGGATGTTATATACAAAGAAGTAAAAAGATCATGAGTTTAATAGATAAATTAGAGGATTTGGTGGTTAAGGTAGACACCGAATACCAAGAGAAGATGGAGGCGGTGATCCGGGAGATAGTCCCGGGGATGCCGGAAGGGAATGTACGTCATGCCGCCGAGCTGATGTGCACGGACAGGATGGGGAATATGATGGACATAGATGTTTATATATTAAGGGAAGAAGATAGGCCTTATGAATGCCATTATCTAAAGGATCTATTGGAAGATAGGGTAGCTAGAATAGATAAGATGCATGAGGATAAAAGTTACACATACAATATAGATGATAATTATTGGTGCGCTACATGTGGTTCCCATTCTCATAAAAAGGATTCTGAGACAGGGTATTGCTGGCATTGCGATACGGTTAATTGGGTTAAAGAAGATGGAGCAGATGTTAGGGTAGGTGATTATATACCATTTTACACTAAAATCGTAAAATGATATATATCTATACGGAAATCCGTATCGGGTTCCACCAAAACCCTCTACCTTCTGGCAAGATACTTACATCGAAGGCTTCTTTTGCCGATTTTCTAATGATGTTAAATGCAGCGTTGATATCGGCGTTAATAATATTGCCGGAAGATGTCTTGAATAATCCTCGTTTGATACGTCTTCCGACATATTCCTCATGCTTACGAATCTGCTCGTTATCCAAGAAACTACATTTTGAGGTATAGGATTCCTCAACGATCTTAACATTGATTCCCTCAAGTGTAGCCTTATATGATATCATTGAGATAAACATATTAAAAGGAATAGAAACAAAGTTCTGATTATTCCGCTTTCCGATATTGATCTCTTGTTTCCAACATCTATTATGACCGATTATGATCGTATTAATGCCATTGGAGACTACATGATTAATCAATACCCTACTGGCTTTATGCAGATAATCCTTGATCTTGTTATTCCTTTTGTTGGTTAACGACCTTATTTGCTTTGAGACTTGTTTATTGTCTTTTAATTTAGATTTTAAATATGCTAATCTTTTATTATAATACTGGTTGATAGATTTTAGAGGCTTACCGTTGATGATAAAGCAGGAACCGGTATTTGATACACAAGATGCTAAATTGTTAAGTCCAAGATCAATACCAAGGTAATTACCGTTATCATATATAAGATCTTTCTCTTTCTTGTTATATACGATTTCAAGTATAATATATCCATTCTTAGGGACGAACCTGAGTTGTTGGATATTTTGCTTGTTAGTTCTCGTGGTGAAAGAGAATTGCTTTGGCAACTTAATAATACCTTGCTTTATCCATTTTTGAGAAAAGGCTGTTGTTGGGAAAACAGCCATAAACATCCCATCTTTATCAAGATACTTAGGTATTCTTACTTTCTCAGAATATTCACCTCTACCTTTCTTATTAAGAAGATTGAAGAAGGACTTGAAATTCTGGTCGACCATTATCAATACCTGTTGGGCTACCGGTGACGGTAAAGCACGATAGTCAACGTCATCTTCTGTTCTTAACTTCTTTTCAAGAGAGTAGTAGTTGAGGTATTTATACTTAACGGTATTATCATTCTTATATTGAAAGTAATGTTGTCTAACAACATACAATCCTTTGTTGTATAAGTTTTTGCACTTATGCAACAGATCTTGAATCTCATTGTAATATATTGAGCTTTGCTTGATTATATGTTGTTCAACTAGCCTCATGGCACAAATATATGGATTATTATTTATATATAAAAATAATTCAGTATGTTTGTAGTGTAAGGTTGTATATAATTACTTAAAAGAATAAATATGAATGATAGGAGAAAGGATAGTATTAACTATTAATAATGTTTATTTAATTTAATTCAAAAACAAAATGTCTACTTTTGTAGACATATAAAAATTGCATATATGAAAAAGAGTGAGTTTGTAAAGAAATTGGAGAAGATCATCGATATGGTTAAGACCGAAGATGATGGTTTCGAGTATGGTGGCAAAGTCATTTTCTATAAAGAAGATGATAGTAACTATGAAGTCTCGGTAATGAACATTGAGATGAATTTGGAAGTAGAAGCCAATGTTATGGCTGGTATGGATGATATGGATTTTACCTGCCTTATGAGTGAGGTTTATAAACAAAAGGCGGTAAAGGCTATAATGATGGAGAAGGATGACGATGAAGACAATTAATGAGATGACCGATCAGGAGATATATGATCTTACTGACGAACAGGTAGAGAAATTGATCGTAATAAAATGCGCCGAGGAAGGTGTTAGATTCATAGATGAGCCTCCAATTATGAAGACATATGACTATAAGCCTATTTCTCCATCACATTTCTTCTACTATTTAGAAGGGTTGAATATAGCCGTTCTTGATCAGAATGATGCTATTAAGATAGCTAAGTTTTTAAGTGAATTTGATCTATATAAGACTAGATATGATTTCGTTGTATCCAATGAGAAACTATACGGTAAGTTAGATATAATCGATATCAAACATATTCCGATGTTTGACACGAAAGATGAGGAGACCTACAAGTCTATCAAGGACAAGAACAATGAGATCGAGAAGGAATATAAAGATCAGGTGGATAAATACAATGAGAATACAAAAAAGATGGATGAAATCCGTGCCGAGATATGGTCAAAAGTAATTGATGTAAGGCGCAAAATTGATCACATGAATCATCTTAGAACTCTTTTTATGAAGGAATATCTTCCGTTGATGGATCATGATACGAATACGGCTATGACGTTTTTTAAGAAAGCTTATGGCGTGGATGATGATACGGAAAGATATATTCGTGAAGGAATAAAAGATTATCCTTTGTTTAACAATAATATAGATTAAAATGCACAATTGGTTTAAATGTACGGTTTCTTACGAGACCGATGCCGAGAACGGCATGAAGAAGAAGGTAAAGGAAGAGTATTTAGTAGATGCCCTTTCTTATACCGAATGTGAGGCTAGAATCATAGAGGAAATGAGACCATTCATCTCCGGTGAGTTTAGCGTTGATATCAAACGATTCAGGATAGCGGAATTGTTTGCCATGGATGGAGACCGGTTCTATAAGGTCACGGCTGATTATATTACGATAGACGAGAAATCGGGCAATGAGAAACGCAAGGCGTTTAACTACATCGTTCGGGCCAATGACCTTGATCATGCCAAAAAGAATTTCGAGGAAGGCATGAAAGGAACCATATCAGACTTCGTTGTCACTTGTATCAAGGAAGAGAAGAAACTGATGGACTTCTATGAGTTTGATGGTAAGATCAGGAATCCGGAGAAACATGAGAATAGTAAGCAATAAAGCTAGCTATGAGACCACATCATCCGTCGCCGAGAAGTTGATGGAGATAAGCAAGATGGAGGGTACGATTTATCGTATCCTCACATTGTCTAACAAAACTTATCTAGCTTCTAAATTAGGATATAGCAGATCGGGGTTCTATAAGAAGATACAAAACAGGAGTTTTAATATCCGGGAACTAGCTCAGATATTCGATACGATCATCAACTTCAAGGATCAAGATTGGACTGAGGGTAAGATTAATAGGCTTAAGAGGTATAGGGCTATGAGCCTTATGGAGTTCAACAAAAGTTATAAAAAGAAAAAGGCATGAGAGGTAGGATGTTACCGTGTGAGAGATGTGGGAGGATGGTAACCATAAGGAGTAAGGGGTTGTGTCCCGCGTGCAGAGCCAAGGAGCTACCGCCAAAGGAAAGGGCGGCGATACGGGTGAAGGCCAAGCCAAAGGGGAAGAGCCTAGCCGTTTTCTTTGGCGCCCATGTGGCTAGATTGAGTATGACAAGGAGATCTGCTACCGGCGCATACATACCATGCCCGGGGGTAAGCAACATATGCCACTTATACCCTAAACGGAAATATAAATCAGTTGCTGAGGATAATGATAACATTATCTACTTGACGGCTGATGAGCATACAAGATTCGATTATCTATTAGATACGATGGATTTCAGCCGGCTCTTGGACGAGTTTGGCAACGTATGGCTGTTGGCAGCCAGAAGGATGAGGGATCTCGCACCTAGAGTCGAGGAGGATGGTAAATTAAAAACCAGATTATTATCATGGATAGAAGAAAACAAAAATTACTTCTAGCTCTTGGATACGAAGCTATAAGTGATACGATATATAAGAAAGGCACGGATATGGAAGTCATAAGCGATCAAGAATCGTTTGATGATATGAGAGTCCGTTTATCCAAAAAACATCATGTGGTTATCACGGATGATGGTATTGTAATAGAGTTTGTTCATAATAAGACAATGGACGAGAATGCGTCATCATATTATTGGCGATCATCGTTACCAATATTAAGATCATATCATACAGATCCTAAATTTACCGCTTTCTTTGGCATATTAGACGTTTTGTCAACGATCCCAAAGAAAGATATGGTCGAGGAGAAAAAGCCTGTTGAAGAGCCTAAAAACGAGCCTAAGGAGGAGATGGAGGTTGAGTATGATCTGGAGACAGAGCAACAGTATTATGCTGCTGAATGGATAAAGGATATCCCGACACCAGTGTTATATAGAATGACTGTCGCTGGCAAACGTGTGTATTATGAGATGGATGTTGATGGGTATCCTATCATATACGATGGAGCCACTAACAATATCGCCAATGGGTATTGTGATACGTCCGGCGCTTTGGAGAAGTGGAAGAATGAGATGAGGCTCAAGGGTAAGGATCCAGACGAGTACGCCAACTACCGGGCTGACTTGGGTACGATCATGCATTACTTATTTGGATTGTATCTGACTGGAGTTAAGATAAAACTGATTCCAACATGGATAAGAAAAGCTGTCAAGGAAGCTAAGTTGAGAATAGACAAGTATAGGATGGAGCGGATATTAGTGGATAATATGGATGAGTTGATAGAAGACCTAATATCATTCGCTATATTCTGTAAAGAAAGACATGTAAAACCTGTGTTGATTGAGAAGATGTTGAGGTCAAGGAGATTGAAAGTGGCTTCCTCTGTGGATGCTGTGGTGGAGATGGATAGCGAGCCGGAGATGGTGGAGATAGAGGTCGAGACAGGAGAGTTCTATAAGACTGGAACCAAGAAAGGCCAACCTAAGACAGAGAAAAAGAAGATAAAGAGATGCAGGAGGATATTTGCTATATTGGACTTCAAATCAAACAGGAAAGGCAATTTTTATGATGAGTATGCTTTCCAGCTTGAGTTATATAGAAGAATGATATTAGAGAACTATGGAAAGATATTGGAGATAGAGGAGATATATAACTTCGCTCCGGGTGATCCTACCGCAAAGACCAGCCAATATAAGTTGAAGAGACAGACTGACAACCCTATATTGAATATGGCTACCGTAGTATATCTTCAAGGAAAGTATAAGTTCGAGAAAACTAATTATACGGTTACATCAAGAATCGGATCCTTAGATATAGAAGGCGAGTTTGATGTTAATAAGTTGGTAAGGAAAGAGCCGCTGAGGGACTATATATATAGAGTCATGAATGAGAGGAGAGGGTGATGGAATTTAGGGAGTTCAATAAGAGCGTTCATCGGTATGAGCTGGATCATAGCAAACCAAGGAGGAAGCTGACGTGCCCGCAATGCGGCAAGGATAAGTGTTTTACGCCGTACGTGGACGTAACCACCGGTCAGATCGTTGGAGAGCAGTTTGGGGTGTGTGATCATAAAAATAAATGTGGTTACTTTAAATATCCAACAGGGAGCGAACTTGGGAACAATGATCTTTTTACCGATTCAAACAAAGTATTAAGGAGGTACAGACCTCCTATGGATCCGGATATAGCCAACTGCATTCCGGTAAGCAAGATGTTTGAGACGCTTAATCCTTTCGAGACATCCGATCTTCAGGATTATCTATCCAATATCTTCGGATCGTATCATACCAATAGGGCATTTAGCTTGTATAAGGTGGGGATGATGAGATTCGGGGACTGGGGTAAGTGCTGTGTGTTCTGGCAACTGGATAAGAATTGGGTAGTGCGGACCGGGAAGATAATGGACTACGGGCCTGACGGGAAGAGGGTAAAGGTTCCCATGGATCATGTATGTTGGGTGCATATACTGGACGGTCAGGATTACCTGCTTAGGCAATGCCTGTTCGGGGAGTTTCTTATCAACTTCTATCCCAATGACGCTCCGGTGTATATAGTAGAGTCAGAGAAGACGGCTGTTATCTGCAACATCGTGTACCCTAGTAGGTTGTTCATGGCCTGTGGCGGTATCCATATGTTGAAGAGGGAGATGGTAGAGACATTGGGTAGGAGGCGGATAGTCCTGTACCCGGATAAGGGCGACGCTTTCAACGAATGGAGAAAGAAGGTAGACAAGGATATGAGGGGGATGAATATAGAGATAAGTAATTTTCTAGAATCAAAACCCAATATAAATGAGGGAATGGATATAGCGGATTATTTTATTATTAAACAAATTTACAATGGCAAAGGTAGTTGACAATTACAAGAAATTCAAGGTGCTTGAAATAACAAGACAGGAGATGATGGATAAGCTCACCAGATATGGGTGCTTAGGTATTTGCGATATGTGTAACAGACCTACATCCGTGGGCTATTATGTAGCAGTAATCAATCAATGGATGTGCGAGGACTGTTATAATGATTTCATCAAATCAGTTGACAGGTATGAGGAGGATATGAGAATAGAGGACAGGAATTTTAATAGATTCTGTGATCTATTTAATGTCAAAATACAAGAAAAGGCATGAGAGAGCTATCTTTAGCCCAGAAAGCTATGTTAAACGGATCCGTATGCCCGTATTGCAAGGCCCCATCCACTATGATAAATACGGTGGAGGGAAAGCAAGTTGGGTGCGAGAAGTGTGGGGCTTGGATGAGATCCGATTCTACGGGTAAACCTGTAGGTAGGTTAGCCAAGCCGGATCTCCTTAGGTCTATGGATATGGTAATGACCGAGATCAACGTATTCTTAATAAAAACAGGACATGATAGACATTATCTTTACAAAGAACTATCCGGTGAGCTTATGATACCGGAGGAGCATATATCCCCTTACAAGATGTCTTTGCCATCATTACTTAAAATCATGAGACATATCAAGACATATAGTGATAATCGGATACAGATATATGATGGAGGGAGGGGGAATAACTGCCCTAGGCATAAGGCGATAGCGATAGGCGGTAGCGCATGCCACGGATGTCCGGAGCATCTATTCCATGTAGTGGATAAGGTAACTGACTTGGTGGTGTGTGACGCTGACATGAGTTACGGTGATTACAAAAAATAATTATTAATAAAAATTGACAGAGCATGAAAGTAATTTTCATTCACAAACAGACAGGGTTTTATGTAGGAGGATCAGTGTTTAACAAGACATGTGGTTTTTACAAATGCAGAGATAAGATGATAGAAAAAGGCATAAGCGAGGATAAGGCCAACATGCTTATTGATATAATAGGTCCGCACTTATGTGTGTGGGAAATAAAAGATGGGGATGATCCTTACGAGAGCATGAGAAGCAGACTCGGAGATAAAGCCTCATATTTAGATGGAGAGGATATTATCGTAGAGGATTATAATTATGATGAGGAGGACGAGGATGGGGAGATCGACTGAATATTACAGAACACATCCGGAAGCCAGAAAGAAGAAGGCTGAGACGGATAAGAAGATCAACGCCAGACCTGAGCAGAAAGCCAAGAGACGGGAGTTGGGTCGCAAGAACTACAAGACCGATAAGCTAAAGGGTAAGGCTTATCGGAAGGGGAAGGATCTATGCCATACGGCTAAGGGGTTAAAATATAAATCAAGATCAGCTAACAGAGGATCTAAATCCGATACGGCTGGCGATAGAAACGCAAGAGGATGAGTGAGGATAGGATATGGAGGTCATCCAAGGAGATTATCATGGATGCCTATGAGAGGATAAGAAAGTATCAGTCGGGAGAGCTTCTCCCGGCTCGTACTGGATACGCTTATCTTGACAAGGCGTTACTGGGCGGGTTCTACCCACAACATGCGGTGGCTATAGGCGCTAGGCCCGGAGTTGGCAAATCTTATCTGGCGCAAAAAATCATGAGCAATGTGATGAATGTCAATATCAATCCACAGGCAGATGATTATGTATGGTTAAGATGTGAGTTTGAGATGAACCCAGAAGATTTGATGTTACGTTCACTATCAAAAAAAATGGGGAAAGACATACAAGATATACTCCTTAACGAGATGTCAGAAGATGAGGTAAAAGAAATGCAGAGATGCCTCAAGGAAGAGAACTCTAGCAGAATAACATACATCCCTAAACCATCAACCGTAGATGAGCTTCAAAACTTTCTATGGAATGAGTATATGCCAATAAACAAGGATAAGAAAATGGTATTCGTGTCTATAGATCATACGGCTCTAGTACAAGGTTCAGGAGACGCCAAAAGAAATATCGACTCGTTGATAACCATGTGTAATATCGCTAAAAGAACTTTTCCTAATATTTTCTTTCTTATAATATCCCAACTCAATCGTGATATCGAAGGACGGCGGGATCCAAAGGATCATATGCCAAAGCAATCTGATTTTTATCAATCAGATACATTGGGACAGTTATGTACGGCTATGGTAGCGTTAAATATACCGAAAAGATACGGGTACTCCTCATACATGCAATTTCCGCAAGGATGGTATCCTAATCTGGAACGTTTCAAGAGCGAGTCAAGACGATCCTTCCGTGTGGATGGATTATTGTTCCATCATATCGTAAAGGTCCGTCAACGGTCATTAGAGGAGATTGATGCGATACATGTAGATATCATGAAAGGATATGAGCGATATTATCCTGATGGAGGGGTGGTGCGCCAAGAAAGACCGGGAGGCTCGGACGCCCCAGTGGGTAGCGGCAAGCCGGACACGACTGTGGTGACGCTACCGCCCCCGCCTCCCAGTATCCCGTTGGAGCAACAATATATACCGCCCAGTGATGATTTCAATGTAGTACATGACGAAACACCTTATTAAGCATGAGATTGAGAAAAAATTTTTTGCTTGTCATCATAAAAGGGATGGAGATGTTATTAAAAGCCAATTTCTCCACCGAAAACAAGATGGGCATACGAGAGATCATATCCTCATTAAAGGAAATGGCCGAATACAGTATCAGGTATATCATAAACCGGGACAGGGAGAAGGAGATCATGAGCATCTGTGATGAGGTATCCAATAAAGTACAGGAGTATAAAAGAATGAACGATAACTCAATGGTATTGGAATTGGAGAACTTGAAGCGGGAGGTAGTGGCGGTAGAGGATCTTCTTAGCTCTTACAAGGGCGTTCTTGACGCCGAGCTGGTGATAGCCGAGGATGATATCAGGATCATACGGGATAAGATAGCTATAAGTTTGAGGGAGGACGGGACATGCAAGAGCATGACTGACGCCGATAAAAGGGCTAGGGTGGACGTAAGATACGAGAGGGCGTTAGAGGATTATCGAATCCTTCTAAGATGCGCCAATACGGTTAGGGCTAAGATGTCGGTTGTAGGGCATCTTAACCAATCTATAAATCAATCTATATCAGTTGGTAGGGTTGGTATGGCTAATGAATCTTATACAGTAAAACAATATGAAAAAGGGAAAGAGATTATCGAAAGCAGACGCCCTTAGGGTGTTGAGAAGAGCTTACAATCTAATAAAGAATGATAATTATGCGTTTATATGCATAGCAATAGAAAGGACAGCGGTTGAATTATCACTTGCTGAAAGATCATGTGTGGCGTGTTATCTTATACCAGAACTGAAGATGTTCAAACCTGTAAACAGAAAAAATGGAGATTTTTGGTTTCATTCATCAAAGAAAAACATAAGGTTACATATAATAGATACGCTAATAGATATATATAACGGAAATGATCATCCCGATATAGTCGAGAGGGTAGCCAGAAAGATAAGGTCAATATTTTAACTCATTAGCTTATGTATAGGTGATTATATACCATTTTACACAAAAAAAGATGAGAAATGATATACATTTGTACGAAACATTATACTGGGTATCACCAATACCCTCTACCGGTTGCACAAGAGTGAGATCGCCGGATTCTTTTACTGAACTAAACGTTTTTGATTTTACTTACCCAACGAATGTTTTAGGGTAAAACCTTATATCAAAGACCTCTTTTGCTCAATCGTCTTGTCCGAAACAGGGGACTATATGATTCGATTGAGTGAGACAAAATTAGAAAAGAAGAATGTGAAATTAAATAACATACGTATGTTTTACAACATATCTGGTGTAAAGTAGTATATAATAACCTATGTATATTAATTTTGAACAGATGATGACATCAGGATTAACGATGTCTGATGTCGGGTATCTTTTGATGATCCGGCAGAAAGAGGAGATGGCTAGCGTCATTCCAAAGGAGAAAATAGATAGTTATAAAGCATCTGGTTATATCGAGCTTCAGAAGAATGGGAAGTGGAAGATAACGCCAAGGGGAGGATCGCTGCTGATGCTGATAGAGACACCCGGTCTGACACCGGAGGTCGAGGGGATCCGGGACCGTATCGTTGGGGTATATAACGATATGGGTAAGGATACAGGAGCTATCAAGGAGGTGGAGAAAAGGCTTATCTGGTTTGTGGCTAACACCAACTTCAAGGAAGAACCTATAGTAAGGGCTGTAATATCCCATATAGACCTTAAACGTGAATATACGATGAGGTTGGATAACTTGATATGGAAACCGTCAAATGTCTATAGCGTACATATGAGCTTATCGGAATCAACGTTATTCGATACGATCATAAAGATGTATGGCATGACATCCGATCTGTATCTTAGGGAGAATAAGAATAAGGAGCTGGCATGGTTGTTCGCCGTAAGCCGGCTTCCGGACCCCCCCAAGAGGATGGATAAGGAATATACTATTACTGGAGATGTTAAGATGGACATCGAAAGAATATCAAATATAAAAAAAGAATTAGGTAGAAGATTAAAAATGTCGATTTAAGAGTTATGAAAAGAAATCAAGTATTAGGAGTAGTAATAGACGCAATATTTGCGAAAACATCTGAGTTTGATGATATTGAAGACATAAAGGAAGATAGTAACCTATCGTCCGATATGGCTATGGATTCATTGGATCTTGTTGAAGTGATAATGGATATAGAAAAGATGACAGGTGAATACATACCAGACGAGGTGTTTCGCAATACCCCTTGCGATGAAATAACGGTAGGAAGTTTAACTGATATGTTGTATGTTTATTTTAAGGACAAATAATGGACTTTGGATATGACGATTGGGAAGAGGGGTTAGAAACCCCTCTTGTCGATGATTGTGATGACGATCATGAGGAGGAAGAATATGATTTCAGTTAAGGAGTTAAGGCCGGGCAATCTTGTAAAAGACAAAGCTGGCGATATATGGAGAGTAGGGTGCGTTACCGGTATGCGTAATGAAAGTGGATCATTAATCCTTGAACGTGAGGTTGATGATGGGATAATGAAATGGTATTCAGGGGAAGATGATGTCATGCCTATTGAGATAGACGATAACCTTCTTGACGCTATCGGTTTCAAGAGTGACAAGAATAGGGACGTATATCGTGGACACGGGATGACCATGGAGGTTTTTGGCGACGAGTATTATCTCGGACTTAGGGATATGGAGGATGACCTGAGCGAGCTTATCCAGATAAGGTATTTGCATAACCTACAGAATATTTCGATGGATTTATATGAGCGTGACATAAATACGGAGAGGCTTTATGATCGTTCCGGAGAATAACTTGCTATGTAAGACCATAGGCGGCGAGAAGGTGCTTGCCGCATCCTACTCACAGATAGACACGTTTGTCCAATGTCCGTATAAGTGGTATAAGACTTACGTGGAGGGTCACAGATCCACGGAGAAGCACGAGGCTACGTCATATGGTACGGTTATCCACCAGACAATGGAGTACTTCTTCAAGAACGGATGTAGACCTTCTTATGAGGATATGAGTAAGGCATTCAACTACTACGCCGATATAGAGCAGATTCCTTTCGATAGCGTAAAATCCCAAATCGAGTCCATGCAACATGCGGCTAGACTAATAAGATGGATTGTGGGGTTGTTTGAGAAGGATGCTGCTGGCAATTATAAGAAGGCATGGTCTGATCTTACGCCAATGGAGAAGGTGGTCCGGGGGTCGAGACCGGCCGGCGTAGAGGAGGACTTCGTCCTGCCTTATAAGCTACCCAAGCCCCTTACATTGGATGGTGTGACATACGATAAGGTACATATCATAGGATCAGTAGACTGGAGAGGTGAGTATAAGACAAAAGACAGAACAGCTATGTATACGATAGACTGGAAGTCCGGGAGAAAGTTATTCGATGAAGATAAGCTGCTTCATAATCTCCAACATCCGATATACGCCTTTTACATACTCAGAAAATATAAGGTATTGCCGGATATGTGCAGCTATTTCTTTACCCGCATGCTGGACAATCAGAACGTGAAGGTAGATAAGGAGAAAGTAGAGAGATCGGTCAAGGAACTTAACGATATTCTCCTTGACATGTATGATTTCGAGACAAATAAAATAGATAGCTATCAAGCTCACGTTTGGGACGATGTCAAGCAAGGGTATAAATACGAGATACGCTACCTCATGGGACGTCAGCCGGCCTGCCTTGAACCCCGCCCCAAACCCTTGTGTTTTTGGTGTGATTTCTCGATCCACAAACAAGGAACATGCAGGTACTCATCGGATTGGGACGAGTCTAAAAGAAAGAATAAAAAAGATTAACTTCATTAAAAAGCCTAGGTAAACATCTAGGCTTTAATTATATTTGCAATACAAAAAGATCAGATCATGGAAGAGAAAAATGTATTAAATTTATTAATGTCGAGAAAGGATATCAGGAAGCTGGTAGAGAAATCGAATGAATGTTATTCTAAAATGGATTTCGTGGGAGCCATAAAATACCGGAAACAGATAAAGGATATTATTGACAAGGAGTCCAGGATCATGCTAACAAGAAGCGAGTCGCTTATTGAGCTAATGAACGGCTCTGGCGATGAGTATAAGTTCAAGATGTTGGTATGGCTACATTCCATGATGTGTATGGCGGATGTATTTAACGGGATATTGGAGGATTTTAAGGATGGGGTAAGGAAAGCCAATGGCAACTCTAAGTTCGTTAAGTTCGATAATCTGGATAGATTGATGACAGAATGCAAGAAGGAAATTGATTATCTAATGAAAGGCACAAGTAAATCATTTCAAATATCCTTTGCTGTAAGGAGCGATGAGATGAGGGAGATGATAGAGAATATGGTTGGGGATAATATCAGGGAAGGGTACGACATGTTCAAGGAAGAGGCTGAGATGGTGAATGAGACAGATAGGAGCAAGATAGAGGAATTTAATAAAAAGCTTGACCATGATCAAATGTAATATAAAGCTAGGCGATATAGTCCATACCCAGATAGGAGTAGGAGAGGTGATAGCCATAAGCAAGACCAAAGAGACTTTGATGGTGAAGATGGATGATGGTCGGGAATGCCCTATAAGACTAGAGTACGTAAAAGACGTTTTTGATAACTACAAATCCAAATGATTTACAAATTAAGACCATATCAAGAGGAGTGTGTTAAAAGTACCTCCGATTACATAAATTCTGATAGACATGATCCGGCATTGATCGTAGGTCCTGTAGGTTGCGGTAAGTCACTGCTGATAGCAGAGGCGGCTAGATTGATGGGAGATAAGACGCTGATTTTACAACCATCAAAAGAATTGCTGCAACAGAACCACGACAAGATAACGTCGTATGGCATACCGGCTACCATCTACTCCGCTTCCTGTGGAAAGAAAGAGCTGTCTAACATGATATACGCCACGTTAGGGTCTATCAAGAAGGTTGTTGGTCAGCTTAAGGAGATGGGGATCAGGAACGTGTTGATAGATGAGGCTCATGCCGGGTATAGCCCGGAGGACGGCAGTGAGTTCATGACATTCATGAATGAACTGAAACCGAAAAAGGTGATAGGGTTTACCGCTACACCATGCAGGCTTAAAACGATGTCGATAGGGCAGGTGTCATATTCCCAGCTTAATTTCATCACTCGTATGAGACCGGTATATTTCAAGAACCTGATTCACGTGATACAGGTAGAGGAGATGATAAGGCAAGGATTTTGGACACCTCTTAAATATGAGACATGGGATTTCAATGGAGATGCCCTTAAACTTAATTCTAACGGCTCCGAATATACGGCCGAGTCTATTAGTGAGGCGGTGAGAAAAAATGGCTTAAACAACCTTATTTTACGTCGGTTGATGGTATTAAAAGACGTATGCAGATCTATACTGGTGTTTATGGATTCTGTTGAGAGCTGCAATACCGCCGCCGAATGGATGAACGCAAAGATATGCGCTGGCATGGCGGAAGTGGTTCACGGAGGCACGCCAAAGAAACAGCGGGAGGCTATAGTCGAGGGGTTCAAGTCAGGTGGGACGCAGGTGGTGTTCAACTATTCCGCCCTCGGAACCGGATTCGATCACCCAGGACTGGACTGCGTGATAGTAGGAAGACCGACATTCTCATTCTCATCGTTTTATCAGTGGCTTGGCAGGGCGGTTAGGATAAAGGACGGTAAGGATAGCGCATTGGTCGTTGATTGTTGTAACAACTCGTCAAGGTTCGGTGATATAAGGAAACTTAGTATAGAGAACTACAAGGGGTATGGATGGGGAATGTTTATCGGCGATAAACTAATTACCAATATTCCGATGGGGGATAAAGTAACGAAAACAGATCTGGATATCAAAGCCGCCAAGAAAGACCGAAGGAGGGGGCTGACGCAGGGCATTACCGCCTCCCCTGTACCCGGGAGACCGGATCATCCCCTTGGCTCTATGGTAATGACATTCGGGAAATATTGTGGGTGGATGTTGCATTCGATCCCAGTATCGTACTTCAAATTCATAAACGAGACATTTGACTGGGATAATGACAGAAACAAGGATATAAAAGAATACATAGATTTTTTAATTAAAAACAATAGATTATGACAGGATGTATATATCATGAGGCTGATCTTGACGGAGTAATGTCAGCGGCTATAGTAAAAAAGTATTTCAAAGGGGAAGACATTGATCTTCTTCCTTACAATTACGGCAAGGAAATACCTGACGTGAATAAATATGATAAGGTGTTTGTAGTTGACGTGTCATTTGGAAACAGAACAAGATTCCTTTTCGATGAGTGGAAGGATAAAGGTACAGATGTCATATGGATAGACCATCATAAGACAGCCATAGACGATATGAGGGATTACGAGGTAAAGGGCAAGAGGCGTATAGGGACGGCGGCCTGTGAGCTTACGTGGGAATATCTTTTCGATGATATCGAAACCCCTAATGTGGTAGAATTATTGAGTGCTTATGATGTATGGGATCATGATCGCTTCGAATGGAGTGACGTTCTTTCATTCCAATATGGGATGAGAGGGTATTGCGGGCTTGACGTTGACATGGTCAGGGAGGTGCTAAACAAGGCGAATGGCGAGTTTGTTTCTGATATGATAAGAAATGGCGAGGCCATAATAGAATATATCATCGAGAAAAACAGAGGAGAAATGAAGATGTTCTCATTCGAGGCAGATATATTTGGATACAAGGCGATATGTATGAATACTACGGAGTTTAACTCTACTACATTTGAATCTATGTATAACCCTAAGAGACATGATCTGATGATGCCATTTTGCTGGAACGGAAGATCCTTTAGATGTTCATTCTATACCACCAAAGAGGAGGTGGATGTCTCGGCGCTGGCACATAAAGCCTATCCCGGGGGAGGAGGTCATAAGGCGGCGGCAGGCTTCCAGCTTAGCGCAGAGGATATGATGGAGTTTTTGAAAACAAGGAAAATGTTATGATTGAATTAGGATCTACCTTTATAATAATGGCGTGTTCTATCTATTTGATAGTAGAAGGAAATGAAAAGAATGATTCGACTAAATTTTATGGAGGGATAATAGCAACGATCTTATCTATCTTTTTGATGTGTTTAGTAATACAAAATATAAAAAATACAGAAAATATGGGGAAAATATACAAATTCAAGAGACTTAACGAAATGAAGCTAGACGATTACGGCTTCGGTTTGTTCGAGTACAATGGTGCTCTTTATTTCAAGGAGGCAGATGAAGGGAAATGCTTTGATGTAAGGAGCGGGAATGAGGTTATTATCGGGAAAGATAAGATTATAATGACTTTGGAGGATTAATATGAGGAAACTTGACAACACCAACAGGACGAGAAAGAAAAACGTACGACACTCGTGGGTAAAGGCGGATCCGGGGATTCAACGCTGCGCTATTTGTGGAATTACGAAGCAAAGCGAGTGGAGAGACGGGAAGACCTCGATTTGTGTACATCTATCATCTGGTGAACTCTACTCTAAGACAGGCGAGACACCGGAATGTAGAGATTTGAGTGAGTTTTATTGATCTAAAAATATAGTTACCTATGAAAGAAGAATTTAGCAAATACGAAAAGGTTGTTTATGACGGTGAGGTATTTGAGGTGCTTGAAACTGCTGATCGTATAGGTCTAATGAAATTAGTCCCATTATTTAAAGCATCATATAAATATACTTGGGTTGACGAGGAAATGGTTGTATCATTAAACAGGGCTATTAAATTAAGGCTTATTGATAAGGAAACGGTCGATAAGCTTACGGATTATAGCTCTATCGGCGAGGATCTATGTAATACCGATGAGTGGGAAGCGACAGACGCACCGTTCGTCGGGAAGGACGGCAGCGGGAAGAACGACCGGGCCGACGGCAAACTCCGGTGGGATCTCCTTCCTTTGGCTGAGATAGAGGACATCGTGAGGGTATATACGGAAGGAGCCAAGAAGTACGCCGATAACTCATGGCAAGATATACCTGATGGATTTAATAGGTATTTTGCTGCGAGTCAACGTCATATAATGGAATATATGAAAGGAGAGAAATTTGACAAAGAAACCGGTTGTTATCATCTTGCATGTGCGGCATGGAATATAATAGCTATGTTATATTATGACAAACATGGGAAAGGTAAGGATATGTCTAAAAATAAGACATTTAAATTCATAGAGGAAGCATCCATAGTACATGGGAACAGATACGATTATAGCAAATCAATATATAATGGGCATGACAGAAAGTTAATTATAACATGTAAGATACATGGAGATTTTATGCAAACACCTCATAATCATCTAAACGGGCATGGGTGTCCTAAATGTAGATATGACATGAACAGAAGATTAATATGCGGGGTTGGTGTAAATGACATATACGGGAGTAAAAACGATAGGAGTTATAACACATGGTGTCATATGATAAAGAGATGTTACATGAAATCTAAAAAATTCAATGCATATAAAGATTGCTATGTATGTGATGAATGGAAAATATTCAGCAATTTTAAAAAATTTTATGATGAGAATTGCCATGATAGTACATTTCATCTTGATAAAGATATAATATTCCAAGGGAACAAAGAATACTCACCTCAAACATGCGTGTTTGTTCCCATGGAAATAAATGAATGTATAAAATCTGAATGGTCAAACAATAAGACTCTTCCACTGGGTGTTACTAAAACGAAATATGGTAAATACAGGTCAAGATGTAGAATAGAAAAAGGGGAAGGAGAGACACATATAGGTGTGTATGAAAATGAAAAAGAAGCATTTTATGCCTATAGGGAATTTAAGAAAAAAAGGCTGAAGGAAATGGCCGAAAAATATTTTAATAATGGATTGATAGACAAAAGGGTGTATGATGCCATATTGTCGTATGAGATATATCCATTTAAATATGGGGACAAGAGAAATGATGAATATGATTACACAAGTAACAAACATAACAAAGGGTTAATAGAATGGAAGAGTCAGGAGAAAGAGTAGTAGATGAGAGATTAAGAGCTATTAATAAAAAAACCGGTAAATACGTTGATTTAATCAAGCGCACTATTTATGATGATACTCCATTTCCGATAGTTAAGTATCTCAATTATAGTTATGATGAATTGAATTATGATTATGTAAGGTATCTGAATTTTGATATAGACATAAATTGGGAGCATCGTAGATATCAGATTGTTAAGGATTTATTATCTAACGATTTCGATGGAAGGAAGATGTGTATAGATGAGGTAGATAATGCTATATTTACTGCTGATTTAATTATTAACAGATTAAAAACTATTTAAAAATGGTAAGAATTGATTTTTTCACGAAGAAAGACGCTGAGTACAGCGATTACATGCGATATATTATCGCCAACACATTACAGGAGTATGAGGGTGAGGTCACGTTAAACCAGATTCCGGAGAACAAAGCCACGGAGGAGGAAATATCCAAGTACGGTATAGAGGTATATCCTACTATCATCGTCAGCGGTGATAACATGGATGGCTTTAATAAACTTGAGGGGATGGCCAGAAAAGCTGATCTTATTAACGTCATGTCGTTATACGACAAGAAATAGGCTTATGACGATAAGGGATAAATATTTTGGTTGGAAAGATATATTCTTTGACAGGTTCGTGCATTGTTGTAATGAAAAAAGTGACCAACCACAAGGGAGTAATATACCTCTAGCCAAAATAAACTTCGATAACAAGACAGGATATGTGGAGGACGGGACTATTAATATAGCCGAGCTTCTTCAATATCTTTGGATAAATAATAAGGTCTATGGGTGTGAATATGCACCCATAGATATATCCTCTGTCTTGCAAACATTGATTAGATTGACCGAGAACGCTAAGTTCATATTTGACGACCAACCCGGCATACATGATATGATCCCATATAGAGGTTTTTTTCTTAGAGATGACTTTTCATCCGGGAAAGATTATTCACTTGATTTGGATAAAATAGTGAGCGGGATGGGTGGATGGTATGGAGAGGATGAAGACCCATGCTATTCGATGTTTGTTAGCCAAGATCAGATATGGAACTTAAATCCGATATTAAAGGTATTAGCTGATGAGGGATCTATTCTAGCCAAGGAACTTGGGTATGATATGAACTCATATGTCAGCGATAATGGATACACGATATACAACCCATATCTGTCATGGATCAATCATTACTATCATTATTGCCCGACATTTAATGAGGATAAATTAAAGCCTTGGGATAGGGTAGAGGATAGAAAGAATAAGTTCAAGATGACGGATAAGGTCAAGAGAGGTGCCAATAACTGGTACTATTCAGGCGGAACTATATCTTGCGTAGATAGCTTCTTGGGGAAGAAATACAGGAAGAATCTCCGAACCTTTATCTATCGTGGAATAGTATTCTTCCTTGACCGGATATGGCATACGCCTTTATTTGAGAAGATGGGTGTGAAAATGAAATACAACGCTTATTATTGTTATGCCGCTACCTCCGGTATTTGGTACAATAAAGGATTCAAGAAAAGGCTAGCCAAGAGATTTAACGAGTCTTTACGTGGCGGAGGGGATCTGTTCGGGGCTAACCTAGCCTGCATGGTCTGTGACCATAAGGATATCGATTGGGAAGCGCTTCGTCTTTGGCTTGACAAGTATGACGAGCCTAATGATAAGGGTATGGTGAATAGCCCTATCCAATTTATGTATTTATATTTATATTACTATTTTAACAAATAACTTGAAATGAAGAAGATAAATGACTGGGTTATAAGAACATTTGGGCTGAGAGGTTCATGGAGCTGGGCTAAGAAACAGATGTTAAATGGAGCGATCATTAAACGTAAGGCCACTATAGGGACATATAAAATAGCCATTGATAATGACAAGAATAAGTTACTTGTAGCTACATGGGATCATCTAGATCAAAGTCCTGTATGGGAAAGGTGTCCGCATAGTTTATTAGATGAAGATGCGGTTGATTATTTTGTCACAGCTCATAAGGAATTATCATATGGGGGCATAAAGATCAGGATGAAAGATGAATTTAATTGTATCGATAAAATGTTGAAAGCATGAAAAAGATTACCGATAAAGACGTAGAGGCTCTTAAAGCCGGAAAGAAGGTGACAAAAGGTTTTATCCATATGCAATTGGATGATAAGGGAAAATTGAACTTGTGGAGTGATATCAATATAACTGACAATTATAGAAGTCTTAAGATAGACGCTAACAAATTGTTTGATCATGGGATTCTTTCAGAGGAATATGATAAATTGAGAGTTATAAATATAGGACAACAGGGACGAAGGTAATGAAAGTGCATATTATTAATCATCGCTGCGGTGACGATGAAATAGAAGTTAAAAATGGCATACGAGTTTTTGATTGGGTTGGTAATGAGTTTATTATAAATCTAAATAATTTTGGGGAACTGGAAATAAATGGATTGAATGAAGGTTTATGCATTATACCTCAATACGGGAACCAAATTGTCATAAAGAAACAGATTTAAAGCAATGCATGACGCTAAGAAAGAAGCAATATAGGTGATGAAGGGTAGATATGAATTATTTAATAATTAAAACAATTATGGCAAAGAAACAGTTAAAGATCCCGTTTAAGGACGGGAGACCATGTAAATGGGTTAAGGATGTTCATGATGAGGAACGCGATAATTATGAGTTTGATGAATGCCTTGAGATACACGGATTCGTTCGTGGACGCTCTTCGGCTGTAATGATATTAAGACCGGCGAATGATCATGGGGAGGATTTTAATTATGCCAAAAGTGTCTATTACCAAGTATTCTTGACAGACAGTAAGGAAGTAATACAGAACATGATGCATGGAATCATATATGGTAAATGGACGTTTGTTAAGAGAGGCGAAAATTTTGGTATAAAATTGGTTAAGGTCTTACCTAAGATACATAAAATCTCCCTTGATATGATCGCAAAGGATATTTTTAGGCCTGAGAATAAATAAACAATATGAAAGTATTATCATTATTTGACGGAATATCATGTGGGTATCTAGCGTTACAAAGAGCCGGCATACCTATAGATGCTTATTACGCCTCGGAGATAGACAATACATGCATAAAGGTGAGCCAGAAGCATTTCCCTGATATTATCCGGTTAGGAGATGTCAATAACTGGAGAACATGGGATATCCCTTGGAAAGACATAGATCTGGTCATGGGAGGGTTCTGTTGCCAGAGTTTCTCTAGCTCAGGTAAGGGTAAGGGATTCATGGACGCAAGGGGGAGACTTTTCTTTTGCTTCTCGGACATCGTAAGGCATTTAAAGAAGGAGACCAAAGGTAAGATCCTGTTCTTGGGCGAGAACGTCCGGATGCGGGACGAGCATCGCCGAGTGATAACGGAGGAGCTGGGCGTAGAGCCGGTGGAGATCGATAGCGCCTTGGTCTCGGCACAGACCCGGCATCGTCTTTATTGGTGTAATTGGCCGGTAGAAATGCCGAAAGACAAACATATATCGTTGGATGATATTTTAGAGCATGACAAGGGCTGGAATCCGGGAGCCATAAGAGGAAGATATATAGGATCCATTGTCGGTAGAAGGATAGGAGAGGACGGGTATCGAAAGGATTGTGACATGGGCATAAAAATAACGCAATGTCTGGAGATAAGAAAAGATAAGAATACCACTCCCATCAAGAAAAGTAATTGCCTGACAACAGTCATGAAAGATAACGTGATCTCATCACTACCTCCCGGAAGATATCCTAACGCCTTTGACATGAAAGACAAATTCAGATACCTGACCCCGGTGGAGATGTGTAGGCTACAGACATTGCCGGATGATTACCTTGACGGGATAGCCCCAAATACGGCCATGTCTTTAGCGGGCAATGGATGGACAGTGGATGTGATAGCCCATTTGCTAAGGAGCATCGAACGTAAGCAGATAAATGATATTGTAAAGGAATTTCGCAAGATTACTGATGAGCTTATGTTCGGGTCATTAGAAACGGATATAATGTGACATGTGAAGGTAAACACGAGCAAAATGAGACCATACGGAAGAATCAAGACAGTTAAGGGATCTTTATGGAAAAAGGATATACATCCACCGAAAGGGCACAAGAATTGGTGGGATGACATATGCGATCCTGTACCTAGAAGTACTATGAAGCTTAAATTTAAAACAGAGTTAAGAGATGATTATAAACAAGAAATGGTCAATGCCGAACAGCGAGACATTCAGCATAAAACCGATAAGGGAACTTATAGATAAATATCGAGAAGAGGGGATGGTTATAGTGGATCCATTCGCCAGAAACAGCGATATAGGGACAATCACCAACGATCTTGACCCTGATACTAAAGCTATGTATCATAAAGACGCCACAGACTTCCTGCGTGGTCTTAAGGATAATATGGCTGATATGGTATTATATGATCCACCATATTCTCCGAGGCAGGTATCTGAGTCGTATAAAAGACTTGGAAGATCTGTTAATATGCAAACAACGCAATCTAGTTATTGGGCTAGGCAGAAGAATGAGATAGCTAGGATCACCAAGAAAGGCGGGGTGGTCATTACCTGCGCATGGAACTCCGGCGGTATAGGGGCCGGTCTTGGTTTCGAGCAGCAGGAGATTCTTCTCGTGGCTCATGGGGGATGGCATAATGATACGATCGTTACTGTAGAGAAAAAGATCAAGGGTTAGATGAAAGAAAGGATATTCACCACAAAAGAACAGGGGAGGGTGCTGGTCGAGGCCGGCCTCCCTATCTCCACCGCCATCGGTTTCAGAGACAAGTATCTGGATCAATTACATTCTATGGAGGATGACGCTGGTCGTATAGGACTGATCGAGGCCGTTACCCCGGATATATCCAACCCTGTTTGGGATGTAGGGACGTTACTGAATTTACTCCCATATGAGATAGAGGGTTGTACATTCGAATGTTATAAGCTAGAACATGCATGGTCTGTAACGTATAGAGATATAGATGAGATCCCTATATATTGGAGTAGCGAGAAACTTCTTGTAGACACATTGTTTTCGATGATGATGGAATTACTTAAACATAAGATTATATGAGCATAAAGCAAATAACAAAATTAAGGTACAAAACGAAAGATAAGCCTCCTATGGAAGGTGTTCCTCTTTTAGGATACAACAAAAGATATGACTGTCCGTGGATAGTAGTGTACAGAAGCAAAGACAAGTACTACACTTGTATGAAGTACGACACCGAATTTGAAACATATCCACCGGAAGAATATGAATATTTATATCCATGAAAATATGAAACAAGTAACAAGAATAAGATACAAAACAGAGGATAATCCGCCTATGGCTAATGTCCCTCTTATAGGATACAGCAAAAAATATGACTGTTGGGTAGCGTTAGTATACAGAAAAGGGGATAACTATTACACCAATATGGAGTGCGATGTTGAATATAAGACATCTCCTCCAGATGAGTACGAATACGTATATCCGTGAGAACTAGAAGGGATATATTTATATTTAAGCATGATTAATATTATTTTAATATTATTCATGCTTTTATTTTTGTTTAAATCATATCTTTGTATCAACATTAAAAACCAGATTGTTATGGATAAATTGATTTTAAACGATATCCAAGACCTGTGGAGGTGGAGGGAGAAGATAAACATTGATGACTTCAAAGAGGAGCCTATGGCTGAGGATATGCCACTCTATTTCCCATGCGCTGTTATCTGGCATGTTGATTATGGGGAGCATGATGCTGATAATTGTATATGTTATGGATTTGTTTATGTAGCAGAAATATTAGGGATATGAATATTAAAAAACAGATAATTCTTGACGATAAAGACTATGAGCGATTAGTGCACGATGCTAATCTCAGTAATGATGAGATAAAAAGCAAAATCGCCAGCGCTCTAACCACCGATATAGTGGTTAGTTTCGATTTCGATGTAAATAAAAAGGTTACGGGGAATATGAGGATCGAAAGCGCCACCCATAATCTAGGATATAATGAATATGATAATATCGTAAGGGCTAGAGACGAGAATATTCACCATGCTGTTTATACAGCTATATATGATTATCTTGAGAAAATAAAGAGAGATAATAATGAGTTAAGCGCAAAAGATTGGATATTATTCACATCTATAATCTTATCTATTTTCGCAATGGGATTTGCAGGTGGATGGTTGGTATTTAATTGATTAAATCATGGGTAATTTAAAAGACATACAAGATATAACCGGTCTTACGTCAGAAGCTATATTCAATATACGTAAACCTGTTGATTATATGTGCAGTGATATAGACAGTCATATAAAAGATATCAGGACACAATGTGATTATATTATGGATGGGGACGAGGAGGATGTTAAATATTATTCAAAATCAATCAAATCAGACGTAGATTCTTATTTCGAGGATATACGGTCAAAGGTCGAGAATCTCCGTGATTGGGGAGAGCAGTGGAAAGCATTGGCTAAAGACTTGTTTAATGAGTTGCTGGAAATAGATAGCGATAATACTATAGACAGCTATCTGTCTTATAAGGCATTGGATAAGATTAAGGAACATTTAAAATAAAACTATAAACATGAATAAAAGAAAAACCAAAAAAAGACTCCATTTAAATAATAAAGAATTTCAAATCTTATTTCGTTCAGGCAAGAAATACTTTAGATATGCGATAAATAATCTATGTCTTGCTTTTGGATGTTCTTCATTAGAATATTGGATATACTTCTTTGAAGGTAAAAGAGTTGATGGGAGTATATATTATAAAAGCATTTCACGACTAGTTCTTAGATAATGATAAATTAACAAAATAAATAGACATGAGCAAATTACTATTTTTTGATTTAGAGACAACCGGGGTTAAGTTCTGGAGAAACGGGATACACCAAATAGGAGGGATCGTGGATATCGACGGGCAGGAGACTGAGAGGTTCGACATCCGCCTAGCCCCGAACCCTGCCGCCACGATAGAGCAAGAGGCGCTGGATGTGGCTGGTGTTACCTTGGAGCAAGTGCAGTCGTATCAGCCTATGGAAGAAGGGTACAGGCAGTTAGTTGGTATATTATCCAAATACGTGAATAAGTTCGACAAGAGGGATAAAATGTATTTGGTGGGGTATAACAACGCCGGATTCGACAACAACTTCCTACGGGCTTTATTTACCCAATGTGGGGATAAGTATTTCGGATCATGGTTCTATCCTAACTGTATGGATGTATATGTTATGGTGACACCGTTCCTGATGGGCGTAAGAAACGATATGGAGAACTTTAAGTTGATAACCGTAGCCAGAACTATGGGTATTGAGATCGACGAGAATAAGCTTCATGACGCTACTTACGATATTGAGCTGACTAGGGATATTTTCTATCGTATAATCGGTAAAATGGATGTTAAGTTATGAGAAGTATCTTAGAGGCGATGCATGATTATCCGGATGAGGCTCTTGGGCTATTTTTCTTTTTGATAGTGGTCTTCTGGTTATTGTCAGGTATATTCGAGAAAAAAGATGAATGATAAACTCGATAAGATACTGGATCTCCTAAGATCTCAAAATGAAATGATCAAGGATATTCACGACTATGTGAAAGAAGTTACCAGCGAGAAGTATATAGGAGAATCTAGAATGACAAGCTTCTCTATTAACTTGGCCGCTGATATACTTACCGAAGCCATTAGCCCTAAGATAAAGGAGATGATGGTGGATCTATTGAAAAAACAAGGATGGAAAACTGAGTGAAATATGGGGACTTATGAGAGAAAAGTAAATCAATTAAAGGATTTGATGAGAAGGAAATACAAATCAGCTTACAATAAATCCAAGGAAATGGACATAGATATAAGCTCAATGACATATCTTCCATGCCCGGACGCATTTAACGTCATAAATATTGAAAAAATGCATGTTATTCTTGATCGGGTCAATAAGATCATAGATGAGAATAAGGATAAGCTCAAGAACCCAACTTGCGCCACTTGTGTACATCTACATGATCGGGAATGGGCGAAAAGATACGGGAAAGTATGCTGCTCCATTTGGCAAGTGTGCGACCATTATATAAACCCTAACAGGAAATATGATAGGGAGCAAAAGACTTATACGAGACGCCCAAGCAATAAGGCTTGTCCTAATTATGAATATGGTGATGATAATTTTGAAAACAGAAAAAGATGCTTAAAGAAAAAGAATACCCGATAAACAGCTATGGCCCAGTACGCACCAACAAAGACCGGACGTGCGTCTGCTGTGGCGATACGGTTCCCGCTGGTAGCAGCAGGATGATGCCGAGGAACGCCAAGTCCAGTTATTGTCTATGCATATCTTGCTTCAAAAAATGGAAATCTGTTGGTGGAGATCTTAAACTGATGGACAATCTCAGCAATGTGAAGAAAGAGCATATCATATATATGTCTAAGATCATGAAAGGTAATTGTGACATTGTTAAAGGTCATAAGCTTTATATAGCCCTAAAGAAGGCGATAAACGAGAAGAAGGTAGCCGTTATCAGATTCGATACCGACCAACCGATATGTATATCGACAAGAATCATGAATCCTTCATTCGGGGTGATCATGGACGAGTACGGTAAGGATATATTCCAAGGTAACCTTAAGCTAATTAATGTCCCTAAAGGTGTCAAGGATCTAATAGTTAACTATATAGAAAAATATCGTAAATTATGAACTTCAAGACATTTGTATTCATGATCCTTACATTCAGGAGAGTAGATCCTATACCTAAGAACATAGGTCTTATGTTGAGTATAACATTCTGGATATCTATAGTATGGATAATATCCAACTTTGCTATATTGATAATGAGATTAATAAAATAGACAAGATGAAACAAGGAGACGTGATATACAAGAATGGCATGGAGCTGCTTGTAGTATTAAGTTACGACCATAATGAGCCATGTAAGGGCTGTTTCTTCTACAAGAATAAGGCGTGCGGATCAGAAAAACTGATAAAATGCTGGGATTGTAAAAAGGAATATATATTCACGGCTATACGTAAATATAATACGACTGAACTGTGCGGAATAGTAAAAAGATATGAGGAGACGTATAAGATAATACTTAAAACAATCAAGAAGATTGAGAAAGAATGTCAAAAATATGTTATCTGGGATACTGTGCATGTGATGTTGAAAGATGATGGAGAGCTTATTATAAAAGCCTTATCCAAGGATAAGTCCGTGCTTTTAAATGATTTCATTATATATGTCAACAATAATGGGAGTATAGATGAAGAGGACTATGATCTATTATTAACTAAATAATTGATAGTACAAATGGACAAATCAAACAAAATAGAGAATCTAGCAAACAAGTATGTTGAAAGGCATATAAGAGATAGACATCTAAGCGATGATACGATAAAAGAAATAAAAATAGCTTATATTATGATTATAAAAGATTTTATAGCTATTGTCGATAAATCTACATCAATGAATGAAGATGATATAATATACGTCGTTAACAACATATCATCAATATTATATGAACCTGTAGAAATCTCTAATACCGATAAAAAAATATTGGAGATAGGGATAGCGCTAGGCCTAAAGGGCGCCATATCATGTATATTTGGTTCATTATTAAAAGATGACTGCAATATAAAAGATGAGATAATTGATATATCTAAACATATAAAAGAAAAATTAATATCAAATAAGATGGAATGAATCACGCTAGTCTTTTCTCAGGTATAGGAGGCTTTGATTTAGCCGCTAGAGAGGTAGGATGGAACAATGTCTTTCAATGCGAGATAGATCCATTCTGTCAAAGTGTATTAAAATATTATTTTCCAAAAACAGTATTATATGAAGATATTAAAAGAACTGATTTTACTTCATGGAAAGGGAAAATCGACGTGCTCACCGGAGGTTTCCCTTGTCAACCATTTAGCGTCGCTGGACAACGAAAGGGAGCGGATGATAACCGTTATCTCTGGCCGGAAATGCTTAGAGTCATACGAGAGACAAGACCGCTCTGGGTTATTGGCGAGAATGTTGCTGGAATCACCAATATGGTTCAACCCGGTAGTGAAACTGACGTGGAAACGAAAAGTGATCAAGATGAAGAAAATTACAAGGAAACGATACTTGAGCAAGAATATATCATCAATACCATCTGCGACGATCTTGAACGTGAAGGATATTCCGTCCAACCGATCATTGTTCCAGCTTGCGGTGTCGGAGCGCCGCATAAACGGTATAGGGTATGGTTCATTGCTTCCGACTGTTCAGACGCAAGGGTTGAAGGTTTGCGACAAGGACGGGAAGACAAGATTCATGGATTTGAGTTCACTTCCCAAACAAGGGATAAAATACGGAGACTTATTACCGACACCAGTGGCCTCAGATCACACAGGTTCTTGTACGATAAGGAAGATGACAAAAAGCAACGGAGCACCGAGAACAGACTCTTTAATAAATATGCCTGCCGTGATTGGGATGGACGGGGATCGACTCAATGGAAGAGTTTTCCAACTCAGTCCCCTATTTGTAGAGGAAATGATGGGCTACCCTTTAATGTGGACAACCTTACCATTCCTTACGGGAAATGGAGAAAAGAATCAATAAAGGCTTATGGTAATGCCATAGTGCCGTTGATAGCGGTGAAAATATTCGAGATGATAAATAAAATAGAAGGATATGAACAACAAACAACTTTATAAAATAACATTGACAAGGGAACAACTGATGCTGATATCCCGGTGCGTGGAGGACATAAGCAGATACGCAGCCGGAGACATGGATCTTCAGCATACCACGGAAACTTTGATAAATGATATGGATAGAACGGAAACGCTGGGGATAAGAAGCTTTATAGTCAATAACTCACGAGCGATAAGAAGAAGGTTGTTCCCGGATCTCGAAGACTATGAACATATAGGGTATGATGGAGGCAGTAGGGATAAGATAAACAGGAAGAGACTTATCGGAAACACCTACCAGATATATAGATCTATACTGCATCAGCTAGCTATTGACGAGAACTGGAATAACGTGTATAGCGATATTACGTTACCTTCAGGTGATATGGGGACGATTAAAGTGGAGAGGATTGATGATGAAAAGAAAGATGAGGATGTTTAACGGGAATATGGCGTGGAAGGCAATCCAATGAACACTGTGCCGGACGGGGCGGTAGCCGTTACCCTTTCCCTTGCGGCGAGGAGAGGGGGGGCTTCCTGCTTGTGGAGATAGACCGTCAATTCTTTGATGAGATGATAAACAGATTTAATAACAATAACATTAAAATAGATAGGATATGAATAAGATTGAAGAACTGGAAAAACAGTTAAAAGAAGAAATGAGCAAGATACAAGTTGACCTAAAGGAGAAGTATAAATGGATTGTTGGAAAATATGCCAAATATAATGATTCTTTTATAACAAGAATAGATGATATACATCATATCCCTATGTTTTCTAAAAATGGCTATACGACTGATTTAAAACCAGATGATTTTATTTTCGTAAACGGCACTGTAGTTCGTTACTCTGTCAATAGTAATTGCTATTCTTTAGCAAAAGAAAGAATACAAGTGCAGATAAAAGACATAATAGATATGCCTGATGGAGAATTTGAGAATCTGGTAGAACGGTTGTTTAATGAAGCAAAAAAGAACTTACTATGAGCCTGTTTGTATGCGCTAAATGCGGTTGCGTTGATAATACCGCTACGTCTAGTTATTGGATGTTGACAAACGAGTATATGGTGGATAAATTCGACTATGCCAAGGAACTACAGCCGTACAAGGGCATGGGGCTGTGCAGCGAATGCGGGAGGCTTACTACCTCCCCAGACGGCCGTGATGTCGTGGTGCCCGGAAAATGGCACGGGAAGTTCCCGAAGGAGAAAGCTACCGAAGAGCAGTTAAAGAAAATAGGATATAAAAATTTGATAAGATGAATAAGACGAATAAGGTAAGAAAGGGAGAAGTTAGAATATACGGAGGAAAGACATACGTGGCTATTCCGGAGATAAAAGAAGATCATTGTGCAGGATGTTGTTTTTATAACGAGGGATGTTGTTCAATACGTGACTTTGATCATATCGATTTCCCTGATTGCCATAATAGCGGTATGATCTGGATGCAAAAAGAAATTAATATGAGCGATATCAAAGAAAAGGCTATCAAATTAGCCATAGATGCCATGAAGCCCATACCGATATGCTCATCACCATGCTACAATATAAGTGATAACAGATCGCCGGAGGAAAAGCATGAGGAGGAAATGAGGTTCTGTAAGGATCTCAACGACCTTAGATGTGAGATGCTTATTGATATGGCTAAGAAAATAGAGGAGTATTTATCATAAGAGGTGATATGAAAAAAATAATAGGAATAGATTTCGATGGGACATGCGTGACAGACTTATACCCTTACGTAGGAGACAATATCGGAGCCGCTAGCGTATTGAGAAAATTGGCTGATAAGAATCTTCTGATATTATATACGGTAAGAGATGGTAAATATCTACAGGATGCCGTAGACTGGTTTAGATACAATCATATTGATCTGTATTCGGTAAACTACAATCCTGAGCCAGTATCATCATCACCAAAAGTGTATTGTGATTATTATATAGATGATAGGAATATCGGCACTCCTCTTACGGATAAAGGATATGTGGATTGGGATAAGATGCTGGTGTTATTAAGACAAAATAATTTATTATAAGATAGGTAATTATATATCATTTAAATTTTGAATCATGAAAAAGTGTAAATTGTTAATAACAGATTTAGACGGGACACTGATTGAGACAGTGTCAGGGGATACATTCCCTAAAGGTATATGGGATATGAAAATCAAACTCGACGTGTTTGAGGCTATCAAAAATTACGCTCCTGATGATATACTGATCATATCAAATCAAGGAGGCATAGAAAAAGGATTCGTAGACAGAGAGATGTTTGAGTATAAATTCGATTACATATCAAACGCCTTGGAAGATTACACGGATATATCCGTAAGCGCTTATTACTGTGACAGCAATAATAAGCGCAATGCCAATAGGAAGCCAAATACAGGGATGATAAAGCAGTATATGGATTTCGTAGAATACATGAACGATGATGAAGATGAGGAAGAAAAGATCGTATACGATACTATCTTGATGATCGGGGACGCTTCCGGAAAAGAAGGACAGTTCTCCGACTCCGATAAGAAGACGGCGGAAAACTTCGGGTGCGAGTATATGGATGTGGATGATTTTGTGTATAAATAGAATAACCGATAACGAAAATAAGAAGGATAGGATGATAATCGCCTATCCTTCTCTTACTTTAATCAAATATCTTGCCGCCAAAAGAGATAAAAGACTCTCTTGATTTAGGTATATTCCTGATATTATATAACGTTTTCTCAAATCCCTTCCTAGTCATATAGACCGTATTCCTGATCCCAGTATCCGTATTGTATCTGTAATGCGCGTAACCCTTCTTCATAACATTCTCTGTCAATATCCATTCTCTCTTATTCTTGTAAAAGAAACCTTGCTCTTGTAAAAACTCTCTTAGAGATCTTTCCGCTATATCACATCCATGAGACTCAAGTTCTCTCCTAACATCACGAATCAACATATCATCACCTTTGTCATTGGCCATAATAGCTGTTTCGGCGAATCCTACCTTAGGGGCTTGTTCTTTAATAATGTTATCGGATATCATCTTAGCCTCCTCCGCTGCTTTCTTGGCTTCAGCTAATGTCTGTTTTTCTTTCTCAGATGCTAATAACGCTTCTAATGCTTCTATATAATTATGTGGAAGGTTCTTTTCTACAGATGCTTCCGTTTTATTTAAAGCATTTGCTGTGCCGTGAAATACGCTTCTATATACATCAAATACTCGTCTTTCTTTCCTTGCTATTAAATATTCCATGCAAGATACAGATATCATATATACAATTGTTGGTCTTCCCCCGGTAGGGTTTTTACCATTTTTGGTAAAAACTTTATAATCAATATCTTTAATAAACCCATTATCACCAGTAAGAACCCTAACAGCCTTACCCTTATCAGAATATATCAAAGGCCAAACCTCATCTAGGTTAACAGGGAAATCCTCTCCGGATTTAACTAACTCAAGAACCTTCTCGAAATACGATCTGATAGATAAATCATCATTCAAAACAATATTACACATGATATAAAAAATAGGCCCAAAAGGAGATGTCGGATCTCACCTCGACAAATCCTAATGAGCCAAAAATATCTTACACATTGAATGACCTTGAAGTGAGATCCCGTCATTCATTGTTTCATAATGCAAATATAGCCAATCAAATTGTCTTAAACAATTGACTGGCTATTTTTTTTTCGTCATACTATATCAGTTATCTTCCCCTGTCAAAGTACCAATTAGCGTCCTCCCCAGACTCGTCCTTATCCCTGCCTCCTAAGAAGAATCCCATCGTCATGCCGTTGGTCATCAACCAGTAGTCGGATGTCTGTTTAATATCCCTAGCTGTCTTGATATTATACCATTGCTTACCAAACGAGAACTTCATGAGCTGCCTCCATAGCTTGCTCTCGCCCTTATACACGCCGGTCTGGACGGTAGCGAACGGATCCCAGTTTCTAGGATCGGTGAGATCACCTAGCTTCCGGGCCGTGACCAGCGGGTCTTGTAACATATCTATAGCGTTAAGCTCCATGAACGGGGATGTCTGGGAGGCGATCTCATTGATCGTCCTGAACCCGATGTAGGTAATGAACTGCCCGAACCAGCTATCCTCATTATCCTCCCTATATCCCATCAAAGCCCGTCCTATGGCCATCATCGTAGCGAATACCGCCATGTTGATAATCGATCTCTTGATATTGATCTGCTCGTAGGGGGTAAGCTTATCATACTCTTCCTTAAGCACGTCATATGCCTCTCCCATCCTGCCCTCGGACATCGATCCATAGACATTACCGGCCAGTCTCCATAACGTTCTCATATATCCTTCCTCAAACTGGTTGGTTTGGAAATTGAAACCGGCTTTCTTATACGCCCGCTGTACGGCCAATATAAACCATCCACGGTGAGGCAGCACCATATTAAGGATAGCGTTCCGGCTAGCCCCCACCCGGTTCTGCTCGTTCAAGGCGCCGTCACAGATCTGCACCATACTCCTTACCCTACTGGACAAGGTGGGTATATATCGGTCTATAATATCCTTGTTAGCCTCGTTCTTAGCCACGATCTTTCCGTCCTTGACATCTACCATGTTCCACATAGAATAATCCCTTAAACGCTCCCAATCGCGTTTAGCCTCGTTAGCGGACATATTTCTGTCTTTCATCATCATCTCCTTGAAATTGGAGTATGACCAGAACTGACCCTCGTATAGGCGGGTATCATCCATGACCGAGATAATGACCTGCGGATCCAACGGGGAGTTAAGAACCTCCATCATCTTAAACGGCAGGTCCCGGAATAAGGTTCTCCAGATTTTGTTATACGCTGCCGATCGTACACGGTTACGGACATTGAACACGCCTAGAGCCTCTCCAACGACATATAGCTTGTTGGTGCGGTTTATATCCCCGATCTCCGACACGTACGTACTTAACTGCTTCTGGGCTTCCCTGTAGGCGTATTTCATGGAGTCCTTGCTTATATACTGCCCTACCATACCCTCCAAAAGGAAATTGGCCTGCCCGGTAAGGGCGCCGGTAGCCGCTACGAACGGGGAGAAGCCTAGGTTGGATTTGGATACGAATTTGGTAAACATAAGAGCCAGCTTATTAAGATCGACCTTATAATTACCTATATTCCATTCCGCCCGCTTATTATTTATCCTGACATCGTAGATGCTGGCGTTAACCCAATCTTGAAACATCCTATAGGCATGCGTTGCCTCCGGATTCTTACCGCCGTCGTATTGTGTCTCCAGCATCATGTTCCTGTATCCCATGACATCATCCAAAGCCGCTCTCTTATGCTTGTAAGCGGCTGCTTGTAAGGATAACATGGAATAGGAGTACGCGAAATCATGAGATACGTCATCGGCATTCTCTAGCTTACTCAGATAGTACTTGGGGATCATGCGATATTTGTTATCGTTCTCATCAAGCTCTCCTAGGTCTTGCCCTTGACCGTGTATAGGGTCATCCACCCTCTCGCCAACAATATCACGCACGGCGTTGCCGATGGCCGCCTTCGGGTCAACCCCGGCCTGCACCATCCTCTCCACGCCGCCCTTGGATATTTGTGGTATCTGGTAGATGTTCCTGAACCGCTCATCATAGTCCTCCATAGCCTTACGGCTTATGTTAAGCAATTCCTTCCTCATCTCCCACTTATCCTTATTGATCGTAGCTTCCTCCCCCTCGTTGGTAATACCGTATTTCTTGAAGAAAGCCTCGTTCTTGTACTTATCGAACCTAGGCGTATGATATCCATAACCCAGATCGGGATTATAATTAGGATTACGGAAAGAACTCTCGGCGTCAGCCTCATCAAGCCACTGGTTATTGATCGTCAGATCGATCATATTAATATCAAACCCGAAACGGGATACGCTCTCTTCCTTAGATATACCATTTTCTATGGCATCAAAGAACTCGGATACCTTATACGTACCGTTATTTATCTTCCTGACGAAATCAGAATATCCCTTGGGAGAGTATTTCCTCATATAAGGATACAACCGGGTTCTGGCGTACTCGACAAGGATCTTATCAGCCTTACCCATCGCTATGTCGTTAGCTAGCTTATTATTGAAGTCAGGACCGTATTTCCTTCTCAAAAACGATACCTCCACGGTTGTCCATGACGGGTTCTTCAGGGATAGCTTGGAGGCCATCCGCTCCACTTGGCTGCGGGAGCGGGCGGACATATGCTCCTTGGCGAATTTAATCTCATCCATACCCTTGTCGTATGCCATGGCATCCCTTAAAGCGTTACGGTAAGAATCCGTGACTCCACTCTCCACCGTATCAGGCATATCCATCTCAATAGCCTCAGCGGAAGCGGCGGCGTTAATAACGCTCTTAGCCTCAGCCAGACGATCATATAACTCGTTTATCTTTCTTAATGAGGCGGATCCACGTAACCTATCGAAATCATATTCCCCGTATCTCGTGCTATCCCGGTACTGGATAAGCAAAGGCCTTAGTTGGTCATTGATTTCGTTTATTGTCGCCATCGCCTCCTCTACCTTCTCTATCCTTGATGATGATACAGATTGCTCCGTGATCTTATCAACCAGATTCTCGTAATAATCACCCTCCTCGGATCCCCACATATCCTTAGAGAAACCAAGATGGCCGCCAGCTAGCAGGAACTCGAACGCCGCCTTACCGCCCTCGGAACGCTCTATCCCACGAAGTATCTCCTTGAACTCGGCGGAAGCCTTACGACCCTCGTTGGTATTCCCGAACTCCTCGGCCCATGCCTCGTCCCATGCCTTGATCTCCTCGGACATCATCAACGCCTCGGACCCCGTTTCCTTTGGTGTCCCGTCGGAATACCACTCGCTCTTGGCTATAGCCCTGTCACGTAAAATATCCAGATAAGATCTCCAAGCTATAGGATCGGATTGAAACGCCTTCAAATCGACCTTCCCGTTCCTCACGAACTTATCCATAGCCACATACCTGCTCCTGCGGATACGGGTCATGAAATCGGACGTGGCTTGCGATACCCTACGACCCAGTCTTTCCTCGACCTTCTTATTAACTTTATCGATCTTATCGTAATAAGCCTGCACCATAGGTTTCTCTCGGTTCTCATCCAACCACCTATTTATCGCGTCGAGATATCGTCGCTGATCCTCGAACGTCATGTCCGAGATATCAAAATTCTGGATGGTAGGTTTGAATACATGATATACCTCCTTCGTAATAGGCTTATCCCCGTCATATCCTACTATGTCGTCACGGGTCTTCACCTTAAGGCCTCTATCGGATAGAAGAAGATCGATAAGCTGTTTCTCGGTCTTACCCGTAACATTCTTAAGATCATATATATCGATAATAGCCTTAGCCTGCTCGGTCCTGTATAGCAAATCGTATTTAGCGAAATCACGGGACGAGTCAAGGTAATCCGAGTTCTTCCCATTTATCTTCTGTATAAGATCCTCATTATCCTTTATCCCCCATCCACGCTCTTTCATCATCCTAGTCATCTTATTGATATTAGATATACCTTCGGTATGGGCTTCATTATGGGCCTTGGCTAGACGTTGACCTAACATACCTAAAATAGCGTTACCACTATGCTCCAGCGTGCCAAAGAACCGGGACATGACATTGATATCCTTATGGATGTTATTTATCAACTTCTTTATCCCATTCCAATATCTTTCCGGGATATTAAACATCCTGAGCTGTCCATCCAGCCAGTCCTCATTACGATCACTTCGAAGAGCATTTATATCAGACATGGATGTCTCAGCCATACGTAATATATCATCCATATCCTCTACCATGCCAACCTTATTGCTGCCATAATAATCAGCCGCCTGATTATTGACGAATCCACGAAGGTTCCTGATCAGAGGAACTATCTCCCCATATACGTTATCGATAACCTGTATCGTCTCATAATCCAATCCTTTCCCGCTCTTGCGTAGGCTACTGGCGACAGTGACCAAATACTCCACCTCAGCCTTGGCGGTCGCTATGACGCTCTTGGTGGATAATAGGTTGTTATTCTTATTTAGCTCACCCCCGACTTGTCTTACCTTCTCGCCTATATCACGTAGAAGGGAGATACTCTCACCGATCCTCTGGCTTTGGCTTGACCTCATCCTCTGCAATCTGGTATATAGTCTTTCCAATGACCTACCGTTCTTGATCAGCTTATTAGCCACATCAACATCCGATAATGAGTACATGAGATGGTCGCTATCCTTTAACAGAAGCACGTCAAATGCGCTTGGATCATCAGCTAACGCCGACTCCTTTATCCTATCAAGAACCTTATTCAAGTCTGATCTTTGAGTAGAGAAGAAATTCCGTATAGCCCGGATTATCCTGCCAAACAAGGAGAGCTGGGCGTCCTCGGACGAGGCCAGATCCTCCACCGCCTGTTCCATGCCCGGTACGAACCGCTGGGCCAACGTCTTACCTAGGATCTCCCGCTTCACCATCCGATCCAGTTCCTCCCCTTGGTATTCCTTCCCATACACCTCATAGTAACGACCGGCGAATTGATTCCATAATGGCGTGTCGACAACAGAGTCCAGAACCTCGTCAATCTCCTGCTGATTACGATAAGTATCGATCAAGAAGTGAGCCACCTCCTCATTAAGATCCTCTACCGTAGCTCCCTCAGCCAGGGCAATAACCCCATTAGCCATATCGGATAAGGCCCTAGCCGAAGGCTCGACACCATTACGCATCTTATACTTATCCATATATTCGGACATACCCATCACACGGATACCTAACGTGGATAAGATGTTGGTGATATCAGTCCTGTTCTGAAGATCCTCCGCCTTCTCATTCTCGATAACCCCACGGACATTACTTCCGTACAAGGCGTTATCCTCCATCATCAACGACAAGGCCAGCTCCATGAACCCATCATACTTATTATTAAGCTCCTCAAACTTACCTTGCCTTAACATGCCCTTGATCTCCGATCTGCTTACCGTAACCTTCTCCCCCGATGTCGTGATAAGATCAAGATCATTACTTACCTCCGTATCAAAACCTATAGAACCCAATACGTTCATTTCGGAGGACTGACTTCCAAACCTATTCCTTAGCCTAGACAAGGCATCCATAGCGTTATAGATCTTAAGACCATCGGAGTTGCCGGTCCCTGTAAGATAATACCTATCCCCTAGCCTTATACGCTCCCCGCTCAACAGACCTTTCTTGATAAGGTAATTGACAAACCCTCCGCGGGTACTTATATTAGAATCTGAGCTGATGCCAAGGACCGGGATGAACGAATCACTGTTGTTAAGGGTTATAGAGGACGAGCCAAAGGAGATGTCAGCCGTACCGGACGGGACGTCGCTCTCCTCGACACTGCCGGCCAAGAACCCGGCCTCGATCCGCCCGCCGGACGAGCCTTTTATGGCGTTGGCGTAAGAGTCGTATATCTTGCCGTCATCCGATTTAAAGAACAGGCGAGGCTCACCGGAATCATACACCAATCTTGAAGATGGGGGCGTATAATCTTCAATATCATTTAACGGCAAGACATTACCAGAAAATATGATCTCCCCATCTATATTTCCGCCCTTCACCCTGATATTAGGTCGTTGACCGGTAAAAGCGCTTTCCACGGCCTTCCATAACATACGGGCTGTCTCCTTAATATCTATATTCTCCCTGATAGCCCTTATATCATCCCATGACGCCTCTTTCAGTATCGTATCGCCAATATTATCCTCGTTTATGGAATCCAGATCCACCTCCTGTACCGTAGATGTATCTACCACAGCCATATCATTGACATCACCTACCTCTCCGGAGGTAAGATAAGCCACGACATTGTCGCTATTCCCGAGACTTCTGGCCAACGCCGGGGCATCCATATCGCTTATGGCGGACAAGACCTTGGCTGACATAAGTTGCCCCCACTCGCTAGCGTTAAGTCTGGCGCTTATGGATCTGGCGGCCTCCTTATTCCTTGGCACGGATCTCGTCCAGTCTCCGAACTTAGACCTGAACTTATCGTTATAAATAGTCATATAAGCCTCAGCGGCCTTATCAAGATCACTTACGGCGGCTATACCCGCTATCTTATCGAACAAGGTAGATACCTCGCCGGAAGGAGTCAAGACACGAGCTATCTTACCTTCCTTATTCCTTTTAATTACGCAACTGCTCATAAATAAATGTTTTTCACAAAGATAAATAAAAAGCCTCCACGAATAAGCGGAGGCTGATATTCTTGTATCCCTTGTATGAATTTATAGTCTAATCCATATCCTTGTTGTTGATAAACTCACTAACGCAATCACCAGCGAAGCCGGCTATATACGCTGCGTGTTCATCCTCTCCAACCTTAAATCCAAGAGACATGTTGCAAAATTGGCATACGCTCATTGCTATATGGAATGACTCGTGACATATATTTCTCATTATTAAATCATCGTCGCTCGAAAAATTCCAAAGTATGGCAAATTTATCATCATCGTCCCTATCCCTTACCAGATTCACGAAAGACGCTTCCTTATCCATATCATCCTTATCACCCCATTCTCCCTTATGATCCGGCTCCATATTCTCGAAACGGTTACATAACGTCTCGTAATCCAATCCTACCGTGATAATCAACTTTAATGGATATACCACGAAATCAAATTCCTGCTCTCTCATAATTTTTTTAATTTTTCTATAACCTCAAAACACATCTTGCACTCAATCCTACGATACAACTGCCTTACGCCATCTACCGTAACCCAATAACGATCACCATCACGGTGCAGGAACTCACTCATTACCTTAGTGTCAGCCACATCATGTAGATCGTATGAGTCAAAACATAACTTACATATATCGTCAAGATCAAAATAAGTAACCTTATTATACGACATACAACGGATTTGTCTCCCATCAGGAATCTGAACATCGAAAATATTTATCTTCTCCATATTAAAAAATAGAGGGATACCGATCCCATCACAGACCTGTATCCCTTTATAATAAATTAGCGATGAAAAGCATGGTGATGGACATGCGCCACAAATGTAATTACAAAATTCGTAAAAACAAAATATCAAGGACAATCACCTATGCATTCGCACGGAGCATCGCTTTTCAAAACCCCATACACCCGATTGTCGCTAGTCAGCCATCGTTTGCCGTCACTCGTAATATAAGCCTGCCGGCATCCCTCCTGATTCACCGTGAGCGTCTTCTTAACACCTTTTGGAGTTGTTATCTCCAACTCAAGGGTACGATCAAGACCTTTGTTCATTACCGAACCAAAAGAAACAGCGGCGTTACCGGTCCCGGACCCGGGGCTGACGGTCAAGTGCTGGTCCGTCACCTCGCCTACCCCGTCTTTCCAATTAATATCTATATCATTCATCCTATTTAATGCTTTTTGTAAATACTCATCGCTTAATGTCCTATCATAAATATCAAGAGCATAAAGAGCTCCATTCCACACATAAGCTTGAACACCCCTAGAGAAAGTGCCTATATATAAATTATCCACGGTTGATGTATAATTTGAAGATACAAGATCCATCTCTCCATTGTAAGACTCCTTAGTTACATAAACGATCGATAATTCAGGGTTATATATATCTTTTACAGCAATATCCTTACTACCAAGACGTACATATACATTTTTGGAATACGCTAATTCACTACAAAATTGCTGAGCCTGATTCGTTGATACACTTTTAGATAAAAAGCAATTAGTGGATTTAGAAGGATTCAAATTAATTCTTTTATATACAAACGTAAAATCATTGATGGCCGGGAAATTCTCGCATATACCATAATCATCAATACCATCAAATACAAGAGCGCCACCTTCGTATCCAGAACCAAGCGTAAACCCAAAATTCTTCAACACAATATCGTGACCGTTTCCAGACAAGTCCTTTAACACGTCTCTATCTGCGTCACTGTTGCCCTTACCATTACATCTATAAGAAGCCACTAAATAATCATCTATATTAGCCATAATCTTTTTTCTTACAAATATACTAAAACAAACAAACCCCAATCAGCTTAAGTCGATCGGGGTTTGAATAAACAATGAAAATCGATTATAATCTTCCTAACATCCTCATCACGGTTCTAGAGGCAGCATTTTTCCATGTCCACTCATCGTTAGATGTTACGTTAACCGTCTGTTGAGTACCATTTACATCCAAGTTAATAGTCTCCTTGTCAAGCTCGATAGTAGAGTCTCCAGCGGCTTGCGTTACCGTCACGTTGGCTATCTGGCCACCAGCGGCAGTTACCTTCAATGTAGCTGTCAGTTCCTCGATCGTGACGTTGGCCGGTACGTTCGAGATCGTGATGCTCCAAACGAACTCGCCAGCGGCTCCGGGATCGTCGGCGATAACCGCTCCGTTAGCCGTAGTCTTTCCAGCCGCCGTGTAGTTAGCCGGGAGCTGTAACGTAAGCCCGTTCTCCTCAGCCGGCGTGACCGCGAACGTAAGCTTAGTACTGTTAGACTTACCGGTGATGGTAACATTACCGCCTGTCTTTTGTACGGAAGCGTTAGGGCTGTCTGATCTTACCACCTCAGCAGCCGCTGCCTGATTAACTACCAACGCTTTTTGAACGCCACCGTTAGTAACGACAATAAGATTAGCTGTACGCTCAAGACGACCTGTATATTTATCTCCTGATATAGATACCGCCTGATCACCTGATCCTGATACCGGGTCGACGGTTACGAAACCGAATTTTTGTGATGCCATACTTAAATATATTTACAAATGTCATTTTATTATGCCAAAAATAACTTGTATCATATCACAAGCCAAATATAGGGGGGGTAGATACGACTAGCCCTGTACAACCTCAACATACAACCCTACTAAGTCCTTTAGATTATGACTAAGAGGAGTTCCGCTATCCCTAGTGCACTTATACACATCAGCGTTCTGAATGTAATACTTATCCTTGAATATCTCCATTGGAGGGAAATACGGGATAGGATCCCCTATAGTACCGGCATGTTCCTTATCAATAACCTTATACAAGGAAGCCGTATTTAGTCCGGGTTCCCATTCCGCTGACAACGTATGTGACTGAATAACCTCGTAAAGGATATCCGTATCGTCCTTAACCACCCTGAGGCAGAATCCGGCATCCACCGACAACCCGAACTCCGCCCCTTCTTGTCCCCATATAGGGAATAGAACCTTAACATCCAGTTTCTCATTAGGGGATAAAGATATAGTCTTGTTATTAACCACCATTCTGGAGAATCTGACAGCCACTTTCTGAGGATCAGAGGCGTCCTTCTCCTTCGCCTGTTGCTGGATGTACGCCGTGGTAACACTTACCTTATCAGGATAGCCGGACTGAACATCGACAGCTCTCACCTGTTCTACGGTAGTGGCTATACTGATCTGCTTTTGCTTGTCCCCTAACGCCGACATCAGATCATTATCATACTTATCCATCATCCCGATCAAGATCTTGCCTTCCGTTATATCGAATTCCAGACCCATGATCGTTATCTTGCCAGCTATAGCCCCATCAGACAAGGCGTTACGCCTATCATATTCAGGGATATAGATATTCTGATCATCCAAGAAGAACTCATATAGATTTCCGGTCTCATAAGTTCTTATCTCCTCGTATTTAACTGATTTCTCCTCATTAAGAAGCCTTGACTCATCCAGCTTAGCCTCGATAATCTCCTTGACAGTAGCTTTAGGATTAGCCTCCTTGAACGCCAGTTGCTCCTCCCCAAGCTCTATCCATGGGGCGGGAATACCTTTGGAGTAATCATCATAACTATAGCCCTTGGCGTAATTATCGTCAAGAGGCTCATCTTGAACCAACATCTTGGGATATATCTCCCTGTTTATATATGTAAAACTCATAGCTTATTAATCTTGTTCTTTAACGGCGATGCTATACTTGCCTGAAGCGTAACACCAGATATTTATCTCGAAAGGCTTGTTAGCTGTAGTGGTTATAGAAGTACCACTCATGCTTACATAAGCTCCTGAATTTGGTATGGCTTGAGTAAAGGCCGCAGACGGGACACACCTGATCATCAGCTCCTCTCCTATCTGCATACCTGACGCCACGGATAGGGTGGTAGCCGCTGATAGCGTGGCCGTGATACTTCTCTTGGTGATAGGCAGGTTGGCTAATGTCGTGACCGTATTAACTCCTATAAGCCTGTTCACGGTCTTCTTATCGGCGGCCGCCATCAATCCATTAGTGGATTCGTTGGCCACGGCATATGTCGTGTTAGGAGGGGTAGCCCATGTACCATCTCCACGCATAAAATTAGAGGTGCTACCATTAAGCTGTCTCAATAAGCCGTTGGCGGAAGTGGAGGCCAACCCGTACGTGGTATTGGTAGGCACGACCCATGTTCCATCGCCACGAAGAAAAGACGTCTGTTTCCCCGCTGCGGGAGCCGGGACCAATCCCGCAGCACCAGCCGCTGAAGCCGTAGCTGCCTTCATATTGGCGTAAGTGGTATTAGTGTCTTTATAATAAGGGACACCACTGACAATAGGACAGGCAGTATAGCCAGAAGCGCTTGTCACGGTACTGCCGTTCTTGACCAACCCCGTGGACCCGTTAGCTCCTACAACACCATACGTTGTATTAGTATCCGTCCAAGGCACATTAACATACATCTTTCCATTAGAGTCCAAGGATACGGCGTAGTTCTTCCCACTAGAGGAATAACCGATCTTAACCAATCCTAAAGTATCAGCCGTGGCCTGATTATAGGCCGTATTATTATCTGTCCATGGGACATTAACAAAAGCGTTACCAGAAGCGTCAACCTGTAACTTATAGTTCTTGCCAGAAGTCGTGTATCCTACCTTTACGCCACCTAAGGTGGAGGCCGTCGCCGTAGGTGGAGCGAAGGTGCTAGGTTTGCCGGTCACTCCAGACCATGGCACAGATGACGCCGAACTTGCCGTATAAGGCTCGTAACCGGCCTCAGTATTCAACTTACTATCATCCTTGACCAGATACATCTTATTCGTGGCCGTCACCTTAACCGTGTCCCCAACCTGAGCCGTGGCTGTAGTAAGCTTAAACCTTGCCGTATCGTCAGCCACCACGACCATTCTCTCTAAGGCCGCCTTAGGCAACCTATCTATATCGATAGTACCGGACGTGATCTTAGAGGCGTCAAAGTTCGCCAATGTCGTGGAGATAGTAACATTACTCCCAAAGTCCGATGAGACACTACCGCTAACAGCACCGGACAGCGCTATGGTCCTAGCTGCCTGTAATTTTGTGGCGGTAGGGGCGTTATCCGTCTTAAGAGCGTATTTGGAAAGATCAATATCATTAGCCTTATCCAAAAGCTGCTCTATCTGATCACCATTGTATTTACCTTGAAAATCTGCCATATTACACTTATTTTTTGCTCAAATATAGCTATATACATACACACCAAGAAATATAGGGGGGGGAGATACGGGTAGTGTTAGAAGCTACCGTCCCCATGCAGGAATCCGCTACGGAATATAATAGCCTTGTCTTTCAGCTTCTGGACAGACCCCCATTCCCATTCACCCTCGCAAGGCTTAATGACATACTTATTCCCCCATGTCTTGAATTTCCTCTCTATAACGAACATCTCCGAGTCTTTCAAGACATGGAAGATACTCCCTACAGGGAAGTACTTATCAGTCCTCAATATAACACGATGATGTTTTTCGTCATATTCAGGATCACCCACGATACGTGCCTTATAAAACTGAAAATCATTTAACGTCCGATCCACAGGTTCTATCCAATAATACCCCTTACCCATTGCTATTCACGTTTATTTATCTATATTTGCGGTGTAGTAGTAACTCATAATGTTTTAAGTGATTTTCAACCAAGGGGAAGGGTGTCCGTGAGGATATCCTTTTTTCATTCCCGCCCGCCCTACCTATGAACAAAAGATCTACCTCGAACAAATGTAGCCATAATAAAGTTACGGGCAAAAAGAAACCCCATCGGTATTCTATCGCCGACAGGGTTCTCCAACGTTGTATCAGTCTTATATCATCTCACTCCATTTGATTGTGTCACCGACGAAGCACCGCACCGCCAGATACCTTACAAACGCCGTCCCTTCAGGGGCGTCAGGGTCTTCCAGATAAGCCAAGACAGCCTTGACTATTTTCTGGTCGCAGTCCAATACCTTAGGAAAGTAGTCGCTATAGAACATAGCGAACAGATATTGGACATCTCCCCAAGTGGCGTTATCAGGTTTCTTGGCCCCGCATTTATCGAACATCTGCTTAGCATCCTCCATCGTCCATCTTCTCTTGGATCCGTCGGCGTTAAGCATCTTATCGGCGGCATCCCTAGCCAACTCCTTGGAAAAGTGATATCCATGGGTGTCTATATACCGCTTATAATCCGGGTCATCAGCGTCTGCTCCTCAGTAGTAACGACTTCTCCTACCTCTACGCATATAAGGTTCCGTACCATCGTACTCGTCACGGATGTCACGCTCGCCAAACCATCCCTTACGGTACATCTCATCCTCCCGCTCATGATGTCTTTGACGTTTCTCAAGCTCCCGCTCGTTACGCTCCAGTTCCCTCTCGCGTCTTTCGAGATCACGCTCACGGCGCTCAAGCTCCTCCATCATCCCGTCACGTTCCTTACCGTAATGATCATATACGCCACCATCGTAACCCATATAAGTGCCGTCGGAGCGGCGTGAGCGTCCCCTACCGCCTCTGCGGTCGTAGATCTCATCATCATATTCCTCTTGGCCGTTGCCTAAATCTATAACTCTCATCTTAACCTAATTTTTTAATTAACAACTCTTTTAACTCATCGAAAGAAGACCCCATCCTATCGACCTTCTCCTCAAGATTCTTAATCTTTCGGTCTTGATCCTTAGTCTGCTTAAAAGTAGGATTGATATCCTCCAAGATACTGTCGCATGCCTCTATGATCTCCTTATTCTTATCCACGCTATTCACGATATCCGTACTGGTTCGTTTCATGGCGTTCAGGTGGTTCATTATCGGATCCACGGAGCAGGCTAGCGTAATGCCGTTGGCCATAGCCACGTTCTGGTTCTCTGGAACTACGTATGTCATGGACTTCCCGTCCACCTCTATAGTAAGATCCATAACCCGATCTTGCAACTGCTGATACTGACCTAACTGGGACTGGGCGAACCTAGGCTCCGAGACGTTAACCACCGTACCCATAAAGAATTTAGGAACCCCTGAGGTATCCAACGTATAAACCTGATATCCTTTCTTTAAATCCTTAAACATAATAACGATCTTTTTAAATGGGAGGGAGGTTACCCTCCCTGTTCTTTCTTAGTAAATTCATGCGCTAGGGGCGGTAGCCGCCGTAGCCGTATGACCCAACATCCTGAACACGCCGGTGCATTTGTTATAATACACAAGATGCTCGGTGTAGGCCCCTACTATAGGATCACTAGAAGCCACGGGAGTCGTAATATCCTGCCCTGTCATATGTGCCCCAACCTTATCCACTATAGGTGTCTTGTTGACGATAACCCCGGCGTTGGATACCGTAACAGGAGTGGTAGTGGATAAGCCAGACGGAAGAACGATCGTGGCGGGATAACTAGCCTCTGTCTCCGTCACCGGATGACGGACTTTCCATAACAATATTCCTTCCGGAGGTAGTGAGTTCCACTGACACGGATTGATGCCAAAATCAACCGTAGGTTCGGCCGCAGAAGCGTCAGATACCTTTCCAGTAGTGGCTACTACCGGGATGCCTCCCCTGTCAAGACGAGAGGAGGCGAATGAACCGATCATATATCCTCTGAAATCAGCCATATTGTCCCCCTTTCTTATAATACGGCGTTAGTAGTGCCGCAAGCGCATCCACATTCGTTAGCCACCCTTACGGTAGGAGTATAGCAGCAACCCGGGTTCTGTACAACGTAGGCTGGAACCGGAGCCTTTGGAGCTAACTGGCTAACGATGTTCTGTGTCTGTTGTTGGGTGATGGCGGAAGTAGCCAAAGCCTGTTTCTCCTCACGAAGCTGTTGGATAGTATTCTGCATCTCACGCATCTCAAGTTGACAGAACTTGTCATTGATGATTTGAGTTTGAAGATCTATCTTAGCAGCCAACGCCTGAGTCTGGGCTTGGTTGGATTGAATAACGTTATTGAAGCCGTTAGTCAAGTTGTTCTGCAATACGTTCGTCTGACCGGTAATAGCCAACTGATTCTCATATCCCTGACGGGTGATAGCGTTCTGGATATTACATCCTACGGTGTCTAACAAATGTTGGATGTTGTTAAATCCACTAGCCATAGCGCTTTGTAAGTTGCAGCAACATGCGCTAATCTGGTTACCGATCTCACATCCTTGTTGCTGTACGGCGTTGATAACGGCCTAAGAAGTCATACCTACCTGACCGGCCACCTTATCAATAGCGCCTTGTACGTTACAGATAGCGTTTTGTAATTGAGAGGTAGAACAGTTAAGGGCGTTAGAGATCTGGTCGATAGCGCTTCTGTTACCTTGGATAGCCTGCATCAGTAACTCACGACCATAGTCGTTGTTCAATTGAGCCGGAAGACCGTTAGCGCAACATTCATTGCCATTGCCAAAGCCATTTCCGAAGCCACGTCCGCCCCACAACCAGAACAGGACGATGATCCATAACCACCAGCCGTTGGCTCCTCCGAACTGGTCTTGGTTGTTACGGCCGTTCATCAACGCCGCGACTAGATTCGGATCCATCTTATTTCCACCCAAAAGGCTGGTAAACATACCCGGAATCATAGATAATAAACCGTTAGCGGCGCTACCGCTCCCGGAACCCATGCCGTCTAACAGCACGATTTTGTCTCCACTTGTACCCATGTCTATTTATTTTTGAATTAATAATAAACCCACCTGATGGCGGGCGTTACAAAGTTCAAAAATTAATAATCCTGGGATCGTGATATATGTCACCATCAAGGCACGTCATGTCATGCAATTGGTATTAATAAGAACCGGTACAAGACAAAAAAATCCGGAGCGTATCACTACGACCCGGATTCATCGCAAATCTATAAAATCCAATGTTTCAATGCTCGAAAGAAAACGTCTCACGACGTCAAAGAGAGATTAACTACACGAAAAATTTCGCATCAACTTATTTGTATTAGCAGTGTATTCATTAACTATCTTACTGGATGAGGGATCATCCTCTATCCTTGACAGGCGGTTATCGTCACTCCTTACCGTAACGTCACCCATCCTTCGTACCATGTTTTCTTGATATGATGATGGATCGGAGTATATAAGATCATCAACGAACCTGTATATCGCACCATCAACCGTCTCACCTACCTTCTCATATAAACCGGATTGGAATGACACGAAATCATCATACCTCCCACGAGCCAAGAACGAACCGTCCGGTCTCGCCTCGACACCGCCGTTGACCTCCCGGAGCAGGCCCGGATTCCTTTGGTACAGATACCTATAAAACCCGGCATCCATCATCCTATCCTGTCTATCCAGATAGAAAAGGTTTCTCATACTACTGTCACCGGACTCGATAGCCACGTCAAACAGAAGATCCCTTACCTGACCTTCCGGCAACGACATCTCCATGCTTTTTAACGTACCTCTGTCATGGTGATTCAAAGATACATTATAAAATCCATTAAAATCAAGGAAACGTAAGACATTATTATATAAATCCGATTTTTTTAACCTTTCCTTGATCTGGATCTTCCTCAACGATGTACAGGATTTGATAAAATCCCGATCCTTCCCCTGTCTAGCCTCGTATCTCCTGAACTCCCGATCAATATCGACATCATCCATCTCAGGAGTCACGGGATGTTGGTATATTAATCTGGTAAGGATCATGTTCTCAGTATTCGAGGATGAGATGTTGGACATAACTAGCTTCTTTATGTTATCCTTGATCACGTCAATATCGGAACGGGAAGCCCCGGCGGGAACCACGCCAGCCGGCAAGTACGAGGGCCGCTCTATCCCGATATCGGCCAACATCTCATAGGCCTGATCGGTGTCGGTTATCGGGGTCGTGTTATGGTATGTATTTCTACCTACATACAACATGTTCCTGTCATACATATCGGAAAGAGATGTTTTCCCGGACCTTACATACACCATCCTATCCCCGGTAAAGTAAGTATCCTGAACCTCATATATCGGATTCCCTTTCCCTGTTATCCTATCAAGATCGGAAATAAAGTCATCATATACCGGATCACCATTCTGTATAGAAGATAACATGACATCCAACGATGCCATAAGGTCACGGATATCCTCCGGCCTAGATATGACCATCTCATCGCTAATCGCCTCGCTTATATCAACGCCCATATCGGCAAGATCCATGGCTATGTCATGCAGACGTCCGGCAACGTCCTTGATGTCCTTAAAATCGTCCATATTGATCATTTCCCCAACCTTATCCCTTAGACCCTTCATATCCTTAGGCATACTGATATACGGTGTGGTACTATTGAAGTACGAGTCGGTAATCGTATTTCCGTCCTGACTCCGAACCTCCATACGGGTCATATTACGATATGTGTCATACATCCGATCGGCGTAATCCTGATCCTCCTGATACCGGAGCGCCAAGGAAGGGTAGGGGATGGAGGCGAAAGCCTGATCGAACTCCCGGCGGTCGCTGATACCGCCTACCGCCCTCATAATCGTATCCCTTACCTCCATTGGATTCAAGACTCTTCTCTTTCCCAATGAATCATACACATCCTCATATATCATATAATCATCACCAAGGCCTGATTCGGAGGACAAGAAATATGTATCCTTCTCATTGAGATCCCCCTCAGACATAAAATCGACAATCCTCCTCATCATATCCCTTACCCGCTCATACTCCAATCGGTTAGTCATGATATTATCAATCTCATCAGCATCATACATCCCGGATCGTTCAAGATTATATCTGTTGATGAATATATCACCGCCGGAAAGGAAGTTAGATACGATCATATCATTAAGATCATTGATATTATCAACGCCCAGGGAAGTAATGGTATTATTGATATCCTTAACCTCGTCAGCCATGAAATTACCCACAGCATAATTCTTTTGTTTGATAAAGGACATGACATCATCATACTTAGGCTCCCCATTGCTATCTAAGTCGTATTCTGATGGCATGGACATCCAATCGCCAAAGAAGGACACGAAGTCGGGGGAGTAGGCCGTACCCCAGACCGACAAGGCCTGTTTCTGGTCGCCCAGCACCTCCATCGCCCTTTGGTATAATCCGGATGGTTGGTCGTTCGGGGCAAGGACATTATCTATCCAACCCTCCTTATTTTTTATAACATAACAAGATCTACCCATAGCTAAATCGTTTTGTTACAAAGATAAACAAAATCCCGCCTACTCTCACGAGCGGACGGGAGCCAAATAACAATAATAACAAACCTTATGTTTACTCTGAAAAAGTACAAATCATTTTGCCGATCCTCACGGACAGGCAAAAAAACTCAATCCTAAATAACAAAAAAATGAAACTTATCGTTTAGCGAAAATATCTTTATCTGATCTACTCAGAACCCCACCTTTCAATTCCAAGAACCTAGGCATCCATTCCTTAGATATCTTAGACACGATCCACTGGAATCCCTTGGGAGTTACATAAACAGTGTTAGTTCCATAAAACTCATCGTCATCACGATATCTGTAACGAGCATAACCACGATCTATCATCCTTTGGGATAACAACCATCTTTTACCGGTCTTGGCGAAGAACTTATTATCCTCAAGCAATATACGAAGATTCTTCTCCGCTATATCATACCCATGAGCCTCTAGCTTTTCCCGAACCTCTCTGATCAACATATCTGTCTCTTGGGCTATTTCGGCTGTCTTAGCAAATTCAACCATAGGAGCCTGTTCTTTGATAATATTATCAGATATCCTCTTAGCTTCTTCTGCCACTTTCTTGGCTTCAGCTAATGCCTTTTTCTCCTTCTCCGATTTAATTAACGCTTCTAATGCCTCTATATAATCGGATGGTAGATCTCTTCTGCTTATATCAGAATTACTCCTATTTATTGATGTATGCCCTTTCAATAAAAGTTCCTTTATTTTATCTGTACACCACAGCTTAAAATCTACACTAAGCCACTGGGCAAAATCTATAGCTATATCCTCATGCAACCATACCCCACCTCCAAAAACCGGCATTCCAGTCTTCTTTATAACTAACTGATTTTCAGATTTACCAGTTTTTCCGGTAATTGCCTTAACTAACTCATTAGTAGATACTAACGATAAATAGTCGTTTGTTCTCCTATTAAAGTATTTAGCCATCTCCGTGGCATTAACATAGGTTACATCATCAACCGTTTTAAAAGTTACATCATTACCATTGTAACTAAAAATCTCAGATAATTCACTCATGATATAAAAACAACGAGAGCCATTGGCGTCCGTTATTCCACCAATGACCCTCATCTATCGCCTACGCTTAGGCGAGTTAATATCTTCTTATGGCCCAATAACGGATGGACACCGCAAATATAAGACCTTATTTTGAAACTACAAACAAACAAGAGATATTTTTACAAAAAATGTAATCAGCCATATTCCTCTGTCATATATAAAGCGTAGCTATACCTATCCTCTATCATCTCCACCACCTTCTTGATATCAGATAAAGTTAGTTTCTTTATCTCCATATTCCTACTATCCATCCTGACAAAAGAGTTCTTGAACTCCTGCTCGGTTATGGCATCCAACCTAAATAGATTATATTTTATAAGTAACTGGGTTACGTCAAATATCAGGATATTAAGATCAATATCATCCTTCAACTCACCAAGAAGATCACGCATCATGACTTTGATAGCATCAGTATCAAGTTCCAGTTTATCGGCCTCCTTCATCAACTTCTTGATAATACCATTGTGCTCGATTATGATGTTAGCGTTATCATCATCGGTAGGTAGAAGGATATCCATCGTACATTTTATACCAACCTTATCACTAAGTCTTTTATTGAACTCAGTCATATAATCAAAAGCCTGATCCCTGCTTAAGGCGTATGTATGATCAAGCAACTGCTTTTGTCTGACCTTGACAAAATAGTTACTGGTGTATAACATCATCAAGACCTTCACTCGCTGGATGCGTAGGTCTTGCATGATCTTCCGATGTAAAAAAGAATCTAGTTGCATAATATAAAGAGTCCCCACCGGGGCCATCACACACCCGACAGGGACCAACTTTTAAATATCTTACTCGTCAGGTGATGAACTGACGCCGCAAAGATAAGTCAAGATATTTTATTTAGCAAGGATTTTCCGCCTCATTTTCTCCGGATACTACGTTACCGTCGGAAACCAAAGACTTGTCCTCGGCCGCCTTCGTAGGCGAGGCGAACTCCGATGGCAGATCCGGCAGGTTAGGGAACGAGACTTCCGTCTCCTCCTTGGATACCTTGTTCTCCTTGATACTCATCCTAAACTTAGGAGCTATGAAAGGATCGTTGTTAAGATCGATATTGATCGTAACATCATTCATCAAAATATCATCCTTAGTCCTAGAATCACCTATCCATCCTCTTACGTCAGCGGTCATAGGCATCCTGCTAGCCGCTTCCTTGACAGCTTCAAGCCGGTTCTTGATAACATCCACGTCTCCCGCCAGCGGGATCATATGCGTCTTATTATCCAAACCGGATCTGGCTATAGCGTTATTAAGATCCATTATATCATCAATACTTACGCCTCCGCCTAGACCCTCCGTAATCCTATCAGCCATCGATCCGATCATGGATGAGAATGACGATATATCCTGATTTTTCAATCTTACGGGGTACAGGTAATTTCTTCCATTTCCTGTCTTTATAGCTACGACCGGGATACGTGAATTTTTATAATCACCATACTTGTCCCTGACGATAGCCGTACAGAACGGGAATATATTATACTTAATATCATCCCTCATCGTAACCACCCCGTTCTCTATATATCCTACGCTCTCTACCTTGTCGACCGTCTCGCTGGTAAAGTCATTCTCGGATACCATCAACGTCCCATTATCATCACTTACGCTAAAATTAGGTCTTCCCGGCAAAACACTGGTGACTGTGCCTACGAACGGTATATCAATCTCGCCAGCGACAGATCCTACATTATCCCTATACAACTCAAAGGCCATACTCCTTAAATCAGCGTTACTTCCTTTTGAATCCGGGTCATTGGCTTTCAGTACCGAGACGAAATTGCCGTCGCTATCCACGATCTTAATAACCATATTATCAACCAGCTCTCGGTAAGCCGACTTAGTCTCATCAGAATTAGGGTCAACGGCGTTAAGGCTATTGTATTTATCATACAATTCCTTGGTATATGGATCTGACATATCCATCTTAAACCTTACGATATTATCCTTACGGAGATTAGCTACGGCTTCCTGATTCACCGACTCGTTGTTAGATCCAAACGTATCACCCGTATAATAAGGGACAATAGATCCATCCTGCCCCTTGCGATACACCATGAACCAGATGGAGGTCGACAAGGCGGTTTGCCGCCCCAATATGACACCGGTAGCGTTCTCGAAAGCCTGAGCGTCATCCTCGCTAATCATCCATCTTGAGTGGTTATCTGACTCTATAACAGTAAATATGTCGGTTCCGTTGGTGAAATCCATCACCCTTCCATTATCAGTATCAGTGGCATCAGATCTTTTAAGCCCAAGACTGTCCATAAACCTGTCAAGTCTCATTCCGCCAACTTCATAATACATAACCCCACCGATCTCTCTCTTCTGAGCCATCAACACCACCGGATTCTGGGCGGCGTTAACTTCCGTCCTGCCGGTGGATGTCCCGGGTTCGCTCTCTGTGAGGACATCACCCATAGGTATGGATTTATCGTAATCCTTGACAGCTATACTTCCGTTATCATACAACCTCATCCATTCCACGAATTGAAGAAGAGGCCCATCGGAATAATTATTGATAATATCAATAGCCTCATTAAGCTTATCTTGATCAATCTCATTGCCATTGTCAGCCTCATTCATAAGATCATTATAAGTCTTTATAGCTTCTTTGATCTGATCCTGATCAAGACCATTGATATTCATATCTACAATATCATCAACAGCGTCCTTGATATTATCATAAATATTATCATGGATCTTCAATCTATCTATTATCGATCTAGCCTTATTGATCCTTGAAATAGGATTATCCCCAAACCCGTTAACTAGACTATCGACACGAGGCTTGTTATTATCATATATCTGTCTCTCCCTAGGAGATAAGACATCCTCATTACCGTTCCATATCTTTATAGCTATATTATTGATTCTATCGTCAGAAGGATTTATGATATCCTCATCATCAGGAACCCTCTCGACTATATTACCTTCATCGGTCTTAATCTCGTTCTCCATAGATCTGGCTATCATATGATTATATGTCTTGAACATAAATGCCTCATCCTCCCCTATAAGACCATCTTGGTAAGCCTTGTCTATAGCTTGGTCGTTGGCGTAAAGATCATTGGCATCAGGATTATCAGTATTCCTGAAATCATACTTGCTATCATCCTCCTCATAAGTCTTACCCCATACGTTCGATAATATCTTCATGAACCCGCGCTCCTGCGCCCGGATGAATCTTCTGTCACGCATACGACGAAGAGACTCGTTTATATTCTTATAAGCCACAAGATTATGACGATACTCACTAAGCAATGCCATAGCCTCCTTATAATTATCAACCCCACGGATAGATACGACGTTCTCAAAATCAGCTATAGTATCATAAGCCGCCATAAGATCAGCGGCACTGATCCTTGAATCATTTCTATTTAAGAACAACTTAGATATATCAGCCTCTGAGTTAATTAACGTAGTTAATTTCCTCTCCAATGCGATCCTATCCTCTGTTAATTTAAGAAGCCTATCATTCTCCTTGACCAACTTAGCCTTATCAGATTCAAGAGCGTCCTTCGACGCGACACTTTGTTGAAGCCTCAAGATATTCTTCTCCATCCTCTGTATATCATCCGTAAGCTTCCTGAGTTCTTCAAGATCCCTGCTCGAATCAGGATTAAGACGAGAATATATATCAAGAGCGAGGCCTATATCCGTATTGTATATCCTTCTTAACTGATTGGCAATATCGTTCAAATTATCCTTCGCCTCAAGGCCATTATAAGCCATATTGGAGATATAGGCGTTAAACGACCTATTGGATATACCATCGGTAAGGGAGTCGGCGAATCTGTTGGCCATAATGAAATTATCCACCTTCTTATTAAACTCGTTGACAAGATCGGCTTTATACTCATTGACCTGCTCATCCGTCATATTCATATCGGACGCTATATCGCTATTAGGTATAGATTCGACTACCGTCCTGAAATTCTCCTTCGTATCATCCAGCATCCCCATCTCCGAATCATAACGAAGACGATTGAATACGGCGTCACTGAAATCCTTATTTATGATCCTACCATCACTCTCGTACGATGTGTCTATGCCGGATAATTGAGCGTTAAGAGCCATACTGCCACGAATAGCACGGACAGCGGCGGTGGTCAAGGCGCCGGCATTGGCGTTGTAGGCCTCCACCATCCCCTTGTTCCGGGACATGTCTTGGCTCCATTCCTTTATACCCCCAATAGTCTTTCCACCCATAATCGATCCGATAATCATACCGATACCGATCTCCTTCCATCCTTGGCTAGACCCGTACGTCTCCTTGAACCCATTCTTTATAGCCTCCATATAGCCTATATTCTGCCGGATAGCCATAGGATTGTATCTTGATTCTACCCAATCCTTGGCGGACTTACTAGCCACTCCCTGAAGACCTTCCTCATACAGACCCTCTGACACTGGGCGCTTGATGATATTGAACGTATTTCCGGCTACCTTCTGCCATTTCTTTGGTGTTATGGCTCTTAACGTACCGTTATCCATCCTCTCGGCACCTACGCCAAATATATTGCGTTTTATGAACTTATCCACACCAAGATCCATGCCGAACATATCGCCGAACATAGCTATATTGGATAATGACAATATGCCGACGTTGGCGGCAAATACGGCATTAGCGGCATTGGCATTGTCAGCTCTGAACTTCATAAGCTCCTCATATGGGACTTCCCTTCCATAAGCGTTACGGTAAGACTGCCTGAAATTCTCCTCAGCCTCCATCAGCATGCTTCTGGCCTCGACAGACGCCTCCCACGAGGTAGATGTGCCAAGGAAAGCGAGGGTGTCCAGTCCCTTGCCTATCCTCCGTCCCGTACGGGCGGCCCTAAGGTAGACACCGAACGCTTTCTTGGTATCCGAAGCCGCTTTGCCTATCCTAGCCAAAGCCACGCCCGCCCTAGCTCCCGTACGAGCTAAGTTCATCAATCCAGCGCCGGAATATACGGCTGACGATAATATGGCTCCAGCGGTAAAAGCAAGACCGGATAAAAAATCGTTAGACCAGAAATTAGTCGTGGTCATGCTTTGAAGGAAATTCATATCCCGCTCCTCACGATTGTAATAATGAGCAAGACCGTAATCCATCTTCTTGTCCTGATCATCCAACCATCTCATGAAATCGTTATCAAAAACAGCGTTAAAATTACCTCTGGATACACCGGCGTAAATACCATAAAAAGGCTGAATAACACCACCTAATCCATACAAAGCGGCCTTACCTACAAATTTCCCAAAACCTCTCATCCATTTCTCAGTCCTACCTTGACTCCTAGATAAACGTGTGTCGTTATCTACACCGGGGATATAAGACTCGTATTTAGGTATCCAAGTACCGCTACTAAGTCGATACCTTGAATCCTCCAACGATATCTCCGGACCAGTAAGATTAAACCTGCCCTTATAGCTTTGATCAGAAGCCATATATCCTAATGGGGACATATGTTTCATATCATCATAATAATTTGTCTTAACAGTATTCTTGATCCTCTCCGACAATGACGGTATCTGGGACTTTGATCTCTCGGAAGCGGAATACGGATCCAATACCGGAGGCAGGTCACGATCCGGTATATCATAGGGATCCGTACCAATAGCCTTTATATTATCTACGTTTATGGTAGGATATCTGTACTTCTCGGCAAGATCCTTTCCGTTAGAGGTATTATTATAGATTTCCATTGTTTCCATTATTTCCACTATTTCCGTTATTCCTGTTTCTTATCTCCTGATCAATCATATCAGCTATGGGCGAGATGAAGCTCTCGAAATCATCAGTAGTAGATCTTCCCTCGCTCCTCCAATACACCTCATTCTCCTTGCTAAGTATCTGTTGCCATGCCATGACCAAATAATACTGCGGGCAGAAGTCGATCTTCCTTGCTACCTCATCAGCATAGTTAACGCCATCCAGATCAATTGAATACAACGGGGTATTACCCTCTCTAGCCCCTCCTTTGCTATATATATCAACATTTATCCCAGAAGAACCATTATTATACTTATATCCGGAAGCCCTTAACTCGTACATAGAAGCGTTATCGAACAACACGTCAGTAGCGATCATCATCTGATTCTTCCTGATATTACCGTCATTTATATTCGTAAACATATCTATATAAGGCATTACCGTGTCCTTGGCCCCGCTAGCGTAAGCGAATGGAGCTACCAACAATGACTTAGCCATCTTCCCATAAGCGTTGTTGCTTGAGCTGGCGAAAGATATGGGTACGACACCGGAATCATAGGTCTCGGACGGGATGCTTACATCCTCTTTGTAGAAAGTAAGTCCATTCGCAGCCAGATCAGCCTCGCTTACCTCAACAACAGATCGACCATCACCTCCATTATTGCCAATGATCTGATAATTACCATCACCTATAGGGGATATGGTAAACGTTATCTTCGTATTGGCATTATCCTTATCCTTGGGGATAAAACCGCCACCACGGGTGAACAGGTCACTAATCTTTATATAATCATACTCGGCTTGGCTTTTAGACGGATAATCGCCGGAGAAGATATACTCACGCTCGGCGTACTCATGACGATATTGTCTCAAGTAATCCTCGCCAGCGCGCTTAGCGTCATCAGCGATCCTGCCTAAATCTCCACGACTCCATTTATGTCTTAATAAATCATTTCTCTCTTTATGCGCCTCGTCATATATAGCGGTAGCGACAGCGATCGCTCTATTATCCCCAGCAAACCTTTCTTTTATTTCCTCGATATGCCTATTCTTGTTAGCCCCAGATACGGCAAGAGACATTATAGACTCAATATCATCAAGAGAAAAAGATGTTCCCATAAGATTATTTACACGATCCAAAAGAATACTTGACTGACCTGAATCCACCGACACATATGGAGCTTCTCCTTGAATGCTACTATTAACGACGTTTATATTATCATTTAGCAAAGAGCTATAAGCGGACAGCTTAGCCCAATCATTCAATGTTATATCATTTATCCCATCTATATCAAAAACCTTATCACCGTTGTTGTTGATATCCCCAAGATTGAATGTCCCAAACCCGTAACTAACATCTATGCCTGATCCATCAAAAGATTTAGCCTCTTTCTCGACTATAGCGTCAACGCCATCCAAAACAGCGTTCTCCGCCTTATTAAATCCATCATTGATCTTATTATACTTCCCTCTTTGGGTATTTAACCCAAGAAGCTTCAGGTGACTATCCTGACCATTGTAATCAAGTAGCTCATTCCTTGACCCTCCATTAGCCTTGAAATAAGCCATGATAACCTGATCGTTATCCATATCCTTGACCACGTTACTATTCTCAGGATCAGACGCCCATGCGTCGATCTTCCTTCTAGCGTCATCTGACAGTGACTTAACAAAATTACTCATGCCGGTAGTTACCGCCTTCTCGTTGGCTATGAACCCGTTCATGAACTCATCGCTTATGCTCACATCGTCAAGGTTTGCGCTCTTGGTAACCACGGTAGGCCCGGTCGTGTCATCACCCCCATTCTCCGACCTACCCAATTTGCTGGCTCTCATCAACGCTGCCTTCTCCATGGCTAGATTATGCCTTTTTGTCTCATTGAACTTAGCTCTCTCCATCATCTGTTGATTGGCCTTGAAATAATAATCATCAACACCCAACGTCTCGTATGAGTTATTATAAGACCATCTCAGCCCGACGCCACGAAGGAACTGCTGTCGTACCATGAACATGCCGGCTCGCTCCGGGCTGTAGTTGCTACCGATAACGCCCTCGGCCTCCTCCACGAAATCATTTCTCTGCTTGATAATATCCGCCAGCTCCGACTCCAACTTAGCCCTCTTGGCCTTGTCATTGCCAACGCCCTTTAGCTTGGCTCGTATGGATTCTTCCTTGACACTGAAATCATCAATATACCCTTTAAGGAAATCTGAGGTGCTTTGAACATTAAATAAGTCAGGATTCGTTCTAGCCATATATCTTCCCTCTAATTGCATCTGAGCCTTACCGTTCTCAGATATAGAAGCCATGGCTATATCCCTGACCTGAGCGTAACTCATCTCATCTATATACATCTCACGCATCTCGCCCGTCCTGTTGCCATTGGCATCAGTCACCGGTACATTGACTTTCTTCCCCTTGTTAAGGGAGATGAAATTCTTCATCTTCTCATCAATCTCAGCGTGGTAATCCGTATAAGGGGTATAATGTATAGGATTAAGACGTGTCCCTACCTGACCGTCATTCATCCAAGCCACGGCATCCGCAAAAGCCTCAGCCTCGTTTATAGGACTATACATCTTGGGATTGTTCAGCTTCATATCCTCCATCTTCTCGCTAAAAGCCCGGATCTCCCTAGTACCGGCAATAGCATTCAACACACGGGTATCCAGAGCTTCTCCAAGACGAGCCTGTATGCTTCTGGCTATACCGTCGGAAGCCAAATTAGATTTACGATACACGTTATTCACGTCCTGTATCAGCCCATTTAACCTATTCTGAAGATATTCCCTATCCTGAGGTTTTATAATGTCAGAATTGATAATATAATCAGCATACTCGTTTATAGCCTGCCGATTGGTATCTATCTTCTGCTGCATGTACCCCATCCCCTGCATCATGACATCCATGTTGTAGGGCGATACATACTTGCCGTAATTCCTTAATATACTATATTGTGAAGCCATCCTTTATCCTTTCTTGCCTTTAGTTACTTCCTGAGCAGGATATAATCTCCTATAACTCAATATATCTCCCTGAGGATCAGCGATCAACTGCCCATTAGGACCGATCTTGACATCCCCGAATATAGACCTTAATGTATTCATGGTCGTAGCCGTATTCCACTTCTGCTGGATCTCGTCATTTACGCTATCGAAATACCTGGCCCAGTTCTCGTCATTTATAGCCAATCCCTGCAATATACGTTGCTGGTAAGCTTGACGTTGGGCTATATTCTTATCGTACGTATTAGCCCATGACTGAGCATTGACATTATCAGCCCAAGTCCTTTGAGCCACGTTCCCTTGTTCTACCTCATTTATATACTTACCTATATTGGAACTCATGATAGCCTGTAAATTGGAAGATAAAGCCCCTCTCTGGGAATCCGGGACATTACCCATCTGATCCAATTGTGATTGGAAAGCACGATTAGCCTCAACCATATACTGATCAGCCGATCTCAACACCGGGTCCACGGTAGGAGCGTAATGTCTTTCCAGACCTTCCGTTGTCACGGCTCCCGGAGTCATCCTGAACACCTCAGGAAAGTCAAGACCACCACCTACTATATTCCTGCCTCCATTGCCGCCGTTCGACTTACCGGCATTTGTGTTGGTTTTAGGAAGTGTATTAGGATCAATCAGCTCAGGCATATCCAGCTTAACATCAGGATCCTCCACATCACCTATATCCATAGGACCGGGAGCCACCTTATGCGGGTCAAGTATAAAATCAAGACCTTCCATGCCTTTCATGGATCTTAACGCCTGCATCTTAAGCATATCCTCCCCAAGGATCTTATTAACAATATCTTTATTCTTGTCAGAAAACAGTTGACTGAAATGAGTGATACCAGCGTCATTAAGAGCTTTATGTTGTTCCTCTGTAACAACATCCAGACCGATCATAGGACGAGATGAGGAATATTGACCAAACTTATTGTCTCTCATCCTATCATGATATGAGGCTTTCTTATCTTCCGGGTAATTACCTTGGCTATCCTCGCCTCCAAAGGAAACGAGTGTCGTATAATCCCGAAGCGCCTCTGCGTTGGCGATGATCGGGTTCTCCGCCGTGGCCAAGCCCATCCACCCACCAGTAGTGCTGTATATAGCATCCTGAAGAGCCTTGGCGGCAGTAGCCTTCGGAGCGCTCATATAAGCATCATAAGCCAAAGGCATGAACGTCTTATAATACTCCAGCCTCTCATCGGTATTAATACCGCCATAGGAACCATCCTGACCCTGACGTTGATACCCGAACGTGTTATCCTTATTATTGTACTTGTTCTCTACAGGACGGAAAGTAAGTAGGTAATCGAATAAAGAACTACCACCTTTCTCCATCTTCTGACGAATACCAGCCACTTTCTTAAGCAATTCTTTCTTAGCATCGGCTATATCCTCCTCCGTAAGACCGTATTCTTTCATGGATCTGAATATGATGTTATCTATCTCACCACCCTTAGCGAAATACGTATCCTCATCCTTCTTCATCTTCCGGTCTTCCTGCTCTTTGTATATGACATTAGCGAAGTCCGTAAATCTTCCCTCTAATCCATTAACGGTATCGTTGCTATCATTTATAGCCTTAGATAATACGGAGGCGTTTAAACGCCTCGTATTCTCGTCATCTATCTTATCGTTCTTCTTCAGCTTCTCCAGCGCCTTTTTCTGATCATCGTAAACTGATTTAAGACCGATCTTAACCTTATATCTATCCATTAACGTAGCGTACGTATCCTTTGGTGTAGCCTTAATACCATACGTATCCCTAATGTATTTAGCGAAATCCGGCTCTATGGTTGTGTCGTCGGTAATAACCTTCGTTCCCTGCTCCAAGGAAACGGGGGTTCCACCATCGGCGTGCTTCTGCCCCATAGCCTCCATCGGCGCCTCTCCGGGCTGCTCCACGTACTCGCCCTTCTCTACCTCTACGTTGGCTTGATCTTCCATCGACTTAGGTAACGGATATAAATACTCTCCGGTAAGGCTACCGCTATCGAATCTATTATTAGGCCCTAGATAAACACCACCTCCATTCTTATACCGCATCTGGGATTGCCGTCTCTGCCTAGCCTCTCGCTCTTGAGCTAACCTGATATTGGTACGGGTGCCTTTCTCAGACGCTATCCCGGAAACCACGTTACGAGCCAACCCCATGATACCACTAATACCTGATGCTATGGTAGTTATCGTATTAGCTGTTTTAGCTCCAGTAGATAAATCACCATACCCCTCGCTTCTCATACGCCCTATACCACGACCCATCTGGGTAAACCTAGATCCTATATCATCAGCGCCATAATAAGGTATGGCGGTAAAGTCAAAAACATCCGTGCTGCCAGACTCGTCAACCTTCTTATTACTGTCAACGATAGCGTTCAAATCACTTGTATCAATGGTATTAATATCAGGATGCTGAATATCAAATCCTATCCGGGTAGACGAAACCAAAGGCTCCACTCCAATACCCTGAAGACCAACAACATTACCGGGCATAATAGGGGTGACTTCCCCAGCCTCTTGATATTTAGGTATCTTCCTCTTGATTACATATTTGCCCATATCAAATTAATTTCGTTCTGACACAAAGATAATTTAAAAAAACAGAGACTCATCATTTTACAACGATGAGTCTATCAACAATATTATTATGCACAAAATTTAAATATAATATTATATGATATTATGATTTACTAACGCATTGTAAATGATATCATCTATTTCTCCATTATTTAAACATTCCAATGCTCTTTTCCTTATTTCATCCATCTTTGATTTCTTATAAGCGTCATATGCCTCTTCTTTAGTATCATACGTACCTATATTAACCCGTCCCCTATCCAATGTCGATAAACTAGCCCTATATCTACTACCCCTAAGGACAACACCAGTAGGGCAATCCCTAATTCTAATCCTCTTATAAGTTAACAATGAATTTAAGTGATGTGGAACAAAACAGCATGTATTTGGACTATATATTTTAGATGCGCCACTAAGTATATCTTTATCCAATTCATATCCATCCTTATAATTAACATCAAACCATTTTTTAAACTTGCTAAAATACAACCAATCATCACAAACCTTAACCCCCACATAAGTAGGTCTTCTTTTCTGTTCTCTTTCAGAATAACATCTAGCTAACATTTTATTCCATATTTCATAAGCTAATGTTTTCTCCATCCCAATCATATCATTTATTCCAACCCCATACTTTATACTCTTGCTTTTATCCGCTTTACATTTAGGGCATCCTACTCCCCTAATGTGATTAAATGGAAGCTGGTAAAAAGAACCATGTATAGGACATATTATCTCTATTGGTATTCTAGCCCCCAAATAGTTAGATTTACTATAATCATATCTTTCTCCATGACATGACATAGCTCTATCAACAAAAACACTTTTCTTTGACTCCATTCTTTTAGATCCCCCTATCCATTTACTACATTCGGGACAACCTTGGCCATTCAAATGATTGTATGGTCTTTGGGTAAAAACACCATGATCTTTACATATTATTTTCACTGGAGTTCTGTTATTGACATAATCTACTAATGAATAATCATACAAACCATTATGTATCTTTAACGATCTTTTTATAAAATCATCTTTATCCAATTTTTTCATACAAACTTTTTGCCAAAAAAAACAAAACATTTACAAACTACAAAAGGCTATAACAGAAATAACGTCAATCATTATATCTACTCATGCCTTTTATGTTAAGGCTTAACCCCGGTATCATATTAAGAACCAACTGCCTTTTTGCCTGTTCCCTACGCATACGCTCGGCCTCCGCTATCTGCGCCTCCGATTGAGGATCATTCTTAATATTATTGGCGATGTCCTCTATAGCTTTCTTGTTAGCGCCGGATTGAGCTAGCATCTTATATAACAGGTCTTGGCCTTCCTTCTCCCACCAGCTATCCATGGAAGAGCGGGAAGCCAAAGAAGGATCGGCAGGGGCTACCGTCTCAGGTACGGGCTGCTGACCTCCGTCCCCCGTGCCCGAATCCCGCTGTCCGAACTCGTATCTCATTGGCTCGTTCTCCGGGACACCATACCTATTAGCGAACATATCAGCGAACTCAAATCTCTTCTCATTTCTTAAGGTCGATCCAAGAGGCCTACCGTATCCTTGATTCCATGCCACGGTAGCGTCCTTGTAGTTGACGGCGTTATCGAAATCGGATTTAGAATACATATAGTAATTATATACATTACCTTGAGCGTCCTTGTCAAAAAACTTTCCTTGATTGATGTAATTCCAACCTAACCCCGGGACCTTGCCTTGATACTCATCCACGAGATAATCCAACTGCTGTGTCAATGTCGGTTTCTTCCCATACCTGCGCTGTAGCTCCTTCTTCCTCGGTCCAAGCCATTGTTGGATGCCAAAATCACCGGCGGCTCCTAGGGCATCGGTGTCCCCTCCGGACTCGGCGGCGATGTTCGATAGGATGCCGATAGCTTGAGTTTGTGGTATCCCCTTCTTATCGGTCAGATAATCCCATATCTCATCATACACAGCCATCTTATTATCCTCTGATCTATCAGGATCAATTACATATTTACCATCTCCATAAGCCCTACCTGTGCTTACAGACCCGCCCTTATCTTTCTTCTCCTTATCATCATCCATCAACATCTTACCAACTATAGCCGCCGGCAAAATAGCAGGAACGTTTTTAATGGCTTTTTTTATTTTATCCGATGATTCTTTCAATACCTCTCCAGTAGCTCCAAGCATGTTATTAGAATAATCACCAGCATAATTGCTACCTATACCACTCACAAGGTTATACACATCAATCTCATCCATGCTATCGATATACTTATCAAGGTCATCAACAGATGGAGTCCTTCCATATGTATTATAAAATTTATTCCACAAGCGAAATCTGGCTTGAGTATTAAAAGCTATTTTCTCTGATATCTCATCACTTGATGAGTTTGGTTTAGCCCTATAAGCGTCTTTTAATAATGACTTATCATTTTCGGATAAATAAATCTTATTATAATTATTACTTGAATCATATTTATGTCTAAACTCATGAGATAGGTTAGATAAACTCTCATCACTCCTAGTAACAACCTTATTGTATTTACTAGTATAAAACCCTTTAGCATTACTATTATCCAAAGCGGAGGATACCTCATATCTAAAATCATCAAAATCAGAATCCGCTGATACCCTTAGATTGTAAGCTTCTTCCAACCGTTTCCCATTATCATCAAGCATAGAATCTATCTTATCCTTAATATGCTTGTTAGACACATCATTTATATTTTGGAGATCAACACCATTATCAATCATCAAATCCACAGCCGCCTTATAAGAATCAGGAAGATCATTATAATTCCTTGAAATTCTCTCATGGACATCCTTGTTAAAAAAATCCCTAACCAAAGGTTCATCATGAACATATTTATCTACAAGATCATTATCTACAAGAAAATCATACAATTTACGTTTATCTTCTGGCAGAGGAATCTTCTTTACTTTATTAGCGAAAGAAAAAAATTCACCTAATACCGGGAATAGCCCTAAAGCTGATAATGTCATTCCTAAACCATCCCCAGCCTTCGATGACTCCACAAAATCTCTCACATCCATAACATCCCCAATAATAGGGATACCTCCAGCTATAATCTCGGTAATGTCAACTCCATCGTTTATCTTCTTGCCATATTCAGTATTAAGATTTATGCCACTAGATCCAACGGAGGTGTTATCCCTTGAAGCCACATATCCACCCCCTTGTTTCTTATCCATCTTCTCTCCCCATAGCCCATATTTCCCCCTAGGCCATATACCGTCTATGGCATCCTCATAACCAACGGGGTGCTCCCCGTCCAGACGCCGGTCCCGTCGCTCGTCCGCTGGGTACAGGGCGTTGGCCAACGGCTGCGTGATATGACCCAACCCCTTATCCTTGGAACTCGACATAGCATCCACCACAGTCCGATATACAGGCCTTAATTTCTCAGGTAGATATAATCCCGCCTCGTCAACCAGCTCACCTATCTTCTTATTTATACCCCTGAGGCTGAAATTATAATTACCCATACCGTTATTCAACGGGGACAACGTACCTCTTATCCCATTCATACCTTTAACTGCGGCTCCTCCGCTAAGGACATCAAACTCCGGGGATACGTTCTTTAAAGGACCATCATTCATACCCCTAAAATACATGGGACGCTCACCTCTTACAACACGATCAAGATCTTCCTTATACAAATCCTTTATCCATGAAGGAATCTCCTCCGGTCTATTTTTCTTAGCCATAAATCACGTTTTTCCACAAATATACGCACAATCAAACGGATATTAAAACACGAGACGGGAACATGATCCACATCACATACCCGCCCATGATATCAACATAAGACCAAATCCCGCCCCATTGAGGGCGCTAGCGTGTCAACTAGCCATTCTCCCAATCCAGAAAATCACCGTCCACTCGCTCCTTCAATGACTTCCTGTCATTCAGAAATACCTTATAGGACTCGATGTAAGACGAGTCAAGTATGCCTAACTTGGCGGCGTTATAGTCGTTCAGCATCTTCTGCTCAACACCGCTACCCCATAGGGCGTCGATACAGGCCTCCAATATCTTGTTGGCCGTCAACGTGGGCCATATCGTCACCCATCTCCCTTGTCTCCTCTCTAACGTCCCACCGGTACAGGTAGGAACCGTCACCGTCCCGCTCTATTCTAGGCGGCATTGTGTCGCTCCATGATCGCTTCATAAAACTCTGGTTTTAAAATTTTCTTAACTAAATGCTTGCTATCGCTATCATATATCCATCCCAGCCAACCGGCTAGACCTGCCTTGTATTCCGTTAAGGATATATTCGGGACTTTATTCAATCTAGCCGCCGCACGACATAGATTTTGCTTAGTCCTCTTCCTTATCCGTATATGCTCCTTATAGAAAACGAACCCCACGAAATCTATACCACGGCCGCTTTTATCCGATCTTCTCTCAGCGATCTTAAATATCTGGTAATTCCCTTTCAGCTCCAACTTCAACACGGACAATCTATCGATAAGCCACGGGAGCAATACGTTTCTCAAGAAACACTTATCATGATGGAAAAAAGTCATGTCATCCGCGTATCTGATATAATGCCTTATATCTATAATCTCCTTTATCTCGTGATCCAGATAGGCGAGATAAAGATTCGCAAGATATTGGCTAAGATAGTTCCCGATCGGAACGCCGGGAGCGGAATCGATGATCTCATCCAACAACATAAGCAAGCGATCGTCCTTGATCTTCTTCCGAGCGATGCCTTTTAACACCTCATGGTCTATTGACGGATAGAATTTGCGGATATCAACCTTGAGGCAATAGACGGATTCACGATCGGACAAAACCCGTCTTGTCCTCTTATACGCCTCCGTTATTCCTCTTCCCTTGATACATGATGTCGTATCAGCCGTGAACACGGAAACCCATATAGGTTCCATGACGTTCATTATGGCATGATGCAATATCCTGTCCGGATAATAAGGGAGCTTGAAGATGATCCTTTCTTTTGGCTCATAGATGGTATCAGTCCGGTACTTGGAAGTCTTGAACGTGCCATCCAGCAGAGACTTTAGCAAACGGCTTAGATTACCCTCTTTGTCCTTGTCGAACAACCTTATGCCGTATGAATCCTTCTTTCCCCTTCGGGCTTTCATGTCCGCAAGTATCAAGTTGTCCATATTCGCTATCTTATCAAATAAATTCCCTATTCTCTTCATTTTATTGTCATTAATTTGCTTTTTATCATAGGGAGTCTTCGGTTTCCCTACCAACACCCTTTATATGGGGAGACTTTTTTCGCCAAGAGGCGAGGCCACCATCCCTGTTTGTTATCTAAATATCTTTTCCCCTCTCTAAAAGTATAGGCGTGAACCGATGTTACGATTCGCATCGGAAGGCGCATTATACGCATTCACGCAAGCGAGGCCCGCATTCGACCCGTTGTCCGCGTCACCGCCAACCAGCACCACCTGCATGCGGTTAGCCGATGTGTTGGTGTAATAGTAGTCGCACCAGTAGGTAGAGGAGCTACCGCCGACCTCCGTGGTCACTATATCGCCATCTTCCCCAAGCAACATCTTCTTGGCATAACCGTTTGTACGGCAGATATTGCCCTTCTTGTCATAGCCGGTGTAAGAGGTGTCGCTGAAATTCGACGGGTCATCGGTAGTCCATAATATGGATAATCCCGCATCGCCCGTGGTGACCTGTATATTGGCCCCGTCAGTGTATTTCCATATGTGTCCAAACGGATTCTCTATGCCACGATACCTGTTAGCCATCAACGTGGCGTGAGTACCGCCGGAGGCGTTCTTCACGACATATGCCTTCTCTCCCGAGCCGTTCCCGAACTCGTTGGTATAGCCGCATGGGATAAGTGGATTGATCTTGTTGAAGTTAGTCCAATCCGTTATTTGCGTTGGTCCCGGACCTAGGCCGCCTTGTGCGAAGCCGTTAGCGTCCTTCTGGGCGTTGAAAGGCTTCTGGCTGTCCAGCGTGGCGTACTCGACGGCGAATAGCCAGAACAGGGTCTTGTGGGCGTTGTAGGTGTACATCTCCCAACCGCTGCCTCTCTTTCTGGCGGCTTGCCGGAATTGGTCTCGGGTGAGGTTGGTGACGGGGCGGCCGAGTAGGGAACGGTAGGTATCATCCCATTCAGCGGTGTTGTCACCACCTCTAAAATTAGTTGAATTAGGATCACTTAATTTACTAGCTCCAGCCGCCGAACATAATAAATTATCGGTTCTATACATTCTGGCTTCATATGTTGAGATATAGAACTTATCTACATGTTTATACCCAGGTAATGGAATTTCGGACAACATCATCCTAAATTTAGTGCCATTAAAATACAATTTATACCAATGTTCAGGTATCTCTGTCATAACGGCATAATCCAAATAGCTTCCACCCCATGAAAGCTCATTATCCAAATATTCTTTAACTCCACCATCTCTATCCAAAAGACACCTTCTCATCTTACTCTGCACCGGCAACTCCCTATGCAATTGCATATTACCTACTCTAACACCATCAGGACTAGATGATGCAGTATCCCACTCAACACCATATGCGTACCTTTCTTCTAGATCTGGTATATCTTCCCAAGCTGGAGACCACTCGGTCGAAATGTCACCATATTCAAGTTTAATCTTATGGATGGTGGAAGTTGATGTGCCAGTTTTAGGAGAACTAAATACAATCATATGTGTATTATCAGCTACTGCATCTCCGATATTAGTAATCCATTTAAAAGTCTTACTGGCCTTCCCATTCACAAAGTCAGCCTTGCTGAACTAAGCCATAGAACCTACTGCACCAGTAGAGTTATATATAGTTAACATTTCCTTATCAACACCCAATTCTCCAAAAATAGTCAATGTTACTTGTGCTCCTTTAGATATCGGTTCAGTTAGCCAATAATTAGCCATCTCATACTTGGAATTACTTACCTCTGTACTAGATCCAAGCAATAAATTCTTCCCATATATTGGCAGCTTACGATATTTACCATCATCCATTAAAGATTTAGTTCCATCACCTGTAGTATGTATTGTTAACTGTCTAATATCATTCTCAGAAGAATCATTTGATAGGTTTGTATATACATCAATTCCATCATTTACTGGTATTAAATAATTCATACCAGAAGTTATAGCAACAGTTAAATTTTGATATATAGAGATTTGTATAGAAGAATTATGTAATATTCCCGCATCCTGTTTTATATAAAGCCAAATAGAATTATCATCATTAACATTATACCCACCAAAAATACTTGATATGTATACTCCATTATCTCTGACTGGAAATATATTAACAGCATTGCTTGGAAGTTTCTCTAATAATTTATTATAATTTTCCTGAGATATAGATAGGTTACCACTTGATGATATCTCCATAACAATGTCAAACACTGTGTAATCTGGTTCGACTACCACATCCTTCCACGTGCCATCTCCACAAAGAAACCTACCCTCATCTCCCTTCGCCGGAGCTGGTACCAATCCATCCTCCCCAGCCTGAGACGCCGTAGCGCCAACCATATCCTTGACCTTATCAAGTCTACTGTCTATTTGATTACCATCGTACTTACCAATAAAATCTTCCATATCGTTTTAATATACAAGGAAGAGGCGGCAAATACCTCCCCCCCATATATTAATAAATTAATAAACTTTCTCATCATTGCTGAACCAACGAACTATCATCTTGAACCGGCTCTCAATATCATTCACGAACCTAGCCAAAAACCAATCGCCACGAAGACGATCACGCCACCTCCGATGATAATCGACAGCCCTAGGGTCGATCTTACGGTCAATGTCATTCACATCCTTAACCCATATCGGAAGATTGTTCGTATCGTCTTTGACCTCGTTAAAATAGTCATTTATATTTATCTTCTGATCAACCTCCGTCACCAGTATCTCACGGCTATCGTCATTGGTTACAGGATACCTTAACCGCTGGCTCATATCGTTCTTGTCGGCGATAACCATCCGAAGCTCACCGCTGTTGTTGGTATCATTATAAAACCATGCCTTATTAAATCCAGTAGTCCTAAGAATTTGGTAATTAACCTCATCCTGATATCTTCTGGCATCCATCCGATATTGGTAGTTGGTGAGGATCTTATTCACGTACTGCTCACGTACCGGAACCTCTATAACAAACGGATATAGCTTACCATAAAATACTTGATACGATTGGTTGGTCAAACCATGAGACCATAAACCTATCTCCTGACTTTCACTTGAGTAGTTCTTTCCGGACTGGAAATAATGCTGGTGCTCGATATAATAATCAGGGGTGTAGGATAAATATGATTTCCACTCACCCTTCAGGCAGTTATATCCAACGGTGAACGAGACGTCCGTGAAATGGCTGGTGTCCTGCAACTCCACCGCCTGTCCGTTCCTGTAGAACCGGCCGCCACGGAATTGGTACTCGCTCGGATTCCCTACCGGTATATAATCTTTCTTGGTTATCAGAACCCTCTTAAACCTATTATCCCAACCCATGGACAACCCTATACCAAAAAACTTGTTATCAATATCATAATAAGACAACTCAGCGTCCGTATCAGCGTTATATATCCGGCTACGGATGATCTTCATCTGAAGATGCTCCTTAAACCAGTTTCTAAGCCCCGGTGTGACCTCCGTAAGATTCCTACCATTAGAATCTACCTTAAACACCTGACCACGCCTTAAATCGACCCAAAAATGCCCAAACTCGCAACTGATCATATCCCGACTCTGGGTCCCGGAATATCCTAACGTCGTATTATTATACTCAATGCCACGAGAGGCGAAAAGCCCACCTGTCCCTAGCTCGCTATTCTCCGGGGATATTCTTTCTGCCAGCACGTCTATAGCGTTATATAGTCCTACCTGATTCTCGAAGCGAGCTAGTATTTGATCCGACTCTATTCCCTTCATGCTTATAAGCTTCCCGAACGAGGTCTTGAACTCATGGTAATCCATAGGCTTGTACGACAGCCAAGGATCGGTCATGCCGTTCTCCGACACGTCGGCGGTGCTCCATATGACGCCGTTGGGTCTTTGGTAAGCGCAGTCCCAAAAATTGCTATCATACGTCTCTGGTAATGACCTGCCACCTAACGTAAATCGATTCTTATACACAGGACTTATCTTAAACACATTATCCCTTGATATAGGGACATTACGCTCCTGAGTCCATGATATATAATCCCCCACCTCCGGATAGAACCCCTCGTAAGGCTCAGGTCCGGCTATACGGAAATTGCAATTGATCTCAGACTCCACAAGAAACTGAGGTATGCCATAGAAGTATAGGAAGAAACGACCGCTAAGATACATATCTCCGGTCTTGCAAACCATCTCATAAGCGCTCTTCCGGCTAGGGAAAGAGTATAGCGATCCGGTATCCGTATCGGTCTTATTAAGATAATCCTCCCCGGTATCGTAATTAACGAAATAACGGGGATACCCGATGTTCCGATAATCATAATAAGGGAATGGTATCATGTCCCCCTGACCGAACTGAGTCAAATAAAACATAGGCATCTTCCTCTTAAGCGAGAATCTTGATATAAATACATCACCTCCAAAAACAGGTTTACGCTTATCCTTATCCATCAACCCGCAACCACCTAACGATACCCACCTGATATCCTCTATCTGCCCGTATTGAGCCGGAGAATATTTCTTTATCCTCATATAGGGGCAGGATACGAAAGATTCACGTGTCATAAAATGAGGCGTCATACCAGCCACCTCATCGTTACGAATATTACACTCATCCTGAATACGGCTGGTATCGTAACTTGAAACCAACTCCGGATATTCAAGCATATACTTATCCATACCAAATGACATGAACAATGAATGCTCACGATCGAGGTTGTTTATGATAATAGGCTTACCGCCTACGGTCTCCCCTTGCGAAGAGATATCTGTTACCGGATATAACCCGCTCTTGATATATTTGGCCGTTGACAATCCACGTAGCTCCGACGCCCCTATTTTTTGGTAAAATAAATTATAATGAGCGACAGAAGTATAATAATAAGCATAGTTCCGTCTAGGTCCCCTATCTATCAATGCTGTTAACCACTGATGCCTGTACTTGCCTATATCCACCACGGACTGGGCTGTGGCCTTGGCGATACCCGTAGCCAGACGGATAGCCGTCAGCGCTATGCCGACAGGGTTGGCTAAAAAGAACACGCCTCCACCGACATATTGCTGTGAAGCCGACTGATATGTATACTCAGCTATAGCGGATATTAAATTAGCCATAGCCTCCACCGTAGCCAATGATGTTGCCATACTGTAAGCCTTACTCCCTAATATCGTCCATTTAGGGTGATCCTCCACTTCCCTGAATATACCGGAGGATTTACCTAATTGATAACCATCAACAAGGCACTCGGTGGGAGCGTCAGGCTTGTTAAAGGCAATATCAGGACTTAAGAACGAATACCAGATATTACCCTTTCTGTTAAACGGATGCGTTATAAATTTCTCACGATTAATATCCTTATAGATATACATATCATCAGACAAATCGTTGTAAGGGTAATTAGGATAAAGGTTAGCCGATCCGTCGGGATCATCGTACTTAAACATATCATAAGCCAGACCGGTTCCGATAACGCTCTTATCCAACGTCCTATCGCCCCTATACAACTCATATCCTATTATAGAATCCCTTCTAGCCTTATCTATAAGACCGTTCTCTACCGCTATATCCAAAAACTCATTAACGATATCGTCATCAAGCATCACCCCCATAGGATAAATATAGGAGTCAACTCCATATTGACCGGTCAGCTGAGACGGATTACCCATGAAAGGAGCGACAGAGTTATCCGGAAACTTGTAATGACGTATAGGTCTCTGACAAAACGTGGTTGACGTATTGGGGTACTCAGCGTTATCCCCATTACCGGTGAAATAAGACTTACCCCCAACGGATTTAGGAGACCCATAGTATTTCGTCAAAGAATCTATTATATCCTTCCTCTTTGATCCTCCCGATGATATCCCGATCTTACTTGAATCATACAACTCAAAATTAGCCGGATACTTATTGGCAGACTCCCAATATCCGAAATCACCATACTGATATGGTCTGGGAGCGCAGTCAGCGGGTTTATCTCCACATGAGACACATTTCGCCTCATAGGTAACAAATCTCCTTAATTTCAATTCTTTCGTGAAGAAGAACACGTATTTCACCTCCAGTGGCCGAATGCCAAAACAGAACGGGGCGGGGAAGATGGCGGTGCCGGCCGTATAGAATCCGGCAAGCTCCTTCATGTCCTGCCTCATGGCGAAACCGGTGAAGAACACGCATACCGCAGGCTCGATGCAAACATATATCTTATGGAAAGTAGTCTTGTCATCATTCCAGAACAAGTACTTTGGCATCATAAATATCTTATGATCCATGTAATTCACTATAACACCTTTCTTGGCATCATTAGCCAAAGGATTAGGAGCCACGGTACCTTCCTTGTCCGAGAAAAACGTTATACGAACCTTATTGTATGATGATGAGTCGCCGATCGGATAATTATAGTTACCCATCATCTCTATATACATAATACCGTTATCAGGATCGGATAAACCACTTATGTATTTCTCATAATCCAACTCCACCCATCTGGCGTATGAGGATACATGTGGATAGAACTTGAAATAAGTCAAGTTACTTCTACCGAACCAATTGGTCTTGGCGTCAATATCATTCTGCACAGACACACGACCTTCCCAGTCAGTAGTTATACCGGTATTAAACTTAGAATTATCACCATCGCCAAAAAGACACATGGCGTTCTCGATACCAAACTGACTCTCATATTGGGGGAAATAAGCCTCCATCGTATCCATTAACTGATCAAGCATCGTCTCCGTATGCTTCTTTCCTTCCCATCCGGGATATTGATACAAATATGTGCACTTACCCAATGACCTACCCCCTTGGAATGTAGGAAGTTGAACATCGTTAATAGTAGGATTCACGTGAGGATCACCTACCGAACACCCATTAGTACATATACCCTCATCATATAACTGCCGGACATTAGACATATCCTGACACAAGACCAAGGCGGAGGAGTCTATATCAGACGGGAATTTATCCTCATCCTGACCATCCAACCATTCCTGAACCAGATCTATGATATTCTTACCTCCACTGGAGTAATTATCGAAATCACACAATACAGAGAATTTCCTTTGTGACTCGGCGTTACTTTGTATTAAGGTGGTAGGCTCGGTCTCCGTATAATCACTAGCCAGCTTATATGTAAAATCAATCCTAGAATCCACCAAAGAGTTTTTATCCAATATAGTCCTGGTCTCTATCCTCTCGATATCATCACATCCACTAGGGAAATCGGGAGCCTTTATACCGTCTTGATCCTCTGGCAATGATATAGCAGCGCATAACTCGTCAGTAATACCTACATTAGATTCTATGATATCACACAGGTTCTCTATATTATCAGCGATATAATCAATAGCATCATCTACCGTAACATCTTCCCCCATCGTATTGATAACGAATTGGGTCTCTCCTACCGTGGCATATTCCTGCTCTACATATCTGAGTTGCTTGACATCTAGCTGATTCTTGCATTCTCCTCCAAAATCATCAAATCCCCAAGACGGGTCGTTTATGATCTTTGCCGTATTCTTAAACTGCCAAAGATGACGGCGGCTGTTCCCGGCGCACTGCGGGTTGTTCTCCAGCACCGACGCAGCCGACAGGTCGTCAGAGTTACCGTCCTCATCAACGATAACCTCCATCTCCTCCCTTGTGGCCGGACGAGGGATAAGCGGGAATCTAGCCGTCCTGTATCCTGTATTGGTAAAGAATCTTATACCCAACGGATATACCTCGTCACGCATGAAAGAGGCGTATTTAGAGCAAGCCACACCGTCTTTATACAAATTCTCCGTGGCTATAGATGTCTGCCATTTAACGAAATGACCCAAGAAGTTAACGACCGGTTGAAGATTCCATTCGTTCTCCACGGTCAAGCCGTATTGAAGAAGACGATTCCCGACAGACGTCATGCCTCTGGCTGTCTTATATACCGGTATTTCCTTGGATAACTTCTCCATGGTCGTACGCTCGCTATACTGATCCGTAAGGTAATAGATGGTCCTTTCCGTTATCGGATGTATACCTTCTATGAAATACTCAAGAACCGGGCTTTGCTCACCATTAAACCCAACCGTGTTCTGTATAACGCCTATCTTATAATGAGATACCTGCTTATCTATATTAGACACGGTAAGGCGGATACCCATGTTGGTTGACTTACCCCATAAACCATCGCGGATAACCATATCTTGACGATCGAATAACATGATTGGGTTGGTCAATGAGCAATATCCGGTCTTCTCAATCCCGAACTCATCGCACAACGCCACGCAGAACTGGTAGGTCCCGGCACGCAGGCTTCCCCCGAACTCCACGACCTCAGGCTCCACGCACGGGGCCGTCAGCAACGGGAACACCAGCAGCTTCTCGCAGGCCAGCCTACACCTCTCTATTGGCTTGTCATCCCCACATGTCTTATACCCATGGTAATGATACCAAAAATCACCATCATCATCCGGATTAAGAGCCTTATCGACCATAACATATCGCTGGGGATTATATCCATCGGTCCAGTATATCACCTTCCCGCATTTCTCGTCCTTGATCTCTATATCGAAGATCGGATGATGAATGGAGAAATTAAGACAAGGGTCATCAACCCAGTCCTCTATCAGGACCTCCATCAAATCACATATCTCATCAAAACGACCATCCGACTCCTCAAGCCTCTCGCCAAGGATACGATGGATGTCCTTTCCCGATCCAGCCAATTGATCCTCCACGGTCTTGATATAATCCAATGACCGCATGAACGTGATCTTAGACGTATTATCATCCGGATTGGATAGAAAGAAATAAGTGTTATCACCAGCTATGTCATTCTTATACCCAATAACCTTATAGCCATCAAATCGCTTACATAAAAGGGTACTAGGCTCGTTCTGGATCTTAAGCTGGCTTCCATCGTCACCCTCTATGGTAGCGTTCAAGGCGAAACTATATTCAGACGGGGATAGATCCTGTGGATGCTTATCCCTGTTCATCCCGGAGTCGGGAACCGCTATGTTAGAGTTATTTTGCACGACATTATCTTTTTCGCAAATATAATAAATCCACCAGATAATCACTTATGTGGCGGATTCTAATAAACAGTACGTATTATGCAAAACATTCAAATCGTACAAAAATAAAAAATCCTCCAGACTTTCACAAGTCAGGAGGAGAACTAAATACTTTTAAACGCTCGTGTAAAGTACAAAACACAACAATTACAAATTTTTACCCATGTAGTTCGATTGCTTATCGGCATCCTCTACAGATATGTAAAAGAAACCGTTAGTCACGTATCTCTCATTGACATCCACAAAATCGGTAGATCCTTTGTCCACTCCTTTCTTCGATCCCTCATCACACACAGCTACCAGACTATTAAAGTCATTGGAATAACCTACGATCACACCGTGTATATCCCGATTTCGAGGATCGAATACGTACCTCATCTTACACCTATCGTAAGCTAACTCTAAAGAGCTTTTGCTTAACCTCTCATCTAATCCAGCACCCGCTACCAAGGCCAAAACGCTCTTTGATATGTCACTCATGGTGGTATCCTTGGTCGGAGCCTTAGGCATAGAAACGCCTTCCATGACAAAATCCAACGCCTTATCTACAAGACCATCGAAATCATCATCTCTTATATAATCCTTAAGTACCTCCAGTATATATAACCGGACATGGAGTTCGTTATTTACATCATTCAATGTGACCATAATACTAGTTTTCGGCAAAGCTAGATTATTCCCACGCAATAAAAGATCAAATATGTCATAAGTGAAGGATTAAAAAAAATAAAAAAACTCTCCTATCCTCACGAACAAGAGAGCCGATGTGTTTATATTATGAAGAAAAATCTATTCACCTATTCTTACAATACAGTCACGAGATTCCTTGTTATAGATCATCGTGCCTACCTTAGAATACAAGGTCTTTATATTTTGCCAATTATCCTCACCATGAGCGGATACGTTAGTGGGAGCGTCACCGGTATAAACCTCCTCGCCTCCGATATTGACAAAATCATATCCACGTTTCTCCATAGAACCGCCCTTATATGCCGTGAACCTGATAGTGACATCACCTTTCTCACGACCACCATACCAGTTACCGTATATACTGCATCTGATCTCAAGAGGTAATTTATCGTAATTATCGCCATCCAACAACGGTCCCATCTGGATCAAGGCGGCCTCATTACCTGATTCCATGTTATCACCACCGTGGATAAGATAATCACCTACCCGCTCCTGCGTGGTCTGGTACTGTTTACTCCAACCAACAAGCTTGCCGTCAACGTCCGGGAGGCCGGTGTTATCGAAACCGGTAGCCGTGTCAAAGTCAATGCCGTCCTCGTCAGCCCAGATATACCTAAGAACAAGGTAATCGAACTCCGGGATGATCACCACCGGGACGGACTCCTGCCTGCACACGAACGTCTTCTCTTCCTTGGTTCCCTCTTTTATAACCTTGTATGTTACCTGACGTATCTCGCCGGTCTCATTAATATCAGCTGTAACCTTAACCTCAGCAGGGCCAGTACCACTTGTCTTATCTAAATGTATCCAATCATTTTTCTTTGCCATATTATCTTTTTTTCTTTTTAAAAAACGTATATTCGCGTCATAATCGCGGGGTGGAGAAGAGGTATCTCATTAGGCTCATAACCTAAAGATCGAGGGTTCGATTCCCTCCCCCGCAACTAAATAAATTTGATATACTTATCAAAAGCATTAGGCCACATCCGCTCATAAGACAACATCCTTCTCCTATTATCCTCAGCCAACTCCCGATAATCATTTAACGTGATCATCGACATCTTAAGCTCCTTCATAGCCCTAGCGAACTTACCCGGCTCCTGCTGAGCATATAATTTATAAGCGTCACCAGCGCCTTGTATCAAGCCATTCACGGCGGCATTCTCGAAGATCTTCATCTTGATATACGTCTCAACATAATCCTCAAGATAACCTAACGCCGTTTCTGGTATATACGGAAGACCGTCATCGTCCTTAGGCGTAGCACGATATATGATATAAATAAACCCGTCAAACCCGGTATACATAATATTGCCGGATATAGTTATATCATAATTATCCCAATCGTACTTATCCCGATACTTGTCGGCGGCGCAATCACGCCTCAACCCACGACCTATGGATAACCTTACGGGATGATGATAATGGAAACGAACCTCGTGAGACCCGATATATATCCTCTCCGTGATCGTCTTCTCAAACTCCTCCTTACAGCACTCGGTGCAGGAGTTCCAACGGAAACCGCGCTCGGTGCGCTCGACCCAGCCGATCTCGTGTTGGAGGTCAGCCTTAGCCTTGTCGCCGCCAGGAATCTCACAGATAAGAGGCTCACACCTATAGGCGTCAAGCATGTCGAAAAAATCGGAAGGCAATACCGCCTGTTTATTACTGGTCTTGACAACCGCCTCGGACATGACCGCTATAACACCCCCGAACCTTTTCAAGGCGATCTCAGCCCACCTATAAACAGACGAGGTATCTATAGCCCCGCTATCATCGTATTTATGTAAATCGGCCTTGATCTCGGCCAATAACCCTTTTATAGTCATATTTAAGTCTTTTGCACAAAGATATGTATTTGAATCCGTGATACAAAAAAAATCCAGTCTACCCTCACGGGCTAACTGGATCACAAAAACTTCTACAGTTTGTAAACCCATTTAACTCCAAATACCTTACTCTCCGATTCAACTTCCCGGTACAAAAACTTATACCTCCTACCTGATTCCATAGCCAATCTACACTCCTTATTCAACGCCGGAGAAATATAGAGATGGAAATACTTGTTCCGAGGCATAAAATCAATACACGTATGGACATAAGAATATCCACCAGTTCCACGTCTGTTAATAGTACCGGTAAGCTTATTTAGATATATCTTACGATTAGGATTGATCTTATGGCACAGATAACCGATGTTGTTTATATAAACCCCACCCTCATTATCCAGATACTTATCACGTATGACCTTCCATATCAAGGACTGACATTCGAGAATATCATTCTTGTCCACAATCGTATGTTTCCTTCTCTTGCCGTTCTTAGACATAATAGATCTATAAAAACGGAGAAAGTACTGATCAAGTATTTTAAATGACTTTGTTTTCATATCACAAATATAACGATTTCATCCTAATACAAGAAATTTATACACAAAAATACACCGCCTGCACCAAGGAGGAGGCAAATAGGATAGCTGACAACAACCTACAGTCAGACGGTATCTCTTACGCTAATGGCTTGG